AGGAGATTCTCACTAAAATAATTGTTAAAAGAGTTGCTAGTTCAACTCTTTTTTCTTATATTTAGATATATTATTAATTAATACAAATAGTGTTATGTTGAAAAAATTAAACTTATTTAACCCTGAGAAATCAGACGTAAAATATAAAATTAGCAGCTTCCCTGATGGTCAACAAACCATCGATTTAGAGGCAGGATACAACTACGATAAAACCAATATTGTAATTCAATCCAGAATGACATCATTTAGAGATGTAGAATTAATTATCTGTGCAAACCAAGCTCTTAAGAATATAGGAGTTAAAAATGTAGGATTGTTTGTTCCGTATTTTATCGGTGCACGTTCAGATCGTAAATTTCAAGAAGGCGGAAGCAACTACCTTAAGCAGGTAATTTGTCCAATTATCAATAGTCAAAACTTCTTTGCTGTAACAGTTCTAGACCCACACTCAGATGTATTAGAAGCTTGTTTAAATAATTTTGTAAAAATCGATAACATTCTACTGGTAAAATACGCATTAACTAATATCGATAATAAAAACAATGCTAGAGAAAGAATTTGCCTAGTAAGTCCTGATGCAGGTGCATATAAGAAAATCTTTGATGTTGCTAAACATTTTCAAATTGAGAATATAATTACAGCAAACAAAGTAAGAGATGTAAGAACAGGTCAGATTGTAAAAACTGAAGTACCTAATCTACCAGGTTCAATTGGAGACCCTGACTCGGTTAATGACGGTATGCAATATGTAATCATTGACGATATATGTGACGGTGGTAGAACTTTTATAGAATTAGCCAAAGTAATTAAGAAAGAAAGAATAAGTGCTAAAATCTACCTAGTAGTGACACATGGTATTTTCAGTGCAGGACTAAAAGAGTTAAATAAGTACTTTGATGGAATTTTTACTACAAATTCATACTGCAGTAAAGATGACAATGAATTCACAATTAAAAATGACAACGAACTTTACAAATTAGAACAATTAAACGTATTTTAATCAATTTATATGAATCCACTATTTTTAACAGACGGTTATAAAACAGGACATCACCAACAGTATCCAAAAGGAACTACTTTGGTTTATTCTAACTTTACTCCTCGTAGTAACAAATATGCTCCTAAAGGATGCGAGCAAGTAGTAAGTTTCGGTCAACAGATGGTTATGAAACAAATTCATGAAGCATTCCAAAACGAATTCTTTAGTAAACCTAAAGATGAAGTTTGTGGGGAAATGAAACGTGAATTATCAATGTACCTAGGAACTGATTATGATGTTTCTCACTTTGAAGCTTTACATGATTTAGGGTACTTACCTACCAATGCTAAAGCACTTCCAGAAGGAACATTAGTACCTATCAAAGTACCGGTACTAACCATCTACAACACACATCCAGATTTCTACTGGGTTACAAATTATTTAGAGACAATCATCTCTAACCTATTATGGAAACCAATGACTTCTGCAACTATTGCACACCAATATCGTAAAGTATTAACAAGTTGGATGGAAAAAACTGACGCTGAAAGAGATTGGTTTATCGACTGGCAAGGGCATGACTTCTCAATGAGAGGTATGGATTCAGTTGAAGCAGTTATCTCTTCAGGACTTGGACACTTAACATCTTTTATGGGGAGTGATAGTTTACCAACAATTTATGGTGCAAGAAAATTCTACGGAGAAACTGAAGCAGTTTGTGGAAGTGTAAATGCAACTGAGCATTCAGTTATGTGTGCTGGAAGTAAAGACGACGAAGTTGGAACGTTCCGTAGATTGTTAGAAACATATCCAACCGGTATTTTATCAGTTGTATCAGATACTTGGGATTTATGGAAAGTTTGTACCGAACATGTTGTAACTCTTAAAGAAGAGATTCTTGCAAGAGATGGTAAATTAGTTATTCGTCCTGACTCAGGTGATCCAGTTGATATTATTTGTGGAGCTTACCACACTATTAATTCAGGTGATGAACAAAATTTGGATTACAATTACCCAAAGTATGGCGTAGATGAAGGTAGTCCGGAATACAAAGGTGTTATTGAATTACTTTGGGATGTATTCGGCGGAACTATCAACGAACAAGGTTACAAAGTTTTAGATTCTCATATTGGAGCAATCTACGGAGATTCCATTACAATAGAAAGAGCAAATGAAATTTGCAGTAGATTAGAAGCAAAAGGATTTGCAAGTACAAATATCGTATTAGGAGTGGGATCATTCACATACCAATTCAACACCAGAGATACTTTTGGTTTTGCAATGAAAGCAACCTACGTTGAAGTTGATGGAGAAGCGAGAGAAATCTTTAAAGATCCAATCACTGACGATGGAACTAAGAAATCAGCAACCGGACTTTTACATGTAACTAGACACAATGAAAATAATTACATGTTAGTTGATAAAGTTTCATGGGAAGTAGAAGCAAACGGAGAACTTCAGACAATCTACAAAGATGGTCAATTCCAAAACGAAACTACTCTCACAGAGATTCGTAAACGCTTACAGAACAAGTAAGGTATAAAATATTTACATTAAAATAATTGTTAAAAGAGTTGCTAGTTCAACTCTTTTTTCGTATATTTAGGTATAATAATTAAACAAAAAAGGTTATGTATTACAAATTTAATAAAGAGACGTTAGACTTCGAAAAAACAAAACTTACTAACAAAACGTTAACAGGTTTAGGAGCAGCAGTAGGATTACTTTTAATATTTGGATTCACATCTAATCCAGCTAACAAAGTAGAAAATCTATCTCAAGAAGAAAGATTAATCGTAATCAGAGAGTATAGCGGATTCTCAGAAAGTAAATTGATTGAAAAGATCAATCAGTTAAATTTTAGATACCCTCACATCATTTTAGCACAAGCTAAATTAGAATCAGGGCATTTTAAATCAACTATCTTTCTAGAGAACAACAACATGTTTGGTATGAAGGAAGCTAAATTAAGAGCTAATTTAGCAAAAGGTACAAATAGAGGACATGCTTACTACGATACATGGCAAGATTGCATTTTAGATTATGCTCTATACTACTCAACTTATTTATCAGATATTAGAACTGAAGGAGAGTATTTTGAATACTTAAGACAAAATTATGCTGAGGATCCAACATACGTTCAGAGATTGAAAGAGATTATTAAGAAACAAGAATTAAAAAATAAATTCTAATATGACACTAAAAGAAAAGTTTAAAAAGCAATTAGATACTGCAACTCCAACTTTAAACAGACCATTTTACCAAGCTAAAGAATGTGAAAAAATAGCAGATGAATTTGCTATTGAGTTTGCGGAATGGTTTGTTCTTAGATATACAGAAGCGGTTTTTTATAGAGAAAATTACATTGCGGATTTATTAAAAGAATTTAAAAAAGAAAAAGGGTTATGATAGGAGGAGCACAGCCAAAAATACTACTAACTCAAACTGAGGATGGTACATTTAATCTAGATGAAGCATTTAAGTCTATATTTGGGAAAGAATTAGAACCTAAATACAGATTAGTTCGAGGAAGAGATCAACTAACCAAAACATCCAGAGATGTAAAATGGTTAGAGTTTGATGAAGATGGAAGATACAGAGCAGACTTTGAAGACATTGCTGTTGGAAGAAGTTTATTAATGTCTCCATTTGGACCTTCATTCACTTGGCAAACAACCCCAGTAACAGAGATTGTAGAACAAAGAGAAGATTATATTAAGTTTAATACAGAAAATTCTACATACGAATTATTTGTTTTATCAAAATAAATTTCGTATATTTAGATATTAATTTAAAACAAAGGTTATGAAAAACATACATTTAGTACTAGCAGGAGAATCTCGCTTATCATTAAATCGTTCTTATAGAGATTATGCTATTGGTACGGAAGCTGGTGAACCTTATTGGACCTATAGTCAATATAAACATCATATGAGTGTTACAGATGCCTCTGTACGTCCACATAACATGTACATTACTAGTGAAGAAAAATTTGTTAGAGATGAATATGTTACTGATGGGATTGAAGTAATTAAAGCAACTCCAAAGCTGGCAGCCGCTCAGGGTTTAGTTGATAGAAGAGATTGGAAAAAAATCATCTTAACAACAGACCAAGAATTAATCAAAGATGGTATACAAGCTATTCATGATGAGTTCTTAGAATGGTTTGTTAAGAATCCAAGTTGTGATTTTGTTGATGTTGTTTATGGATTCTTTAACCCTATGGGAAGACAAGTTGACCCAAATGATTTAGGACAGAATCATTCTAAATGTGTTTGGAAATACAAAATCATCATTCCAAAAGAAGAACCTAAACAAGAATTACCAACAGTAAATGGTAGTTATGGTTGTACTATTCCAATTAAAGAACATAAACAAGAAACACTTGAAGAAGTTGCTGAAAATTATAAAATAAAGACTATAAAATCAGGAAGAAGCCATAGGGTTGAATATACTAAACAAATAAAATTAGATTTTATTTCAGGTGCTAAATGGCAACAAGAACAAGACAAGAATAAGTATAGTGAGGAAGAAGTAAGAAAAATATCTTTAGATTTCTTTTACCATTGGTGGAATTCAAAAGGAACTAACACTGAACAAGGATTTGATAGATGGTTTGAACAACTTAAAAAATAAATAAAATGTTAAGACATAAAATATACTTAGACGACGTAAGAACACCAACTGATCCAAGTTGGATTGTGGTAAGAAGTTACGAAGAGTTTGTACAAAAAGTACAGGACTTAGGATTAGAAAACATTGATATAATTTCATTAGATCATGATTTAGGACCTTCAGCAATGGCTGAATGGCACTCAAACGTGTATCACAACTACGAATTAAATTATGATAACATTACAGAGAAAACTGGAATGGATTGCACTAAATGGTTGGTCAATCAATGGCTTGATGGATCTCCTGTTGTTGATGTTGTAATACATTCTGCAAATGCAGTTGGTAGTGCAAATATGATGGGGTACGTAAACAACTACAGACACATCCACAGATTACCTCAGAATTGTGTAAGAGTACAAATTGAACATACAGTGTAGTATGAGTGAGTACAAAAGAAAATTTACTGGTAGTTGTGTTCCGGTAGCATCACCTTTAGGGAAAGTTCTAATGAATTCAAAAGAATCAAAACTAGTATCTAAAGCTATTCAAAAATTAATCCGAACAGGAAAACCAGTTCAAGTTTCTTTATCTTTAGAAACACAAAATAGAGTTAAACAACTGAAAAAGTAAAAATATGGAAGATTTTTTTGAAGATTTAAAAAACCAACCAAGACCAAACTTCTTTAGAAGAATATGGCTGTGGTGGAATCATGATGGTAAATACTTACATAAAGAAATTAAATGGGGTATTCAAAATCTTATTTACTGGTTTCCAATTATCTGGAAAGATAGAAATTGGGATGGGCATTACATTTATGAAGTAATGAAACATAAATTAAAAGCTCAAGCCAATTATATTGGCCGTAGAGATTTTCATACACGAGCACAACAAGATGCTCGTAATATGAGAACATGTGTTAAATTAATTCAATTATGTCAAGATGAGCCTTATTCAATGGAGTATATGGATTACCGTAAAGACAGAGTTTGGTTTACTGATTGTGAAGACAGACCAGGATCATCTTTATACAATTCAGAAGAAGTATGGGAAAATTATGATGAGTTCTTTAAAAAGTATCCTTTAGTCTATAAGAGAGTATTAAAAGGTGAAGGCCCATTTACTTTAGATGATAGAGATGAATCTGAAATAAAAAGAATTATTGCAATGAATATTGCACATATAAATCAAGACAGAGCAAGAAAGTTGTTATTTAAAATAATGGAAGAAAATATTGAAGGATGGTGGGATTAATTACTATAGGAATATTTGTGCTAATTGGAATAGTAGCACTATGGGTTAGAGGAATAGATGAAATGCATACAAAGCATCCAGACTATAAAGGAGAGGATTTGTTTGGAGAAGATGAACCAAAAAAAGATAAATGATAAAATATTTACTTTTACTATTTACAATATTTAGTTTTAGTCAGGAACATATCCTAATAGGTGATTCACAAACATACCTACTGGCCAGGCATTCAACTGAAATTAAACAAGTAAAACAGTTATGCCAATCAGGTATAGGTGTTGTTAAATTGAATAGGAAAACACTTAAATACCCTGTATCTCCTGCAGTTAAAAGCGTATGTGTATGCATTGGAGTAAACGATGGATACAAGGACAGAGGCATAAGTATTTTAGTAAATACTATTAAGAGGACTTTTCCAAATGCTCGTCTTTTTGTCATTCAAGGTTCATGGGGCTGGGGTACAGTAAGAAGAATGAATCAGAATACTCTAGACAGGTACTACAAACAATTTCCAGGAACAATAATACATCCGGCAATTGGAAAAGGAGATCCACATAAGAGTAAAAAAGTTTATAAAATTATAATGAAAAATTTGGAAAGCCAAATATAATTTCGTATATTTAGTTATAATTTAAAAGCAAAAGATATGATTTGGATTTTATTACTCTACGTTTTACCGTTTATAGTAAGTAGTGTTATAGGTTATTACGTTGCTAAAAAAGATGGTAGCTCTACCAAAGGAGAGTATGTAGTGGGTGTATTGTTAATGCTAATACCTATACTCAATATCATAGTAATAGGAATGTTTGTCTATGAATTGGCACCAAAATTAAAAATAATTCAAGATATTAAAGAATACTTAAAACAACCGTTATGATCTGGATTTTATTATTTTACGTTTTACCTTTACTAATATCAATAGTAGGTGTTTATTTTTTAGTTAAAAGAGATGGAGGGGCTGTAAAAGAATTTTTAGAACCACTACCTTATTTATTCATTCCCTTACTTAATATTGCTGCTGTAGTAGCTGGCATATATTTTCTTATTGAAAAATTCTTACAAGAAGATGAATCTTGGCAAAACTTTAAAAACAAAAAATTATAAATTATGACATTAAATTCAAATTCAACATCAACAAAATTGTATAAATGGTTCTACGGAACAAATGATTTACCGACTAACTTATGTCCATATTTTTGGAAATTAGTATTAGCATGGTTAGTATTAGTACCTTATTCATTAGTATGTCTTCCAATGATAGTTTTAGAACTAACAGACAAAGGTTACAAATACAGTGATACTAGTACAGGTAAACGTATTGGGATGAGTGTAATAGCATATTTTATATTATTTGTAATATCCTCTATGATATCCTTAATTTGTGCATTTTTTGTATTGCCCGAAAAAGGCAGTTTCTATATGGCTATGGTTTCCATAGGAACTATGACATGGGTAATAGCAATTGTAATAGGTGTTGTTGAAGGGTATAAAGCGTTTAAAGATTGGAACTATAGACGTAAGATAAAGTACGACGAGAATGGTTATAGAATTTGGAATGAACCAAAACAAGAAAAAACTTATTTAGTGGTAGAATTTGCTAAAGCAAAATACAACAAATACTGTCCAAAAATTGATTGGAAATAAAATGAAAACAAGAATAACAGTCCTTTCGGATACACATACAAGACATGGATTGATTCCAATGTCAGATCTACCTGGAGGAGATATTCTAATCCATGCCGGAGACATTATGAACTCAGGATATAATAAAAATGATATCCATGACTTTTTATATTGGTTTGGATCTCTAAAACAGTACGATGCTAAAATTTTCATAGCAGGAAATCATGACCGTATGTTTGAAAATCATCCTGAAGAAGTACAGGAGTGGATAAACAAACACCTTAATGTAGACTATCTTCAAGACGAGCAATTAACATTGTACGGTGATGGTCCAAATGGAGATTATCCTGAAGGTAATATTCGCATTTACGGATCACCTTGGCAACCGGAATTCTATTCTTGGGCATTTAATTTACAAAGAAACAGTCTTGAATTATCAGGTAAGTGGGAAGCAATTCCTGACAATACAGACATCTTAGTTACTCATGGTCCAGCTTTTGGAACTCTAGATACAGTAACAGGAAGACAGTATGACAATTTAGGATGTGAATTATTAGCAGAAAGAATCGAAAGACTAAGACCAAAGATTCATGTATGTGGACATATTCATTCAGGATATGGTTATCAGTTTAAAGATGGTACTCACTTCTTCAATGCAGCAGTGTTGGATGAGCAATACGAATACACTCAAAAGCCAATGACGTTTGATTGGGATCACATCACAAATGAAATAAAATTTTTATAAAATAATTGGAAAAAGGCTTGCATATGTGAGTCTTTTTTCTTATATTTAGATATAATTTAAAAGCAAAGGTTATGGTAAAACAGTTCTTTAAAGATACGCCAAATAGTGTTTGGTTTTGGAATATACTAGTAGTCCTAGTATTTATTCTTATTTGGGCACTGGACGAAGAAGTAGCATTAGGAATTTATACTTTAATAAATGTGCCGGTTACATTTTTTCTTTTTGGGAGAATGTCAGATGCTAAATACGATAAAGAAGCACCTGTTATAGGATATCACTATTGGGTATGGTTAGTTCCAATAACATTAATACTTGCAATAACAGGATTAGTATTAGGAGGTTTAATTCATATAGGATTTACAGCATCAGATAGAATAAAGGAGTTTAATAATTGGTTAAATAAAAAATAAAGGTTATGTTTAGAAGAACTAAAATTAAGATCGCTAAGAAATTCAGAAATGAATTAACACCAGAAGATTTAAGAGGGTATAGAAATATACTTAAATTGCTTTACCATCCTAAAGCAGAAACACCTCTTAAAGATCCAGATGTAGCTAAATACTTTATTCAAGTACCTTGCCTTCACCTTGACCTAATCATTGATACAGAGAAAGCAGAAATTGTTAATACAAAACAGATTTACCCTCTTAACCTTAATACAAAGGTGACAGAGCGTGCTGTACAGAGAATCAAAGAAGAAGTATCAAAACAAAGAGCAGACCTTGAAGATACAATCAGAGGTAAAAAACAAAACATATTAGACAATTTATACGTTAAAGTAAAATGGTAAAAACATTATTGACAGTGACAGTGAATGGAAATGAAATTGCATTTGTAAAAGATCAAGGACATTATTTCATTCATTGGGGAGAGCAAGGAAAGCCTAAAGCAGTAAAGAAAATAACAACTCCAACTGGAAGAAAGCCTTCACAGAACTCAGCACATAAACAATTCCTAGAAGCAGTAGAAGCAACTAGAGTATTAAAATTCAGCAGACTATAATGGCAGCAGAAAGTAACACACCAGTAGATATTGAAATTTGGATTGAGAAAGTAATCAATTCATGTGAGACATTAGTACAGTGTCTTAAAGCTGATAGATTAGCAAGACTCTATATAAAGAGATTACAAGATGAAGGAATGCCTTACTACCAGTATATTCATATTAGAGATAAATTTGAATTGGTTGCAGACATTAAGAGATATAACTTACTAAATGAGAAATAATGGCAGGATTATTTGACATGATGGATATGGCCATCGCAGGAGAATTAGGAGTTGATGTAGAAGTATACATCGACATAATTGAAAAATGTACTGAAGAAGAAGCCAATTTTATTATTCTAACTATAATGGAAGAGGATCAAGACAATATAGAAAAAGCAAAAGAAATGTTTAATAAGTATTTGGATGAATAAATTAATAACATTTTTAATTCTTATTACAACTTTAATTAGTTGTAAAACTGAACAGGAACGAAAACGAGAAGAAGAACTCCAAAAACCAATCACATACACCCCAGTGTATAATATAGGAGATGTACTTTATCTAAAGCCAGATTCACTAAAAGCTGTTGTACAAGATTTTGATACATCAGATGGAACATATCAAATGTACTGGAGAGAAGGAGAAGAGTATCCTCATATATGGGTAAGTGAGTCTATGATCTATGGAATAGTCTCTACAATTGAACCAACAATACAAGAAGAAATAAATGAATAAATTAGATAAACAATACACAGACTTACTTCAGACCATACTAGAACATGGTGTTGATAAGAAAGACAGAACAGGTACAGGAACAAAATCAATCTTCGGCTATACTATCAGACATAACATGAAGGATGGTTTTCCTTTGCTTACAACTAAGAAAATGCCATTCAAAACAATTGTAACTGAATTATTATGGTTTTTACAAGGCAATACTAACATAAAATACTTAGTTGATAACAATTGTCACATCTGGGATGGTGATGCCTTTAAAAACTATGTGAACACGTACAAAGGAAACTTCCCAATGGGTATGGAAGAGTTTATTGAAACTATTAAAACAAATGATGAGTTTGCTAAGAAGTGGGGCGATTTAGGTCCAATTTACGGTAAGCAATGGAGAAAATGGGCCAATGGAGGTGAGGTATTTGATGACGTACATTACTATGACCAAATACGTAGACTTATCGCAGACCTTACCAACAATCCAGACTCAAGACGAATGATGGTTAATGCTTGGAATGTTGGAGAATTAGACCAAATGGTTCTTCCACCTTGTCATTATGGATTTCAAGTTTATACAAGAGAGTTGAGTTTGGAAGAAATAATTGAGTATCAAGTTGATGTAAAAAATTCATTTGAATTAACTGATGAAATTTTAAATAATCAAATAACTGATAGGAATAGAGTTTATGAAATTATAAAAGAAAAGAATATCCCAACCAGAGCAATCTCTCTAATGTGGAATCAACGTTCAGTAGATACATTCTTAGGTTTACCATTCAACATTGCATCTTATGGATTGTTATTAGAAATGTTAGCAGATGAAGTAAATATGGTTCCTGACCAATTGATTGGTAATTTAGGAGATGTTCATTTGTATTCAAATCATATTGAACAAGCAAAAGAACAAATACAAAGAGAAGGATTTGATTTACCAACAGTTCATGTTAGGGATGGAATATACTGCTCATCAATAGAAGATGTATTGTTATTTGATTATCAATCACATCCAACAATTAAAGCACCTTTAAGCAACTAAAAATGAAAGCACCAAAAGCAAAAGTAAGAAAAATAGTTAAGGAGTATAAAAATGCTACCGCAAAAGAAATCTGGGAAGGAGTGAGAGATAATTTTGCTTTTGCCTTTATTGGAGCAACTCTAGTTGTATTCATTGCAACAAGAACAGACATTGCAGTTCTACTAGGATACCTAGCATACTATGCCTTTATGGGCAGATTACTGAACAGACCTAAATACGTTACAGATTTAGGAAAACTAATAGTATTTCCAATACCCTCAGCTCTAGGAGCATTCGCAGGATACAAAATAAGTTACATTTTATTACAGTACATATGAATTTTATAATAGGTTTTAGCTTTGGAGTGTTAGCACAAATACTTACATTCGTACAACTACAAGGACAGTTCAGATGGGAGTGGTTCAAGCAACATCCATGGACAGTTTCGTTAATGGGTGTGCCAATTTCTTTCCTTTACATTATGTCTGTAAAATATATGGTATCACATTTCGGAGGAGAGATGTGGCCATCAAGATTGATGGGCTTCTCGATAGGAGCAATAGTATTCAGCTATATGGCACATTTGTGGTTCCAAGAACCATTCACACTTAAGACACTTGTATGTCTTGGATTAGCTTTTGCAATAATGATGGTTCAATTATTTTGGAAATGAAAAAACTAGAAACATGTCACCACTGTGGTGAAGAAAAAGAAAATTGTTATCACGGATTCATAACAATGTGCATTCCTGTTCCTGAAATGGAAGCAAAGATTGATAAGTGGGGAAGAAAAGATTGGTGGGAGAATTTAGAACGAACAGATCTTACTGAGGAGGAAATGGAAGAACTAGATCAGATTTGTTGCTACGATCAAGCACTAAATACAGTCGGAAGAGGGATACAGTGTGATGATTGTGGAAGAAAAGAAGCAGAGTTGTATGAAAAATACTATCCAGAAAATTTGGAATCATAAAATATATTTCATATATTGTAATTATGAGACAGGTAAACGATCACGTAAAAGAAGCTTTAGGTATAAAGCCTAAACAGAGATTTAAAAAAGACTACACAAAGGCATTTGTATGGATCCTATTAGGAGCTATAACAATTGCTATATGGACAACAATTTACAATTTAATATTTTAACAAATGAAATTTCAATCAACAAAATTATTCGACGGATACTCAGCATGTTTTCGTCAATGGAAAGCAGAAGGTACACACTGTAAATTCTTACATGGATATGCAGTATCATTCAGAGTATGGTTCGAAGGAGAGCTAGACGAAAGAAACTGGGTATGGGACTTCGGAGGAATGAAAAGAGCAAACGGAGATATCGAAGGAATGTCTCCTAAAGCATTTTTTGATTACCTATTAGACCACACAACTATCGTAGCTGAAGATGATCCTTACATGGATACATTTAAACAAATGGACAAAGATGGTGTTATTCAATTAAGAGTACTTCCATCAGTGGGATGTGAAAGATTTGCAGAATTCTTATACGAGAAAATTAATACATTCTTATCACAAGAAACAAACGGAAGAGTAAGAGCTACTAAGGTAGAGGTCTACGAACACGAAAGAAACTCAGCATCTTATGGAGAATAGTTATTGGACAACAACAACAACCTTTCCAGGAGAGGTTAATTACGTATTAGTAAAATGAAGCCAATATTTGTAATACAAATGCCAATAAGTACTCCTTCTGAAGTTTTAGAAAAAGCTTACGAACAAGTACATTCGAATGGTATAACAGAAGACTATCACGTACTCCTTACAATAGGGAGCGATACAACAGCAACTTTTAAATGTTACAACTCTCAATATACTGAGGAAGAGTATGCTAAATTAGAGCAGTTAATAAAAGAAATAAACGAAGACTATGATAAAGCTTAAAGATTTACTGACAGAACAGAAGTTTGACTTCGGATGTGTAATGTTATATTACAACTTTCCTCTGATGAATAAGATTCAGGATATGATAGATCCAAAAGATATCTACACACAGGAAGGTGATAGATCGTTTGGTTTAGAAGATGAACCACATACAACACTTCTATTTGGTTTACATGAAGAAGTAGCAGATGAGGATGTAAAAAATGTTTTAGATCAATTAAGATTCGGAGAATGTAAATTATATAATATATCTAAATTTGATAATCCAGACTACGACGTACTTAAATTCGATGTATCAGGACCAGGACTTCATACAGCAAATGCAAAACTAAAACAATTTCCACATACATCAAACTTTCCTGACTACCATCCGCATGCTACAATTGCATACCTGCAACCAGGAACAGCTGATAGATACATCGAAGCATTAAAAGGACAGGAGTTTACACTGACGCCAACACATGCAGTGTATTCTAAACCAAATGGAGATAAAATAGAATTACCAATAAATTTTGAAAAAGATGAGCAAAGAAATTAAACTATCAGAAGAAGAAGCAGAACAATTATTCGGAGAAATTGATAATCAAGGATTTGGATATTGGGTAGAGAATTACGGATACGACGGAGAAGAAGATCCGGAATTAGTTCAACTATGTAAAGAAGCTAGAGCAGCTATGGAAAAGTTAAGAGAGCATATCGATGCTATTTGGGAACATTACGATATCGGATAGTATGGCAAAGGTAAAAACACTCACAGTTACTTTAACAGATACAGAAGAAGGTATTGTAACAAACTTTAAAGCAAAGAAACTTTCTGATTTTGAAATAATAGGAGTACTATCATACTACCTTGATGCATACAAAGTTAAGATGATGAGATCAAGTGAAGATTTAAAAAACCAAGAAGAAGATGGTAGCGAAGCCTAATTTAACAATGGAAGAGTTTCACAAATACTTACAGGATGTAATAGACTCTAAATTAGATCTAAGACAAAAAGTAGTAGCGGTAGAAAGGTATATAAAACAAATAACAGGAAGATGAAAAGAATAGAAGATTATAATAAAACACTCCCAATTGTAGAGCTTTATACAGCAGTACAATCAGAAGGAAGTAGAGCAGGCTATCCAACAGTAGTAATCAGAACAACAGGCTGTACTCACAGATGTTGGTTTGGTGATGGTGGATGGTGCGATTCTTGGTACACAAGTATTCATCCTGAGAAAGGACATATCAGTTTCCAAGACATTATTGACATGTACGACAAGAATCCTCACATCACAGAGATGATGCTTACAGGAGGATCACCTACAATGCATCCAGCATTAGTAAATGAATTAACACATTTTGCACATGAAAGAAATATTTTCATTACAATTGAGACCGAAGGAAGTCATTTTCTTGAAACGGATTACCCAATTAATCTATTATCAATCTCCCCTAAGTTCAGGAATTCAGTCCCTAAAGTTGGCGTTGCAACACCTCAAGGAGACATTGTGGACGAAAAAATGATCAAACAACACAACAAGTTAAGATTGAACTACGATGCAATGTCTAAATCAATTGCTTACCATTCTGACTACCACCTAAAACCAGTATGGGATGGAGAGGATCAAGAAGCATTAGAAGAGATTATGAACTGCATTAAGATGCTAGACATACCTCAAGAAAAAGTATGGTTCATGCCAGCAGGAGATTCAAGAGAGGCTTTGTTCAAATCATATCCTAAAATGTTTGATTGGGTTAGAGATAATGGTTATAGATTAACTTGGAGACCTCACATCATTGCATTTGAAGATCAAAGAGAGGTCTAATGGTAGGTAAAGCAACAGAATTTGAGACACTGAGAGTTCTTCACACACTGTGGAAAAGTAAAGATATTGATACAGTACAGGTTATAAATATGCTAAACGAGAACTACGACTTAGCACTAACAGTACTAACAAATGGAGAAATCACAGCACAAACACCAGACGGAAAAATTAAATATACAATTAAATAAAAAACAAAGTTATGACATTGAAAGATCTAATCGATTTAGCAGGAGACAGAGAGTTATCGAAATCATATCCAAAAGCAGATGGACTTTACATTTGGGATTACAAGTTACAATTCAATCAAGACCTTAATTTGGAGCTAGTACTAATACCAAGTGACTCAGGTAAGACAGGATTCAAAGATAAAGTATCTGTCGAAGAATTAGTAAACTACGTACTGGAGTCAACAGATCCAGAAGCACCGGCAGGTCAAATTTTTGCAGAGTTAGAAATTGTAGACGTGGAAGGAATCACAATCGCAAGAATCTAATATGAAAAAGTTTTTATTACTACTTTTATTACCATTACTATCTTTCGGACAATTAAGAGATAGTGTATACGTAAAGACAGACATATACGAGGTAATGTATTCAGAGACACTGGAGCAGCCACTATGGGTAAAGTACCAAGTAGCATGCACAGGAGCAGGAGCATCTAGAACAGGAATGGACTTTTACGTAGATAAAACAATCCACACCTCAGACGCAAAGGATTATGTAAGTAATGTATACGACAAAGGTCACTGCGCACCAGCAGCAGACTTTAACTGTACTAGAGAAATGTTACTTAAAACATTCTCGTATTTAAACTGCACTCTTCAACATGAAAGACTAAATAGAGTTCATTGGAGACTATTAGAAGACTATGAAAGACTTTTAGCCTTTTCAGAAGGACCAGTTAATGTAGAAATAAGAATAGTATTTGATAAGACTCCTAAAAGAGTACCTGGAGGTGCAGCTATCCCTACAGCTTTCTATAAAATTATCAAAACTAAAAATAAAACACTTGCTTTCTATTTCCTAAACGAAGCACCAAAGAAAGCAACGTTTGTAGATTATCAAGTAAAACTTAACTAATTATGGCACTAAAAATAGGAAATAAAGTTTATTTAAGTTGGGATGACATTAACATCTTAGTAGAGGATTTATGTCACACAATAGTTTCATCAGGAGTGCAAATCAAATCGATAACAGGTATCCAAAGAGGAGGGCTAATCCCAGCAGTAATGATCTCTCACAAGCTGCACATCCCATATGTAAGCAGAATAAACAAAGACACTCTTGTTGTAGATGACATTTGTGATACAGGAGAGACATTAAAAAATACTATAGGAATGTATACTGCAACGCTTCACTACAAGCCAACAGCAGTATTTACTCCTGACTTCTACTCAAAAGAGGTAGGAACAGAGTGGCTTGTATATCCTTGGGAAAGAAATGACTCAGAAAGTATTCAAGATTATTTAAAAAAGTAAAACACAAAAACAGAATTAATATGAACAACTATTGGCAAGTAACAGTACAGTTACAACATGAAACGGACAAAGGTAAAGTACAACGAGTAAACGAGCAGTACATAGTAGATGCAGTTTCAGCAACAGAAGCAGAAGCAAAAATCTATAAAGAGTTTGAAGGAGAGTCTAACTTTGAGGTAATCAGAGTAGCTCAAACAAAGATTATAAAAATAATTGAATAAAAAGTTGCCTCTTCGGAGGCTTCTTTGTATATTAATAAAAAATAAAGTTATATGTTAAACAACGCAGATCAAGTACTACAATTACTTACAACAAATGACAAAGGAGCAAAGGCTCAAGTGGGTTATGATTTAACTCTTAAAGAAGTTAAAACAATCAATGGAGGATCAGTTTTATGTGATAAAACTATAGTGGACTCGTACAACGAAGTACCTTCCTATGAACTCGAAGGCAAGACACGTTTCAGATTAGAACCAGGAAGCTACAGCTTAACATTTGAGCAAGGAGTAAAACTTCCAAGTAACAAAACAGCTTTCATTAGACACAGATCAAGCATATTAAGATGTGGAGCAATTATCACATCAGGAGTATATGATCCAGGATTTGAAGTAGATGAGATGGGTGGAGTATTAATTGCAACACAACCAATCACTATTGAGAAGGGAGCAAGAGTGGCTCAGATTATTATCTTCGATAATAATGAAGCAGAGTTGTATGATGGTCAGTGGCAAGGAACTAAAGACGTAAAGTAATATGAAAACAAAAACAACGGTTATAGTAAAATTAGCAGTGGATGGTTGTCACAACTTTCCTAAAGCAGCAGACTTATTTCCAGAAGTAGACTTTCTAGCTGACAGACACAGACATATGTTCCACTTCACAGTAGCATGTGAGGTTCACCATGATGATAGGGATAAAGAATTCATCATGCTGAAGAGAGATGTACTTGCATACTTACAAGACAATTACTACGCAGAATCTACAAGAACTTGTGAATTTGGTTCAAGATCATGTGAAATGCTTGGAAGAGAGGTATTAGAGAGATTCGATGCTGAATGGGTTGAAGTTTGGGAAGATATGGAAAACGGAGCTAGAGTAGAGAGGTTATAATGAAAGTACTATTTTTATTTGGAGAGATATGTTCAGGCAAGAGTACACTTGATCTAGGACAGCAGACAATTAAGATCACAGTATCAAATGTGGTAAAGAGATTAATGCAATCAGAAGACAGAGAGGTGCTTCAGAATTCAAAGCACTTAGACAAAGTAATTGCAGATGAAATTATTGAGGAGATCGACAACATGCAGAACTTCTTAGACATACTTCCACAATACGTTGTTGTTGATGGAATAAGACAACACTCAATACTTGCTCAAATAGAGCAGTGGATAGCTACAACAAACCCAAACATTCAAGTAGAGTACCTGTGGCTAGAGGTTGACAGAGATGAACGTAAAAGAAGATTTGAAGCTCGTAAAGATCCTAAAGATACTTTAACATTCGAAGAGGCAGAAAAAAGAGATAATATGTTGGGATTATCAGAATTATTTAGTATATTAAAAGAACAAAAGAAAATATAATTATATGGAATTACTTAAAAAAGCCAATGGCAATTTACCTCGTACGTCTGAGGAGAAACAACAAATGATCGAACAAGCTGCAAAGTATTACGGTGAGTTCTTAACAGCATTAGGATTTGATTGGAAAGCAGATCCACATAGTGATCGTACACCACATCGTGTAGCGAAAGCATGGGTTAATGACTTGATCGCAGGATCAATCAGTCCAGAGCCAGAAGTAACAGCATTTCCAAATGATGAAGGATACACAGGATTAATCTGCCAAACACGTATACCAGTAATGAGTATGTGTGCACATCACAACTTAACCTTCTCAGGAGTAGCTCACGTAGCATACATTGCAGGTAAAGAGAAGACTGACTTGGTTGTTGGTTTAAGTAAGTTGAATCGTATTGTAGATTTCTATTCTCGTAGACCAAACATTCAAGAAAGTTTGACTAAACAGATTCATGATCACATCGACAGACTTTGTATAGGAAATAGAGGAGTAGCAGTTGTAATTGAATCTCAACACAATTGTGTAAAATGTAGAGGAGTTAAACATGACTCAGTTATGAAGACATCACAAATGTCAGGATACTTCCATACAAATGAAATTGGTACAAGAGCTGAGTTCTTTAACTTAATCGATCAAAGCCGTTACTAAGATGGACATCTACGTAATATCACCAGTAAGTAACTTAGAGCCAATGAAGTTGGGAGATCGTATCTTCGCATTGGCTCACTTATGGGTTCAGTTTCCTGAGTACAGAGCGTTTATCTTAGATCAAAAAGAGCAAGGTAAATTCATAACACTCGACAACTCAGCAGCTGAAAGAGCATTAGTAACAGAGGATATCTTAATTGAGATCTGTAGAGAGTTAATGCCTGACGAAGTAATTGCACCAGATGTTTTATTCAACAAAGAGGAAACAATCTACAATGCAAGAATGTTTAGAGATCGTATGGAAGAAGAAGGATTATTGGGAACGATTGATATCTTTTTCTGTCCACAAGGAGAAACCAAAGAAGCATGGCTAAATGCATACAACTGGGCAATAAATCAATCTTGGATTGACGTTATAGGATTTTCTAAGATAGCAGTACCAAATGCATTCCTAGAAGACTTCAAAGACGATCAGGGAATTAAAGAAGCACGTCACATGGCTTACGACTACTTGAAAGAGCAAGGATTTTTGGTTAAACCTATTCACTGTTTAGGGCAAGGAGATCCAACAGAGTTTGCATATTACGACCATCCAATGATGAGAAGTACAGATTCAGTGTATCCAGTATTTGCAGCATCTCTAGGACAGGATTTTGCAGTAGACCATACAACACGTACTCCAACTCCACATAACTTCTTAGAGACGTTCGATATGTCAAATGTCAATATGAATCTTGTAGAAAGTAATGTAAAGTTCTTAACTAACCAAGCACACTAAACAACAGCATGGAAGAAATAGTAAAAGAATTACAATCAGCTGCACAGGACATTGATGGGGTACAAATGGTACCACTACACTTAGCATTAACAGCTGTACAAGAGGTTGCAACGATCAACATACTTGACACGGTAGAAGGTTTACAGAGAAATCTCTTCGATGCACTTGACCAGCAAGATTAAAAAAAATAAAATAAAAGTATGAAAAGAGTTGCATAGCTGTGACTCTTTTTGTATCTTCATAAAAACAAATAAAGGTTATGGCAACAACAGATCACACGGTAAAGTTTGATAAGAAAATTTTACACCACATTAGTCCCTATCTTCCTACCACCTACACTTTCTGTGATGAAATGATTGAAGATGGAATGTACCAAAGAGATCGTTTAGTAGAACTAGCAATGGCTAGAAACTCTAATGGATTATATGAAATGGATAGTCAGGACAATTGGGACTTCACAGACTTCAGTGATGCAAAGAGTACAACAGTAAACTACAGAGTATCCCAAGGACCTAAAGGGAGAATTGTAGTGAGAGGAATAAAGAACAAACATACTCTTAGAGTTATAACTTACGATCCACAAAGAGACACAGTTAGATACTTTGTGTTCTGGGAATGGTACAGGAATGGTAACCAAGTAGTAGAGTTTTCAGCAGACCCTACTTTCAAAAGGAGTAAATTTACAAACGGAGAATGGGGAGTAGAGCTAAACTCCTTTGAAGAATTAGCTCAGTATAAATTTAGTAAAAAATACATTTCATGCAAATAGAAAAAAAGTACTACCACGTTGACAATATAGAGACTGTAAATCTATTAATTGAACATATCAACCAGTCACAGGTCATTGCATACGATACTGAGACAGACAGTCTTAATCCAAGAAAAGGAACAATAGTAGGATGGTCAGTGTCAGGAGACACAGGAATGGGATTTTATCTTCCAACTCAGAAATGGAACGCACAGACTAATCAACTAGAAGAATGCATCATTGGCGGCAAAGGAGCACATGACATTACTAAAAAGTTACTCCCGCTGCTTAAGGGTAAGAAACTAGTAATGCACAATGCTTCTTTCGACTGCCGTTTTACCAAGAACTATTACGGAGTATCTTTATTAGAAGATCTTTGGGTAGATACAGCTCTCCTTGTTCATACAGTGCAAGAAGAAGGAGCTGGCATGGGAGTGTTTGGATTGAAGCCTTTGGCAATCTCAATTCAACAACACATAGGATTGAATGTAGAAGAAGCAGCCAACAAAGAGCAGGTTGAGCTGAAAGAATCCATAAAGAGAAATGGAGGATCAATTACAAAGGATAACTTTGAGATTTACAAAGCAGACATGGACATTCTATCCAAGTATGCATCTGCCGATACCGACTTAACATTGAGAGTATGTTACCACTTCTTACAGAAACTTAAAGAGGAGGAGTTGGAGCAATTCTTCTTTGAAGAAGAAGTAATGCCTCTTTATAAAGAAGTAACTGTTCCTATGGAAGAACTAGGAGTAGATCTTGACATGGACTTACTAAACAAGACCAGAGAGGATATTATAAATGACCTAGAGAAAAACAAACAGATTGTAGTAAAAAGTATCCTAGCAATTCCAGAAGCAAGAGAGTGGGCAGTCGATACAGCATTGTACAACTATCCACCATCAAACAAAGGTAACTGGGCTCAGAACTTAGTAATGTTACATTCACTACCATTACCACGAAGTGAAAAGACAGGTAAGTATTCTCTGACTAAAAAAGATGTAGAAGCATTGGAAGAGAGCAACGTTAAGCAATTTCTATTAACGAATGAACTTTCTCTATTAGACGAAATGGAAGTTGTTAAGATTTCTATGACAATGTGGAAAGAAGAGAATGACGGAGAGTATCTCAACATTCAATCAAAGAAGCACTTAGGAGAAATCGCATTCAAGTATATGGGAATAAAAGCTCTAACACAAACAAGCAAAGGTCAAGATCAATTTGATATGGACATGTTGGAAGAGCTTTCAAAAACATATGAGTGGGCTGAGAATCTTCGTATTTACAATAAACTTGTTAAGATCAAATCAACATACGTTGATAGGTTCATTGATGGGGAGGAAGATGGTAAGTACTACTTCTACTTCAAACAGAATGGAACAGTATCAGGACGATACGGATCAGATGCTCAACAATTACCAAAACCTAAAGAGGATGGAGAGGATGCACCTATCGTAGTACACTACAATAACTTAGTACGAGCATTTCTTACATCAGGTCCTGGAAGAAAGATTATCGATGCCGATTACGAATCACTAGAACCTCACTGCTTCGCATCTGTAACAGGAGACGTTGCACTACAAGAGATCTTTAACAAGGGTTGGGATTTTTATTCTACAGTTGCAATCAAAACAGAAAAGCTAGAACAAGACAAAGTGAGATTCCCTGATGGAGTATCATCAGATAAGAAAGCACCTAATTATTTAAAGAAATTAGATGCACCTGCACGTAACAGAGCAAAGCCTTACTCGTTAGGAATTGCATACGGAATGGAAGCCTACGCATTAGCAAAGACTCTAAACATTACACAGAAAGAAGCTGAAGTACTTGTGGATGGATATCTTAACGGATTCCCACAACTAAAAGAGTGGAGAATAAAATCCAGAGATCAAGTAAAGCAGAATGGATACATTAAGAATAAAGTAGGACGTATTCGTCACTTACCAAAAGTTAAACAAGTATTCTCAAAGTATGGAGATCAGCTGATGGATTGGAGATTCAGAAAAGATTTAGAATCTAGATATGGAAAAGAGGCAGTGACTCAAATGTATAGAGATTATCGAAATGGATTAAACAACTGTCTAAATTACCAACTGCAATCACTAGCTGCAGCGGTTGTGAACAGAGCTGCTGTTCAAATTAATAGAAAGTTAAGAGAGTTAGGAGTAGACGGAAGAGTGCAGGCACAAGTACATGACCAGTTAATCATAAATGTACCTGAGGACAGAGCACAAGAACTAGCTCCGATCATTCAGCACATAATGGAAGTAACAACACAACTGGAAGGAGTAACACTAAAAGCACCACCAGAAATATCATTAAACTGGAGAGATGGACATTAATTGTCCATCTGCCCTATTTATATAAAAGCACAATAATAACAATATGGTACCATCAAATAACACTGCAGTATTTTACTCAGGAAGCACAACAGTATTAGGAACAGACTATAGAGGTCTTATAGCAACACAAACTACAACAGTAGATGCAATTGCGTGGGGAGTAAGTGGTAGTGGAATGACAACACTAAGTCCTAAAATGACAATAGCAGCAGGAACAAACATCCCAGTAAAATTCTCAGCAATTAAAGCAACTGGATCGTTTGTAGCATACCAGTAATAACAATTACAACATAAAGATCGACTCTAGGGCGAGTTAGTTATATTTAAAATTATTTATTAATTGAGTAGCTTAGGCACTCACAAAACGTAAATCAAATGAGTACACAATTCAACGAATGGGATATTCTATTCCACAATTTCTTTCAACCAACCAGCGGATTCTTATCAGCTGTTCAGGCAAAACAACCACACCCTTTAAACATTTTTCATGACGAGACAGGACTATTCTTCGAAGTAGCTTGTACAGGTCTTACAAAGGAAGATGTAAATGTAAACATCGAAGAAGATGTTTTAAAAATTAGTTACGAAAAAGAACCAGAAGAAATTCACCCAGGAACAATTCACAGAGGATTAGCAAAGAGATCTTTCAATCTAGGTTACAAAATTTCATCTAAATTTAATCTACGTAAAGTAGAAGCTAAATTGGAGAATGGATTATTAGAAATCTTTATACCAATATCGGAAGAAGCTAAACCTAAAACAATTAAGATAAAATAATACTCTGCCCTAGAGTTGCATCTTTAATTTTTTCTTACTATATTAAATAATAATCAAAAAAGTAAATTAGTTTTATGAGTAAATCATTAGTGCCTCAAAACGATAGAGTACTTATCAAGCCTATCGAATCAGGAGAAGAAATGTATGGAAACATTATCATTCCAGACATGGGTAAAGAGAAACCAGAAATGGGAGAAGTAGTTGCAGTAGGTCCAGGACGTCAGTCAGAGTTTGGGCAATTTATTACAGTGCGAGCAAATGTAGGAGACATTGTATTGGTTCCTAAGATTGGAACACTGCGAATTGACTTTGAAGGACAAGAGTACTACATCACACCAGACAGAGAAATTTTAGCAACAATTAAAGAATCACAAGAGTAGTTATGAGTAAGCAAATTAGTTTCGGAAAAGAAGCAAGAGAGAAGTTACTATCAGGAGTAAATCAATTAGCTGATGCAGTAGTAAGTACTTTAGGACCATCAGGTAGAAACGTTTTTATCCAACATGCAGGAGCCAATCCAACCTCAACAAAGGATGGTGTAACAGTAGCAAAAGAAGTTGAGTTAGAAGATCCAACTGAGAATACTGGAGCACAAGCTGTAAAGCAAGTAGCAATCGAATCAGCAAGATTAGCAGGAGATGGAACTACAACAGCAACATTACTTGCAAGAGAAATCTACAGACAGGGATTATCTGAATTAGAGAATTCTAATGCAGTAGAAATTAAAAGAGGGATTGACATTGCAACCAAAGCTGTAGTAGAATACTTGAGAGAGGACTACTCTAAGCAAGTAACAGACGAAGAACAAATCAAACAAGTAGCAACAATCTCAGGTAACAATGATACAGAGGTAGGAGCACTTATTGCAACAGCAATGGACAAAGTAGGTAGAGATGGAGTTATCACTATTGAAGAATCTAAAACAGGAGAAACTTACTTAGAGACTGTAGAGGGTATGCAATTCAATAGAGGATATAAATCACCTTACTTCGTTACAGACAACAATACTATGACTTCAGTATTGGACAATCCACTAATCCTTATCACAGACAAAAGAATCCAACATGTAAAAGAAATGCTTCCTTTATTGGAATCAGTATCTCAACAAAACAAAGCAATCCTTATTATTGCAGATGATGTTGACGGAGAGGCTTTATCAACACTTGTTGTAAACAAGATGAGAGGTATCTTAAAAGTAGTAGCAGTTAAAGCTCCTGAATTTGGAGACAAGAAGAAAGCTATGCTTGAAGATATTGCAGCTCTTACTGGAGGTACAGTTGTATCGGAAGAGAAAGGAATGAAGTTGGATAAATTCAATTTAGATTGGTTTGGACAAGCAAGAAAAGTAACAGTAGGAAAAGATACAACAACTATCGTAGATGGTAAAGGATCTGAAGAAGCTATTACTGCAAGAATTGAGGAGTTGAAACAACAAATCGATAACACAGTTTCACCTTACGAGAAAGAAATTTTACAAGACAGATTAGCAAAACTTGTTGGAGGAGTAGCAATGGTACATGTAGGAGGACATACCGAAGTTGAAATGAAAGAGAAAAAAGATAGAGTGGACGATGCTCTACATGCAACCAAAGCAGCCTTAGAAGAAGGAATCTTACCAGGAGGAGGAATTGCTTTACTAAACGCATCACACCACTTAAGAGAGAATCCACTAGTAGCACATCACCCAGATCAAGAAAAAGGATTTGACATTGTGATGAGAGCAATCAGAAAGCCATTCGAACAAATATTATTGAATGCAGGAGAGGCTCAACAAAAGATTGAAGACAGAGAACAAACTCTACTTGCACAAGATAAGTGGCAAGGATTTAATCCTAGAACAGGAGAGTATGTTAATATGTTAACAGAAGGTATCATTGATCCAACTAAAGTAACAAGATTGGCTTTAGAGAATGCAGCATCAGTTGCAGGAACAATGTTGATCACAGAATGTATTATTACTAACGTAAAAGACAAAGATGAACAAGGTGCAGGAATAGATCCTAACATGTTCATGTAATATTAATTTAAAATCAAACGAAATGAACAAACAAGAGTTATTCGAAAAGATTGACGGGTTGTATCAAGAATTTGTAGCACAGCACAACGGTACGACTAAAAAGTCACAAGCCAATGCCCGTAAGGCAATTGGAGAGGTTAAGAAATTAATCACAGAGTATAGAAAAGCTTCGACAGACGAATCAAAGCAGAAGTAAGACTTGGTCGAGAGGAGGAGCGTGGCGTGGCGTCTCCTCCCTCAACGAAGTTGGCACGCGCAAATTTTAACAACCATCCCACCCCCTGCGGAGTGGGCCTAACAACAAATTATCATGACAGGAATTGAAGTTATCATCCTAATTGTCGTTATAGTAGCAGGAGCAGCAGCAATTGGGTACTACATGACAAAAAATCATCCTACGTTAGAGGAGATGACCAAAGACTACTACGACAACGAACAAGCACAAGAAGTAGTAGAACTAGCACAAGAATTGTACAACAAAGACCTACGTCCAGTTGTAGCAAAGAAAGCACCTAAACAACCAAAGCAAGTAGTGTCGGAACCTACTAAAGCAGTAGAGGAAGTTAAAAAAGAAACAAAGTCAGAGTTTCCTATTGACAAGCCAAAGAAAAAAAGAAAGTACTACCCTAAGAAAAAATAACACATGTCAGATTCAGTAGCAAAATACCATGACTTAGTAGAGCAAGGGCGTATAAGTAATGACCGACTTAACACCATTTATGCAAATCAAGCAAGTACACAAGTTATTTGCGAGATAATGCAAGCCGCTACTACAGCAGACTTGGTGCAAGAATTACTCAACAAGGTGCTTGAGATTTCAAAACAAGGACCAAACTTAACTCCAAGCGCCGTATTTCAAATAGCAGCAGATGTTGTTAAGGTAGACGAACTTTGTAATAAAATTAAATAAACATGGAACAACCAAGAATGAATCTATCGATTGATCAAACACTTCCGGTGGAATGTGAGAAGTGCAACCACACGTTCTTCGAAGAAGCAGTACACATTAGAAAGGCATCGGGCCTTTTGACAGGAACAGGACAAACAACATACATGCCAATACCAGTATTTGCGTGCAAGGCCTGCGGCCATGTTAACACTGAGTTCTTGCCTAAGGAGTTGAAAACCCTTAATAAGGAGTAATCTGCTAGACTTTGATTAAAAATTGTAAGAGGCCATTCGGCCTCTTTTTTTGTGCCTATTTATTATAAATCAAATAAGTTATTATAAAAAGATGTTATTGTCAATTAGTTGCACATTAATTAACTTAAAAAAATATTTTATGGGATTTTTCAGCATTTTTAAAAAATCAAATGATTATAACGAAAAAGTTGTAATTGGATTCATGTCGTTCATGGTAATGGTTATTGCAATTGCAGTAGACCTTATCACAGGGTACATGGGTAAAGCATTAGAATTAAACGAGTACATCTTTGATGCATTCATGTACATCACATTAGGTTCATTCCTTCCAGACGTATTAGAGAAGTTTGCAGCAATGAAGAGCGGAAACAAATCAAACAACGAAGAATAAAAATTAGATTATGAGCTTAAAAAGTTTACAAGAAAAGATCGGAGTAGCAGCAGATGGTGCTTTTGGTCCTGGAACAATGAAAAAAGCAATGGAGTTTTACAAACTAACACCAGTTAGAGCGGCTCACTTCTTTGCACAAACGTCACACGAAACAGGAGGATTTAAAGCATTCTCAGAAAACTTAAACTATTCAGCACAAGGACTTCAAGGGATCTTTGGAAAATACTTCCCAGGTAACTTAGAAGAGTCTTACGCTAGAAACCCTGAAAAAATTGCTAATAGAGTTTACGCATCAAGAATGGGTAACGGAGACGAAAAATCAGGAGATGGTTTCAAATTTAGAGGAAGAGGAGCTCTTCAATTAACTGGTAAAGAAAACTACGCAGCATTTGCTAAGTACTTAAACAAACCAGAAATCATGACAAACCCTGACCTAGTAGCAACAACTTATTCTTTTGAATCAGCAATGTTCTTCTTTGACAAAAACAAATTGTGGTCAATTTGTGATCAAGGAATTAATGATGCAGCTATCTTAGCTCTTACGAAAAGAATTAACGGTGGTACTCACGGATTAGAGGATAGAAACCAAAAAACTAAAAAGTACTACGAATACGTTAAATAGTAAACTATAAGATGAAGACTTCACTTTTAATTACATTATCATTGACAACAGCATGCGCATTTATAGGTTCATACTTTATGAATCTAACAGCAGAAAACATCGAACAGTACCTCTCAGTAGCATTTGTAATATTTGCTGACGGGTTCTTTGGCGTATGGGCTGGAATTAAGAGAGAAGGATTTATCACAAACAAAGCTATTAAAGTACTAAAGACGTTTGGATTTTGGATAGTAATGCTATCAGCAATCCTAACAATAGAAAAAGGATTTACTGGAACAAGTTGGTTAAGTGAGACTATCATGGCTCCCTTCCTAGTGTTCCAGTTAATCTCTATTTTAAAAAATGCCTCAATGGTAGGTATAGTAAAAAACGAATTACTTACTCAAATCTTAGATAGATTAGATAAACATAAAGGAGAAAGAGATGTTGCAGAATAAACAAAATATTCTTATATTAATTGTTCTTGTATTAGTAGGTTATAATATCTTCACTACAAACGGACTTAAGACTGATATAAAAAGTTATGAAACTAAAATTGACTCTCTACAGACTAAAGTAGACTCAGCTCAAATAGTTAATAACCATATTGATACTAAAATTGACTCTGTAAAAGAGAACGTAGTAAATATCACAAAAGAAATTCACCACATAGATAATAACATATCTATAATTAAACAACAAACAAATGAAAAAGTTAATAGTGTTGACAGTTTTACTGCTAACGAGCTTGAGCAGTTTTTCGCAAACAGATACGACAAAAGTTCAAATTAAAGTACCTGTAGCAAAGCTTGTTATAAAAGATATCCTTAAAGGGGATGGATGTGCTGAAGAGTTGAAACTTACTCAAGAAAAAGTTATTAAACTGGAAGCAAGAGAAACTCAAAAAGATACCATCATTAAACTTTTAGAGGATAAAGATAAGAACAATCAATTCATCATAGGTACTCAAAAAGATCAATTAGAGTTATCAAAAGAGTTATCTGGTAAATTGCAAAAAGAAATAAAGAGTTACAGGCTGTCCAACTTTGGCTGGAAGGCAGGTACCATGCTAGGAATAGCAACTTCATTAGTATTACTTATAAAATAAGGCTTGTTTTTTCAAGTCTTTTTTCTTATATTATAGTTATATAAAAATGTTATTATGAATGATAGAGAAGCAATCTTTACTATTGACGAGCCAAGTTCAAAGAAAGAACTAGTCAATCATCCTCAACACTACGGAGGAAAGAATAATCCATACGAAGCCATAAAAGTTATTGAAGCCTGGAACTTAGGATTCTGTTTAGGCAATACTATTAAGTATATCGCTAGAGCTGGAAAGAAAGATGCTACAGTACAGGAGCTTGAAAAAGCTTTGTGGTACTTAGAAAGAGAAATCAAAAACTTAAAAGATGGCAAAAAAAGTTCTTAAACAGGTAAGCCTGATAAGAGACTTCTGCAATCCAGTTATAGACTACAACATCAGCAAATCAATATCGTACAGTCAAACCTTGGCATACAATACCTGTCCACATCAATGGGCATTGAAGTATGTTAAAGGATTGCAAGAATACAAACCTTCTATTCACACAGTGTTTGGTACAGCCGTACACGAAGTGATGCAGGAATGGTTAACAGAATTGTATGAAGGAACAGTAAAGAACTCAAATGAAATAGATTCAAATGCACTCCTATTCGACAAGATTCAAACAATCTATGCTCAAGAGAAAGAAAAATACGTAAAACATTTCTCCACATCTCAAGAGCTTTCTGAGTTTCATAATGATGGTATTGAAATTCTAGAGTACGTTCGTAAGAAACGTTCTATTTACTTCGGTACCAAGTATTACAAGCTAGTTGGAGTAGAAATTCCATTAGTTCATAAGATAGCTGAGAATGTTTTCTTCAAAGGATACATTGACATCGTACTATATGATGAGCAGGATGATAAGTACATCATCTTTGACATTAAAACATCAACCTCAGGATGGAGTGCTTATGCAAAGAAAGATGATAAAAAGCTAGCACAGCTACTTCTTTATAAAGAATTCCTGGCAAGACAATTTAGCATCGATGTAGAAAAGGTAGACGTAAAGTACTTCATCGTTAAGAGAAAGGTTCCTGCTGATCCAGAGTATCCAGCAATGGGTAGGAGAGTTCAAGAGTTCGTACCTCCTTCAGGAAAGATTAAAAGAGGACAAGCAACAACAGCACTTTCTAAATTCATTGATGATGCCTTTGATAAGCAAGGACAGTACATTGATAAGGAGTATGAAAAGAAACCTTCAAAGTCAAACTGTATGTTCTGTGAATACAAAGATACAGAGCATTGTACTGCAACTTTTTAATATATAGGTATATTTATATATACATATAATTATATAAACAATGAATACAAAAAAACTAACATCGGTTAAAGTAGAAGAGGATCTTCTACAGGAATTTAAAGAACAATGCGTACGACATAAATTTTCTCTACAAAAACTTGTAGACAGAGCAATTTATTTGTATCTTACAGAAGAGAGCTTCAAGCAAAAGCTGCATACACAAACAAACATTAAATTAAAATAGTTACATGAAAGAAAAATTTCGTTATGTAAAAAAGGAAGATCGTAAGAAGATCTTACTGTTATGCGATGATATTAGGATGCATTCCGGTATCGCTACTATGGCAAGAGAGATTGTCACAGGAACAGCACACCACTTCAATTGGCTCAATGTAGGAGCAGCAATCAATCACCCTGAAGCAGGAAAAGGATTTGATATCTCGCAAGAGGTAAACAAATTTGCAGGTATTGAAGATGCTTGGGTAAGAGTTTTACCTAACAACGGTTATGGAGATGCCATGCAGATCAGAGGACTAATCGCTCAAGAAAAGCCAGATGCAATCTTTATCTTTACAGATCCAAGATATTGGACTTGGTTGTTTGAAATTGAAAGAGAGGTTAGAAATAAGATTCCTCTACTATACCTAAACATTTGGGATGACTATCCTACTCCACTTTACAATAAAGCATACTACGAATCTTGTGACTTGTTAATGTCTATTTCAAAACAGACTAAGAACATTAATGAGATTGTATTAGGAGAAGCTGCAAAGGACAAAGTACTTACATATGTTCCTCATGGAATAAATGAAGAACACTTCTTCCCAATTAGAGAGGGACATGAGAACTTTGCACTACTACAAGATTTCAAAAAAGCAATGTTCAAAGACAAAGAGATCGACTTCGTAGTACTATTCAATTCAAGAAACATTAGAAGAAAGTCTCCAGGAGACGTTGTATTAGCGTACAGATACTTCTGTGATGTTATTGGTCCTGAGAAGGCAAAGAGATGTGCTCTTGTGATGCATACTCAAGCAGTGGATGAGAATGGTACAGATCTATATGCTGTAAGAGAAGCCCTATGTGACCCTGAGTATGTAAATGTATTTTTCTCACAAGAAAGATTGGATACTCCTCAAATGAATCTTCTTTACAACATCTCAGATGTTAACATGTTACTATCATCGAACGAAGGATGGGGATTATCTCTAACAGAAGCTATGATGGCAGGTAGAATGATCATTGCAAATGTAACAGGAGGTATGCAAGATCAGATGAGATTTACATACGATACAGAGGATAAGTGGATCGACTTCACCTCAGACTTCCCATCAAACCACAGAAGGACATACTCAAACCATGGAGAGTGGGCTATTCCAATCTATCCATCAAACATTTCATTAGTAGGATCAGTTCCAACTCCTTACATCTTTGACGACAGATGTAGACCAGAGGATGCAGCGTACGCTTTATCTAAAGCATACTACATGAGTAAAGAAGAGAGAGATGCTAAAGGAATGAAAGCAAGAGAGTGGGTAACGTCTAATGAGTCAGGAATGTCAGCAAGAATGATGTGTGAAAATGTTATTAGTTCAATAGACTTAACATTTGAGAAATTCAAACCTAGAGCAAGATTTGAAGTACACAAAATTACAGACAGACCTAGAAAATATATTACACATAAATTATCATATTAGTTATGAGCAAACCAACAGTAGTAGTAAGCTGTCCAATAGACACTTACTCAGGATACGGAGCAAGATCAAGAGACTTTGTGCAATCAATTATTGATACAGATAAGTATGATGTCCAAATACTTTCACAAAGATGGGGAGGGACTAGATTTGGATACTTAGCAGATCACAATAACGAAGTATTGGCATCTAAAATTACAACACAAATAACTCAACAACCAGACATCTGGATTCAGATTACAGTACCTAATGAGTTTCAAAAAGTAGGTAAGTACAACATTGGAGTAACGGCAGGAATTGAAACTACAATCTGTGATCCTTCTTGGATTCAAGGATGTAACAATATGGACTTGGTGTTAGTATCTTCACAACATGCTAAGAAAGTGTTTGAAGATTCTAAATTCAACATGCAAGATAGTAGAACAGGACAAGTTACAGGTGTAGTTGAATTACAGACAAAAGTAGAGGTTTTATTTGAAGGAGTGGATGTAAATAAGTATGGTCCATTAGCTTGGCCTACAAAATTACAACTGGATGAAATAGATGAGATGTTTTGTTATTTAGTAGTAGGACACTGGCTGCCAGGAGATCTAGGAGAGGATAGAAAGAATATAGGATATACTATTAAATCTTTCTTAGAAACATTTAAAAATAAACCTAAAGGAAAAAGACCAGCACTTATACTAAAAGTGCAAGCAGGATCAGGAACATCTATCATGGACAGAGAAGCTGTGTTGGATAAGATCGATGCAATAAGAAACACTGTAAAAGGAGACTTACCAAACATTTACCTACTTCATGGTGACATGACTGATGCTGAGGTAAACGAATTATACAATCACGGTAAAGTAAAAGCAATGATCTCTCTAACAAAAGGAGAAGGATTTGGAAGACCATTACTAGAGTTCAGTTTAGTAAACAAACCAATCATAGCATCGTTCTGGTCAGGTCATGTTGATTTCTTGGATAATGAATTTGTAAAGTACATAGGAGGAAATCTAACAAATGTACACCCTTCAGCTGCAATAAAGAATATGTTACTAACAGAAAGTCAATGGTTCTCTGCAGATCCAATTCAAGTAGGTCAAGCATTGAAAGATGTTTATGCAAACTACAACAAGTACAAGGACTTAGCCAAGAGACAAGGTCACCGAAGCAGAACACAGTTCTCTTACGAAAAGATGGTAGAAACGCTAGATTCACTTATGTCACAGTACATTCCTGAGTTTCCTAAGCAAGTACAGTTGAAGCTGCCACAACTAAAGAAAGTAGAATTACCAAAATTAAAAAAGATTGAATAATGGAAAAAGATCAATTAAAAGATTGTCCTTGTGGAGGTAGCAATGCATGCTACGAACAAAAACTAAATGAAGACATCACAACATGGCTTTGCTTTGGATGTGGAAAAAGTTCTTCAACAACAATGAAAGAAGGAAGCAGTCCAGTACTACAAGCAATTGAATCTGCTCCAGAACTATACAAAGACATTACGTATACTGACAGTGAAGGTCACGTATGGTTCCCATCAACAATAACTCTTCCAGGTAAAGGAATGGTATTTGTTGACGGTACAAATGCAGACAATTGGAAGTGGGCAGCAGTAAAAGCTGTAGAAATTTCCGAAGAAGAGAAGGGTACATTCCCTGAAGGACAAACACATAAGATGGACATGAGAAGTGCACAAATGTTTGAACAAAGAGACTTCATGGATGCTTTAGAAGTGATAGGATTTTTTGAACTAGAAGTTGCAGACGAGCAGTAAAAGTCCTATATTACTAGTATGAAAATAAGTTATGCAATAACAGTTTGTAACGAATTGGAGGAAGTGAAAAGACTAGTCAACTTCCTCCTTTCTAACAAACGTACAGAAGATGAGATAGTAATCCTATACGACACTAACGGTAGTGTAGAAGTCTACGATTACGTAGCTACCGTAGATGAAATAGTAAATGTATTTGTATTAAAGGATAAATTCCAAGGACACTTTGCCGACTGGAAGAATAAATTCTTTAAAATATGCTCAGGAGATTATATCTTTCAAATAGATGCTGATGAGATTCCTCATATCAATTTAATTGAAAACTTACCTGCAATGTTAGAGACTAACGATGTTGATATGATTAGAGTCCCTAGAGTAAATACTGTAGAGGGTTTAACTCAAGAACATATTCAGAAGTGGGGATGGAATGTAAATGAAAAAGGATGGGTGAATTGGGCTGATTGGCAAATGAGAATATACAAGAATGTTCCTCACATCAAATGGGTTAACAAAGTACATGAAGTACTAGAAGGATTCAAGATCCATGGCATGCTTCCAGTAGAAGAGGAATGGGCCTTATACCATCCAAAGACAATCGACAGACAAGAAAGACAGAATAACTTCTATGATACACTCTAGTCCGCTAACACATTGTATATCCACATACAATAATCTGCCTTACCTTAAATTGGCAGTACAGTCGGTAAGAAGTAATTCCTATTACAAGGATGCTCCTTTTATTATACATGCTGAGAATTGTACGGATGGTACAAATGAATGGTTGGTGGAAAATGCTGAGAGGTACAACCTTACACACTATATTGATGTGCATAGCAATTCACCAAAAGGTATAGGAGGTGGAATGAACTTCTGTGCTGAAAAAGTACAAACACAATACATTAACTTTCTACACTCAGACTTCTATGTTACTGAGGATTGGGATTTGGATTTATTAAGAATTCATCAAAAATATCCCAATGATAAGTTGTGGGTCAACTCTTTTAGAATTGAACCAAATATGTTTAACTCACCACAAAGACATGGAACACTATTGGTAGATCCTGAGTCCTTTGGAGCGTATTACGATACATTCCATCCAAAAAGCTTTGAACAATTTGTACAAGAATTTAAAGAGCTTAACGAATACTTTGAAATTCCAAAAGGAGAAGGAGTATCGGGATTAGTCAAGAAAGAAGTATGGGATGAAGTGGGAGGTAACGATCCTAGATTTGCACCAACTTCTTGGGATGATATGGATTTGTTTCTTAGAATGTTACAACACGGAGTGAGATTTGTACTACCTTTTAGTTCTATTGTTTGGCATTTCGGAGCAAGAGGCTCACATAGGTTGGAAGAAAACAATGGACAGTCATCACAAAGACAGAGACAAGCAGAGCAAAAAAATATGAACAAGTGGTTGGAGAAGTGGGGAAAAATGCCTATCTTTGATCAATACGGAATGATAAAACAATTTTAGAATATGGAATACACACACGATCTAATACTATTTTGCAAGTCATATTACAAAGATGTACATCGAGTAAAAGTACTTCTAGAAAGCATCACTCAGTATAATAAGGATGGTATACCGTTCTACCTCTGTATACCTAAAAAAGATTTGAGTATCTTCCAAGAGGTGCTAGGCGAAGGTACCTACCAGATAGTGTTTGATGAAGATCTTACAACAGATACAAACACACAGTCTCACTTCACCCAGCAGCTATTCAAGATGGAGTTTTACAAGACAGGAATAGCCAGCAACTACTTCACAATGGATTCAGACATGTACTTCATTAGAGACTTTCATGCAACAGACTTCATTACCAAAGAAGGAGTTCCGTACTTTACAATACACGAATGCAAAGACTTACTAGAGTACTCAGAGGTTATAACTGGAGATGGTAGATTGAGAGAATGGTTTGCAGGAGAGAGGGATAAGATCATGCAAGTATTTGGAAGAGAAGGAAGACACTACGACTATTCAGGCTCTGCAATATTATACATCTCCTCAGTATTTCAAGAGCTGTATGACAATTACTGTGTACCAAACGAACTAACGTTCTTAGACTTGCTAAACTTTAGTGCTTCGGAGAACAATTGGTACGGAGAGTATATGCTGTTTTCGGGAAAGCAGTACTACCCTTGCGGACCTCTATTTAAAACATTTCACTATCCTTGGCAGTATTCCCATGCTAAAGATTTAGGAATAACAGAACAAATATTATCACAAAATTACTTAGGAATTACAATGCAGTCCAATTGGAATGCTCCACTAAGATTTTAACTTATGAAGGCAAATTACATTCATCCAACAGCTCTTGTAGAGAGCACAGTAGAATTAGGAGAAGGCAACTATATAGGACCTTTTTGTTACATAACAGGAGATACTAAGATAGGAAACAATAATAGATTTGAAGCATACTGCTCCATAGGAACTCCAGCAGAACACCGAGACTACTTCTTATCAGAAGTAGGCAAGACAGTGATACAAAATAACAACACCTTTAGAGAGTTCGTGACAGTAAATGCAGGAACAGAACATACCACCGTACTTGGTAGTGACATTACAATGTTAAGAGCAAGTCACGTAGGACATGACAGTGTTGTAGAGGATAGAGTTACATTATCGTGCAACGTATTAATAGGAGGACACTCTTATATAATGAAGGGAGTAAACTTCGGACTAGGAAGCATATGCCATCAGTTTAGTAAGATAGGAGCTTACAGTATGGTAGGTATGGGAAGTGTGGTAACAAAGACTTCTAATATTGAACCAGGAGGAGTGTATGTAGGCTCTCCTGCAAAGTACCTTAAGCAAAATGCAGTGGGGCTTTCTCGTAATGGTATAGACGATACGATACTCGAGACACTGTTAGACAAGTATCGCACACTATGCGGTATATAAACTAAATCAATTTTAAACAAACCAATAATATGTTAGATAGCAAAATCGTAGAAGCGTACTCAAAAGTACACGTACCAGTACATGCAAGCAGAGATGAGAGTATCTCTTTTGAAGGTTCTCAAAGAGGTATCGAATTCTTTACAGCATGGGATTCAATTAGTGAATATTATAAAAAAAATAAAGTAAAAGAACTTACCTTCCTAGAAGTAGGAGCTTGGAAAGGATTGTGGGGATTAGCATTTGCTGAGTTTTGTAAACTACATAACATAAAAGGTAAGTACGTAACAATTACTCTGATCAATCATGACCACGAAGCTAATAAGTTCTTACCTAACGTAATCACGTACATAAAAGATCAAGGATTTGAAGCAGAGCTGATCGACATAAACACACTAAGCCCAGAGGCACTACCAGCAGTACTTGAGCATGGATCCATGTATGACATAGTGTTCATAGATGCAGGACATAAGTATCATGAAATTAAAAATGACATTGATAAGTTTGCTCCTTTGGCTAAAGACTTACTACTTTTTCACGACATCAGACCTATTGAAGATTCTGGTAACTGTGGAGTGTATAGAGCAATAACAGATTCAGGAATACAACTAGATGAGGAGATTGCTTTTACTAATGAAATGGGAATAGGAATTAAATACATAAAATGAAAGTAGTATCACTAGTTCCAAGTTACAATCCTAATAATGAATACGTACCACAGGTTGTTGAAGAGCTTAACAAGTTCTCCTCAGTGGTACTATTCACAACAGAGGAACACACACTACCAGTAAGCCAAACCATACACTTTCCTAAATCAGTAGAAAGGGAGTTAGTGTATAAACCTAAACAGTGGGTAGTGGATAATCTTTCACAAGATTGGGACTATATTTTATACAATGAGGATGATATTCTAATCACACAAGAAGTTTTCAACAATGTAGTAGACCTGTACCAATCATTACCTGACACATTCATACCAGGATTTGTTAGATACGAATATGATAAAAGAGATGACACTAAGAGGTACTTTGATATGAATCCCGTACATGCTGTACATAGAGGAGGTTATGGAACAGTTAAGCAGAAGTGGGAAGAGCATCAAGTATGGGAGCCATGGAACCTACACAGTGGAAACTGGCTATTCAGCAAGCAAGACATTGAAAATATGATCAAAGCAAATGTATGGGAGACCACCTTCAGACAGTATGGATTCCAATATGGCAACTGTGATCAATTAGAAAGTGTAGCATCAGTCCCATATATGTTTTACACCAAAGTATATCCCTACGACTTAGAGAAAGCGGAATGTAGACACTTACCTGAGAAGTATATTAACTTTGCAGTTAATCCAACAAACATAGATATAAAACAACTACTATGAGTTACAAAACAATAAACAAATGTCCTATTACAGGAAAGGCTGACGGGGAGATATACTTTGACCTAGGAATGATGCCGTTGGTAAATAACTTAAATGATACTAAAGAACAGTCTTTAGCTTGTGACAAGTATCCGTTAGCTGTCCAATTGTTCAAAGAAAGTGGACTGTCTGCATTGACTGTGGAAATAGATCCTACTGAACTGTACTCACATTATGTATACAAATCAGGAGTGTCACAACCATACATCGATCATTGTGCACAAATGTTTTGGTTTGTAGATATGTACTTGTACCTGCAGGAAGGAGATAAGGTATTGGATATAGGAGGAAATGATGGTACATTGCTAAAGACTTTTTTAGATAAGAAACCTTACCTAGACGTACTTAATATTGATGCATCCGAAAACCTTACAAAGGAGGCTATTGAATCTGGAATACCTTCAATAAATGCTTTCTGGGGGAGTGCTTTGGCAAAGAAGTTGAATCAGAAATTTAAACTTATTACAACAACCAACTGCTTCCAACACACAGAGCCCTTGGATAGTTTTGTAGAAGGAATTGCTTTAAGTTTAGAAAGTCGAGGCATCTGGTGTTTAGAGTTTCCGTACTGGAAGACTAGCTTGGAGACTGGACAGTTTGATCAGGTATACCATGAGCACATATACTACTACGAGGTGTTACCACTAATTAAACTACTGGACAAGTATAACCTGCATATTATAAAAGCGGTGAACTATCCTATACATGGAGGAACAATGAGACTTCTTATATCATACAAAGGAGAATTAGGAAAGGCTTGGCAGCAGGATGACTACAGTTTGCAAAAAGTATACAACGAAGAGCAATCAACTCAACATGATTACGTTGCATGGGGTCAAGAAGTAAAGAGTCGCATTTTGAAAAGTAAAGAATTTATTGTATCTTTAAAAGAACAAGGAGCAAGTATCGCAGGTTTTGGAGCAGCAGCAAAAGGATGTGTATACTTGAATGCAGCAGGAATAGATCACAATCATGTCGACTACATAGTGGATGACACACAACTAAAGCAGGGTAAATTCGTACCAGGAATAGGAGTGGAGGTTGTAGATAGAACCAAGTTACAATCACACCCAGTAGACTATGTACTAATCTTAGCACACAACTTTACTGATTATATAATTAAATCTTTGAGACAAGACGGATACAAAGGAAAATTCATAACACTACTACCAGAATTAAAAATATATGAGTAAAAGTTTAGTTGCAATATTACACTACAACAGCGTACAGTACACAGATACTTTATACGAAATGTTAAAGCCCTACGAAAGAGATGACTATGATTTAGTGGTCATCGATAATGGATCTGATGAAGGGAAGACATCTAAGTACACTTCCCTGAGGGTTGATGAGAATACATACTACGGAGGAGGATTGGACATTACCATGAACTACTTCCTGGAGAATACTCAGTACGATTCCATGCTACTACTCAACTCAGATTTAATAGTACATGGTTACAACTTTGTAAAAGCACTACGTGAACAACTATTCAAGGAAGAGGACTTAGTATTAGTATCGGGATGTGTGATACAGCCTGAACGTAATCAATGTCATTGGAAGGCAATCCATAACTGGGGAAGTACTAGTCTCCGATATGTGCCATGGGTAGATTACCAATGCGCATTACTTAAGAGAAAGTTTGTTGAGAAAGTAGGAGGATTTGGTTCTAAGTTTGGATGGGTACAGGATATCATGACAGGTATTGTTTGTGAGGACAATGGATGGAAAATAGGAGTATGTGATTGGGTACCTGTAATACATTTTGGAAATGGAACAGTAAAAGATAATTCACAAGACCCTATAATATCAAAGTACAATGTTCTAGCAGAGCAGGAGATGATAGGATACTTCCAGGAAAGAGGATTGTGGGGTAGATATGTAGAACAACGACAAAAAGCAGAACAATATGATTTCAATAGTAATTCCAAGTTATAATAACTTACAACATTTAAAGAATGTGTACGCTTCAATACAGAAGCATGAACCACTTGCAGAGGTTGTACTACTTGACGATGGATCGACAGATGGTACCTGGGAGTGGATACAACAACAGGATTGTATTAAATTTAGAAGTGAGGAAAGAGTAGGACATACAATTCTATATGATAAAGGAATTGAATTAGCTACAAATGATATAGTAGGAATTCTTCATGCAGATATGATACTGGGTCCTAACTATATTAAAAATTTAGTTAAGCATCTAAAGCCACAGACAGTTGTATGTGCAACTAGAATTGAACCACCTCTTCATCCAGAAGGAAAAGAAAAGATCATTAGAGATTTTGGAATGGACTTCGATACTTTAGATGTAGCTTCCTTCGAAGAGTTTGTTAGAGACTTACAAGCAGTTGAAGGAGAAACTACAAGAGGAATGTTTGCACCTTGGATACTCTATAAAGAAGACTTCCAAGCAATAGGAGGACATGACCCACTATTCGCTCCATTCCCATACGAAGACTCAGATATCTTTCAGAGATGGATAATGGCAGGATATGAATTGATACAATCTAGAGATGCCTTTGTGTACCACTTAACATGTAGAGGTCATAGATGGAATGAACAAGTAGGTAAGGATGACGACTACTACAAAGAAGTATCACAGAAAGCAGCCAGAAACTATTTACGTAAATGGGGAAGCTGGATTAAGAACGATGAGTACCAGTACCCTATAATTATTCCAAAGTATAACATAGCATTTGTGATACAAGCCTGTAACCTTGAACTACTCTCTGCACTCGAACCTTGGTGTGATAGAATTTACATTCAAGATGAAATGGGAGTACTGCAAGCAGCATACTACGAAACTGAGCAGAAGAAGACCTCCTACGATTTGTCAAAGCGAGTGCATACGTTAGAGTACAATTATCCTAAAGGAGAGAATGATATTGTTGTAGAGTTTAATGCAAAGCAGTTTACACAGCAGTCATACAGCATCTTACAGCAGTTGCCAGAAATAATAAAGCAGAGTGGAGAGGTAGGGGAATTTGAACTAGACATATTCAAAATAACTATCAACTCACTTGAGGAGTATCAGAATGACTTGGTAGTATGTAAAAATTAACTATTTATAGTAAAAACAGATATGAGTTTAATAAACGAAATAAAACAAATACTTTCAGAAGTAACTAAAGTAAATTTTAAAGGACATAAATTTGTACTTAAGATTGATGTGAATGAAGATCCTAACAAAAAAGGAGTAAAGGTACAATTCCTTCCAACCACATTCACAGGCATGTCAAAACAGCAACAAGATGAAATTGCTATGGAGTTGCAACAAAAACTTAATCAAGGACTGACTCCACTAGGATTGTCTGTTGAGAGAGATAGAGAGTTAAAAGATAAGACAGTATTAGGATTTTTCATTTATATTGAGTATCTTAATAAAATTATAATAAATGCTTTGAATCAAGCATCTAAACAGCAATAGTAGTATTATGGCAAAGTTTTGTTTTTATTTAAAAAGTAACCCTGCACAAGAACCAGTAGGAGTGGTAGAGGCACTAAGCAAGGAGGAAGCAATCAAATTCTTCTCACTGACTAAGATGTTGCCAATGAATGATTTTCTAACAATTTTCGAAGTAAAAAGCTACACATATGGTGCTCAAGAAGGAATTAAGGAAAACGCTAAACAATTACTTAAAGGGTAATGTTAGGATAAAAGAAAGGGATATGGCTAGAGATGTGATTGAAAAGAAACTATTCATTGAAAGCATTATTCTTTTGAGAGAGATAGAGGATCGAAGAGACTTTATGGAGGAGGAGATTGGAATGGATATGTCTATCTATGAAGAAAAGTTCCTACAAATAATAGAAAATTTATTTAAAGTACATTTCAACAAAGAGCAATTTGCTTTAATACAATATTACATCTACCAAGTACCTACACTAGACAATTGGGATGGTAAGATAGATCTTTCAGACGGAAAGGATATGGTCACAGTTGACTTTGAAACTCCAGAGCAAGTTTGGAATGTAATAAGTAGTTTAAAAAATATTAAATAATAGTTGCATACTAATATTTTTATAAGTATGTTTACGTATAATTATTAAACAAAACGGTTATGAATTTACAAATGATTGCTTGTACAAGATGTGGTAACGATATGCCAAAACTCCGATTAGATAACTACGGATACGATTTCTGTGTTAACTGCTCAGATGTTAAACCAAAAGTAGGACGTATCAGAGTAATTGGAGAAGGAGATTACACAGTAACAGAACTTGACATCTTGGATCAGGATACAGCTAGAAAACTTCAGGAGTTAGAGAACACTGCCAGAGGAGTAAGAAACGTTCCATTAGAAATCTTAAACTATGATGAAGATGAATTGGCAGATGATGCTAAGGCACTTGTAGCAGTTGTAGACAAAGCTCTGGATGATGAGTTGGAAGAGGAGATCGTTGAAGATGAGGTGGAAGATCTAGAAGATGTTGAAGATTTAGAATTAGAAGACGACGACGAATAGATGCCGAAAGCTAAATTCATATCGAAAGATGATTGCTTATTGGCAATGCAAAATTCAAAAAGTAATAGAGGAGCTGCACGATTTTTAAGATGCAGCTTCAACCATTACAAGAAGTTTGCTAAGACCTATACCAACGAGCAAGGAGCCACTCTATGGGAAGCCCATATGAATTCTTCAGGAAAAGGTATCCCTAAATTTATTTCAAACAAAGGTAAGCAAGCTCCACTTAAAGATCTTATAGAGGGAAGACTTGCCATCGAGAGTTTTGAACCAGCTAAAATCAAACAGAGATTAATCTTTGAGGGATATTTAAAAGAGCAATGCAACTGCTGTGGATTCAGTGAACACAGATTGGTAGATCAAAAGGTACCTCTAATTCTACACTTCAAAGATAAGAACAAAAAGAACTACGAATTAGATAACATTGAGCTGATGTGCTACAATTGTTCTTTCCTATACTCAGTATCACCAATAACAGATAAGCAAGTCCTTGCAATGGAAGACTATGTCGATAAGCAAGGAGGAGAGCCTGACTGGGAGGTGGATGATAGTATGAAGGAACATTTACAGTCCCTAGGATTGTGGAAGGACGATACTCCAGACCCTACGGATGGATCTATTTACATCTCACAAAATTATATAGGTAATGCAAAAAAAACGTAGTAAGCCAACTCGACAGCAAGCTGTTGCTAATCAACTTGTTAAGCAACACGAGAAGAATGAAAAACTTAGAGAAAAAACAATAAACCCAAATTTTTTTAAATTATTCGAAAAATAGTTGCTAGATTAGTTATTTATTCATATATTTAGGTAAATAAAAAGATAAAGGTTATGGAATATTTAATAAATGCAGACGTAGAAGACTTCATTAAGAGAAGAGCTAAGGAGATAGGGTATGAAAATATTAGAAGGTATGGAAATACTACAAGAGCAATTGACTATTATATTCAGAAGCTCTTTAAAAATAAGGTACTGATCTTTAAAGTACCTACAGTAGAGAGTATGAGAGGGTACTATAATGACGACATTTTTGCATACGATTTTCCTGTAGATAACAGACATGTACAAAAGTATTTGTTTGAGAATATTGTACGTAGACTAAGAATAGAGCATAACCATTTATTTATTCCCATTAAAGGAGCATCTGGTAAAGGTGAAAATCAGATACACATTGACGGGTATACGAGAATTAAACTTCTTCAATAAAAAGTTGCCTAGTAGGGATTTTATTCATATATTTAGGTATAAATAAAAAGATAAAGGTTATGGCAGAAAAGACAGGTAATACCGCAAAGCTCGTATATGATTTTAATACTTCAGGAGTATGTGAGGTTTGTATAAAAGGTAATTGGTACCGTACTACAGCTAGAGAATTCAGATCATTTGATGGAAAGAGAAGAATAACTGAGCCTATTAAACAACCAGGCTTAGGAGATAGTATGTTCAATGTTCCTATGCATACATACGAATATAACGGTCCAGTGTACATTGTACAATCAAATGTAGAAGTAATCAGAATGGATACAGAAACAATCGTTACCAATCCAGAGATGCCAGTCAATCAAAAATCATTAGTAAATAGCAATCGTATATGAGAAAATTACAAATAGAAGACCTACAGGAATTAGAAGCCATCTTCAGAGAGAAGTCAGTTGATATGACAAATAATATCAGAGAAGGTATTCAAGAAGCTTTCGATAATAAGAAAAAGACAGCCATGCTATTTGAAATACACATAGAAGGTTTAGAGAATTCTTTTGAAATATCTCTTCCGATTAAAGAATGGACTACTGCCTTGGACAATTGTTTGAATCATTATCAGGAGTGGGAGATGGCTGATGAAGCAATCGATACATATTTACTAATCAAGAACATAAAAGAGAAGTTGCTATGAAAAAATTAGTATCTGTATTTAAGTGTGAGCATACTGGAATAGTTACAACGTATACTTACCGCACACATAGTATCACTAGTGGTATAGAGACAGCAGAGTTCGAATATCCTAAAGGATACTTGGAGCAGTTTGCAAAAGAGCAAAAGAGAATGGACAACTTGCCAAAGACTAAGAGGTTGTACTTGAACCCTGCAACAGGTAAAGAAGTTTCATATGCAAGAGCAAGAGCTTTGGGATTGCTAAAATAATATTAAAAATATTTTACTAGACTGTTGCCTCGCGTTATATTAATTACTATATTTACAAAGTATTAATAATTAAACAATCAGTTATGTTATCAAAATTCAACACAGGTTTAGATTCTTACCTTTCAAAAGATCAAATCAAAGAGATCGCACCAGTAGTATTTGCTACAGAACCTACCAACAAAGGAGTAAGCGATAAGTACCTACATGTTAACACTGAGACAGTTATCGACGACTTAGCAAAGTTAGGATGGCTTCCAGTAAGTGCAGCACAAAGAAGAACTAAACCAAGAAAGGATGGATCACCTACTATCAGATCTAAACACATAGTATCATTTCAGAATCCTGATCTTATGATTAAAGGTAAGAATGGTGATGATGCTTTCCCAAGAATTATTGTAACAAACTCTCACGATGGATTAAGTTCATTCCAGTTCAGAGTTGGGATCTACAGATTGGTTTGCTCTAATGGATTGGTAGTTGCTGACGAAGAATTCTCAGCATTCAGTATCAAACACAAAGGATATACGTTTGAAGAATTACAAACAGTAGTAGCTTCTGCAGTTGCGGATCTTCCAAATAAGGTTGAGGTTCTAAACAAAATGCAAGTTAGAATGCTTACTCCACAAGAGCAAAGACAGTTAGCAATCGATGCTATGGCTTTGAGAACTACAAATCCTGATGCTGAGTACACTGATGCAAGTATCGAAGAAGTGTTGAAGGCTACAAGAAAAGAAGATGAAGGAGACAGTTTATGGCTAGTATTCAACAGAGTACAGGAGGCTGTCATCAACGGAGGATACTCAGCAGCATTGAGAGGAGCTAAAGTAAGAAAGGTTAAGAAGATCAAATCATTCGAGAAAGATCTAGAAGTTAATCAGAAGCTCTTCAAACTTGCAACAGCATTTGTTAACTAATGAGTAGAGAGCAGTACATACAAATGAGAAAATCAGGCCAGTACGATCTGGCTTGGTTTTATAAATTCTATCTGCAAGAGAAGGGAGATTACATAACATATGACTTTCAGACATTTGCACAGGCATTTAACATGTACTTCCAGTTTAACGGAAAGCAGGTACTTGAGCGTGTAGACAAGAAGATGGAAGTAACAAAGATAGAGGATGAACAAGGAAACTTATTATACATAAATTAAAAATGGAAGGCAAAGTAAAAACACCAAAGGAATTGATGGCAGACTTGGATGGAAATTATATTCAAGTTATAAAAAAGAATGGCAAGACTTATGAAAAGTTATTTAAGGATCCACAAAGAGCTGTAAGAGCAGTAGGAGTTGAGAACATAAAATACCTACGAGAAGTATTGAAGGAGCAGGTAAATGCTAAATACGTAGATGTAGATTCACTAACAGGAACACCAGAAAATGAACTATAGTATGGAAAAGATAGGAGCATTATTGGGAGCATTGGCTCTACTATTTGTAGCATGTGTAGTGTTGGCATGGCCAGTACAGTTATTGTGGAACTATTCTCTTGTAGGAGCAGTGGATGGAATCAATCCAATCACATTCTGGCAAGCATTAGGAATTAGTTTTTTATTCGGAATATTATTTAAAAATTCAAATTCAAGTAAATAATGAAAGCAGTTATTAAATTTCTAGCAGGACTATTCTTAGGATTAGGGTTAGTCCAGTTAACAGACTTAGGTTTATATCTAATGAATAGACCAGACAGTTACCTATTCAACTTAGGAGTATTGATACTTCTAATAGTATTTGTAGCATTTGGATTCCTAGGATTGTATGTAATGAAAGTACTCAAGCCTGAGGAAGAAGTAAAAGAAGAAGTTAAACAAGAAAAAGAACAATAGTTATGGTAGTATTATTAGTAATATTAATTGTAGGTTTAGTAGTTTTAGGAGTACTTGAAAGTATAGCTTTATTTGAATTAGGCTCACCAATCTCAGACAAAGACATCTCAGATTATTTAGATAAGATCGAAAGTAAAAATCTTATAAATGGGGTATCAAAAAGGTGGAATGATAAGTTTGTATTAGATATAATAGGGTGGCCCAATCCTTCAATCTACGAAACACAGTACTCTATTCTATTTCCATATCACATCCCAGAAGTAGGAGTAATTCCAATATGGAGTAAATCTTATAGCAGAGTTAAGAAGTTATTTAAAGATGATATTGAAAATTCTACCTTTAAGACAAATAAAAGAAAAAAATTAGGGCTGGATTAGTTGCCTCCTAAGAATATATTTCGTATATTTAGGTATAATAATAAACAATTAATTATAAATCAAATTTAAACAAAGAAGTTATGAACAGAATTTTAGTAGCAGTAGGATTAATCCTAGTAGTTTTTGCAGTAACCATGTCATGTGAGAACATTGACTCAGGTAACATTGGTATCAAAGTAAACAAGTTTGGTACAGGAAGAGGGGTAAGTGGAGTAACAGAATGTACAGGTACAGTCTTTTATAATCCAATCACAACAAACATCTATGAATTTCCAATCAATATTCGTCATAAAGAATATACAGAAGAAGGATCATTCGTAGTGAATAGTAAAGATGGATCAGAGTTCCATGTTAGTCCAATTGTAAACTATAGAATTAATCCAGATAAGGCCACACAGATCTTTGCAAAATACAGAAAAGACTTAGATGGTATTGAGAATGGATTCTTAAAGACAGCTGTAACAGAAGCATTTAGAATTGTTACAAATAGTTATACTGCTGATCAATTAATCTCAAGTAGAGAGGCATTTGATAATAAAGTAAAATTAACATTAAGAAAGCAATTAGAGCCAGAAGGGTTTGTATTGGATCAATTTACAACTAATTTAGAATATCCAAAATCATTCAAGAATGCTATTAATGCCAAAAACAATGCAGTACAGAAAGCTTTAATGGCTGAGAATAGAGTTAAGCAGGCTGAGGCAGAAGCTAAGATTAAAGTAGCAGAAGCAGAAGGAGATGCTCAATCAACACTTACAAGAGCAAGAGCTGAAGCTGAAGCAAATACTTTAAAACAAAGAACATTAACACCAATGTTATTGCAACAACAATGGATTGAAGCATGGAGAAGAGGTGGATCACAAGTACCACAATACATCACAAGTGGTGGAGGTAATTTTATGATGAATATAAAATAGTAAAATATTTTAAAAATAATTGACAAAAGGCTTGCTTCGGTAGGCCTTTTTTCGTATATTTAGGTATAGAAATTAAAAATAAAGGTTATGGATAAGTTTCAATTAATAGAGAAAGTAAAGGAAGGTAAGTACAACCATCAGCAATTAATGTCATGGATAGGTTGCTTACCAGGATCATCAGCTACTAGAAAGCCTAAATTTCATAAGGTAGGAGATGTTTTCATGCATACAATATTTAATCATCCATACATTCTATTGGAGAAGAGAGATGGCTTTTGGGTATGTGGGTTGATGACAAGTGAGAGTAAATGTCCTGAGATATTAGAGCAATGTCGTTCTAGATTCTTTGAAGGGTATATTACAAAGACATTATTTACAGCAAGTGAAATCTCAGGTAGCTTTATAAACAACTACGACAATACAAGACACTTGAAGAAAGTATTAGTTAAATTAAGAGAAACATTAAAATAAAGGTTATGCAAGAACAGGTAGTAACATTTGAAACAGCTAAATTAGCTAAAGAAAAAGATTTTAGTAAACCTATAACTAAATTATGGGGTAACCATTATTACAACTATAAAGGTGAATTAGATGGAGACTGTTTAGAGCAAATAAAGGAATTTATTTTAAGTAAAAAAGAAAATAGAGAGGTTGATGCTAAGTATGGTAATATAGAAGCGCCAACACAATCACTACTTCAAAAATGGTTAAGAGAGCAGTATAGGTTGCATATTACAATTAATGTTGGTTTACCTCATAATTGTCCAATAATGTACTATTCCAATGTTATAAAGTTTGGAATGCATCATAAGTCTAAATTTAAGAGTAAGTTTTTTAATACTTACGAAGAAGCATTAGAAGTAGGATTACAAGAAGCACTTAAATTAATTTAAAAGAAAGGTTATGCCAAAAATATTTAAAGTAGGAGGATGCGTCAGAGATGGACTCCTAGGAGTAAAAACAAAAGATATCGACTTCACATTTGTATTAGATGATCTAAACAAAACAGTTGAAGAAGGATTCAAAGAGATGGAACAATGGATGATTGATCAAGGATTCACAATATTCCTTTCAGTTCCAGAGATGTTTACAATCAGAGCTAAATTTCCAAGTGATCATAAGTTTGCTAAATTAGATGCTGACTTTGTAATGGCAAGAAAAGAAGTAGGATATGTAGAAGGAACAAGACGTCCGATACTAGAATTAGGAACATTAGAGGATGATTTGGTTCGTAGAGACTTTACAGTCAATGCTATGGCTGAGGATGAGGATGGAAATCTTATCGATTTGTTTGACGGTATGTGGGCTTTGGAGAATAGAATGTTATTAACACCATTAGATCCAGCTCAGACGTTTCTAGATGATCCATTGAGAATGTTAAGAGCACTTAGATTCTCTATTACTAAAGGATTTGTAATAGCACCAAAAGTATGGTCAGCTATATTTTTTCCAACTCTAATTAATAAACTAGAGGAAGTGGTAAGTGGAGAGAGAATAAGAGAAGAAGTTATTAAGATGATGCAAGCTGACACTGTAAAGACTCTAAGACTATTCAATGAAATAGATAAAATAGAGCCTAGATTTATGGAGGTTGTATTCGGAAAAGATATGTGGTTAAAGCCAACATTTGAAAAATAACTAGTAAAAAAGTTGCCTCTTCGGAGGCAATTCCTTATATTTAGGTATAATTAAAAACAATAGAGGTTATGAGAGCATATACAAAGAAACAATATTATACCAAGGATACTTCTGTTTATAGAAATGGTACGCTTATTTCTTCCTTTAGTTCACTATTAGAAGCACAGTCACATGCTGAGGGATTAAGTAAACAATTTGGTGACTTAGAGGCTTATGAACTGTTAAATAGTATTAGAAATGAAATAACCCTATACGAGGATGGTGATTTCTCTGCTAAAGCTATCTTAGAATCAGTTAAGGCAATGTTAGATAGTAGAGAAAAGTAATTAATTAAGATACAAATCAAAATGATAAATAATATAGAATTGATTAAGCCATTGCTTAATTACGAGAACAAAGGAGACTTCTATATGCTGTATGTATTCAAGCGTAAGAAAGATCAACCGGAAGGAGAGAGAGATAATCATCAATCAGTAAGAACAATTAAGACTTACTGTATAGAAAGTATCGATCATTTAGAGAGACGTTATGACGAGATTATCCAGCTATGTGAGATGTTTAAAGCAAGAGCTTATATTCATGTACAGAAACAAAATCACTTTGATGTATCTCTGAGTATGATGTCTGCACTAGCACAACGTATACAGAATGGAAGTAACAATCAAAAAGGTTTATTTGATTCAGTTGTAGGACAAATAAAGACTCAAGAGAAGAGATGGATTGTTGATATTGATACTAAGGACTTTAAGACTTTAGTTGAAGTAGGAGATTTTATTGATAACCTTAGGCCTGTTGGAAATAAGACTATAACTACAATTCCAACTAAAAATGGATATCACTTAATAACAGAAAGGTTTGATATTAAATCATTTAGCGATAGATTTCCAGAGATTGATATACAAAAGAAAAATCCAACACTACTTTATTTCCCAAAAAGTTTGGAGCCTAAGGATTAATTTTGTATATTTAAGTATAATTAAAAAGATAAAGGTTATGACAGAAGAAGAGTTACAAGCATTACTTGACGAAGAGGAGAAGTACATTCAGGAGTGGAGAAGTAGTTTAACACAAGAACAAATAGATTCAATATGATACATGCAATAGTAGGAGCAATAGCAATGGGATGTGTTGTTGCAGGATTTGTAATAGGAATAGTCTTATTGTTGGAGCCTGCAGCAAAGAAACGACGAGGGCGCTAACTCAAGCCGTGACGCGCAAATTTTAACAAGTACACAAACATTACATGGACAATTCAAACTTTAAACCTAACCTAACTCCAAGTCAAATGCTAAAACAAGGCATCTTTGGGGGATCTTACTTCGGAGTACAGAAACTACAAGGTGATATGTATTACAGTGAATTGTTCGAATCATTTGGAGATATAGATCCAAGTTTATATTTATCTAACAAGTATCAGCCAAAGGACAATAAGTTTAGAGTAAGAAGTGGTAAGGACTACCAATTTTGGAAAGATAGTAATTGGATGCATGAAGATGATCCATACGGATGGTTTGAATGGTATTGCAAATACTACATGGGCAGAAGACACTCAGATGATCAAAGACAGATACAGAGATGGTTGGACTTTTGCGGACCTAATGGAAGATGGAGACAAAGGATATATGGAATGATTGATAGTACAGGTGATTGGGATGTAAGTCCTAGAATTCAACAAAGCCTTCTTCATTGGGGATATCAAGTAAATGAAGATGATTACGGAGTGTGGTTAAATCAAACAAAAAATAGATAATATGAAAGTAATCTATATGGAGCAGACAATCCTAATAATGTCTCAGAAAGATCCTCAAGGTACTCAGGAACTAATACAAAGCGGTACAATAAAAAAGACAGACAAAGATAAACCTTATTTAGTTATACAACATGAAGATTGAAGACGTAGTATTATACTTTAAGAAGTACAGAGGTAATAAAGTAACCTTTAACTCTAGAAAAGGAGCAGGAAAGGTTATAGAAGGAATAGCTGTCCAGGTAGTAAACGAACAAGGAGGATTGGTAATACTCAGAGACTATGATAACTTTCCACATTGTATATCAATATTAACATTGGAAGAGATATGATGTTCTTCATTTGGCTACTACTTGTATTAGCAATGACAGGTAGTGTTGGATTGAAAGGAGGAGGAAGAAGAATACCAATGCCTCCAAGACCTAAAACAAAACAATCTAAAAACAAAAATTATAAATTAAAATCAAATACAAATGGCAAAGCAAACAGCAAGCACACAGACACAAACAACTAATGAACCAACAACAGTTGATCAAAACATTACTAATCAAATCTCAAATCAAAGTACAGATCAGAAAGATAACATAGTAGAGAGTACAATAGATAATACTCCAGACACTACTACTAGTACCCCTATAGTAAAAGCAAATACTATTGTAGATAAAAAAGATAATACTACTAATAGTAATGCAAATGTAACTGTGGTAAGGATAATTCAAAAGAGACCTTCACACTATAGCTTATTAATGAGTGATGGTACACAAAAGGTCGTACACAAATCTATGTTTGATAAGAACACAATGACCATATTAACTGATAAGTAAACCGATCACAAAACCGATTGGATAACCGTTTGTGCACCCGTTTGCATAACCGATTAGCAAAGCGATCGTACCTTACAAGATCCCGTGGTATAACAAGGGAAAATACGTTAGAAACACTAGGTAAATCATATGGTAATGTATAGATTGTAAAGTATATAAAAATATAACCAAATGTATCAAATACAAGGTAATAGGTTATACAAAGTACTAGGTTGGCTATATAATGTGTAGAAAATGGTAAAGTAAAGGGTAGGAGATATAGGTAAAAAATGTCACGTGTGTCTCCTCCTCTTAACAAATTTGTATATAGGTGGTTTTTATCCTACCTAACCGATTAAAAAACTGATTGGGTAACCGATTGGCAAACCGTCTACGAAACCGCCTAAGAAACCGTTTGGGTAACTGTTTGGTGAACCGTCTACAGAACCGTTTGGCTAACCGACCTGGAAACCAGTTGGCTAACCGTCTAAGGAACCGTTTGGTTAACGGATTCGCAACCGAATTGCAGAACTGTTGAGAATGTGATAATTGTCCCTTATAGGAAAACTTAAAAGTATTGCGAATAATGTAAAAAAATGTTGTCTCGTAACAAAAAAAGCAGTATCTTTAGGAACTAAAGACAAACATATGACACGTATCGAGGAATTAAAATCAGTAATAGGGAAAGATTGTTCGTGTAATTACTCTCCTACCCTAAAGGCTAAATTAATCTCAGTAGGGAAATTTAAAAGCACCTTAGAGGTAACTGCAACTATGTATAGTAGAGCTCAGTGGAGCAATGCTCACGTAGGGCAGAAGATTCTCCTGGACAACACAATCATTCACAATATGTATTTTTATTAGCCTTATGAAAACAATTCAAGTAACCCTCCAGGAAAGGTGGGCAGCTTCTCAGCACAAGGTGCACAAGAGCAAAAAAACTTACGACAGAAAAGACAAACATAAAAAAAGAGGATCCAAACAGGATCCTTTTTCTTTTTACTTAAATCATTACTTTCAGTTAAACTAAAGCTTTCAGTTAAAGTGTTGATGGAAGTGAAAGTATTGCTTTCAGTTAAAGCTTTACTTTAAGTAACGAGTGTGGAGCGCTGTCCGGTCTACTCTTCCGGATCTCTCGAACCAGGCCCCTTGACAGCTCCTTGCTTTTTCAATACCTAAAGATACGCCTAAAGATCTTCATATGCAACACTTTGGCTAAAATAATTTGTTATTTATTTTCATTCTAAATTACCCTTACCTGTTGCCTCGTATTCCCTAAAGCAGTATCTTTACCCCATCAATAATTAAAACGACAAAAATCATGATCAACACAATTAAAGGATTACAGGTAGTAGATTTCATTAACGGTAGAAAAGGTACTTATGAAGCTATTGTTAAAACACAGGCAGGTTTCTATACGGCATATGAAATAGGATCTGAGTTACCTTCCCTAAACAGATGGAAGAAAGGAGCTCTACAGACTATTCAATTCCAGCCTGAAGGATGTAACTACTGGTTAACAGTATTTGCTAGAAAGAGTACTAGAGTAGGTATATTGGATAAAGAGATTGCTGAGCAATTGGAAGTAGGTACTGTTAATCAATTGTTCTACAACACAAATCTATACTCTCAGGAGCAATACCAGGCAGTAGGAGCTAAGACTTGGGCTGACAAAGTATTTGTTATGAATTATTCATACGAGAATCAATTCTCAGTTTTAAATCAATAGAGTTATGAAAAAGGTAGTATTATTAGGAGTTACTTATTACGAAGTAAATTTAGGAGGAGTTTCTTACATGTCTTTCAACCCTCAGGAATTAGTTGTTAAAATGGCCCAAGCAAATTTATCTTTAAATTAATTGTAAAAAAAGTTGCTTCGTATTATATTTTTAACTATCTTTAGGTATCAATAATTAAAACAATATAAATCATGGGTTACTCAACAATGTTAATGGGCAAAGGTTTTGACCAGCCAAGAAATTCAGTTAAGCAGATTGTCGAATTCTTAACTAACAATCCAAATCAAACAGAATCTGAAATCCAAGAGGGTGTTTGGGGTTATTACAGATACGCTCCCAGACAATTAGAATCAAATAAAAAATACGCAGACTTGTTGAGACGAGCTGTCGCTAAGGGTTTAGTATGTCGAACTGAGAAAAAGAAAAATCAAAGTCGATTTGTTTATAATATTGCATCTCCAGTAGTTGAGAAAGTTGAAGTGGTTGAAACTACTAAACAAGACACTATTGTAATTCCAAGAGCATTAGGTCGTTTAACTTTAACTGCAGATGAAGTTACTGGGTTGTATAATGATAAATTTCTGATCGATAGTATTTTACTAATGGTTATTAATGGTGATGATACTTGGGAGAATGAATTTGAAGTTGAGTTTAACAGACAAGACGCAAAAGAATTTCTTACAGAATACTTCAGCACTACGGATTACGATCAAAATTTTATTAAAAAAGTTTTGGAAAAACTTTAAAAAAAAGTTGCTTCGTGTTGTTAAAAGGACTATCTTTAGGTATCAATAATTAAAACATATAACATTATGACAAGATTAAGTTTATTAGAGGATCAAAAGGCAGTCCTTACAGCAAGCAAATTAGAATTACAGAAGAAGAGTGATGACATCTATACAAGAGAGCAACAAGCAATCTCAGATGCTTTACTTCCTTTCTTCACAGGATTTAGTCCATATACATATATTGAAGTAACTAGAGGGTCTGTTTACTTTAAAGCAGATCATCCAGATTACTCTTACAAAAAAGAATTATTTAGTTTGTACTTAAGGGAGAATTATAATCTTGATGGAGGGAAGAATAGCAAGTCTTTTACAGGAGTGGACTTGTCTTACTATACAACCTCTACAAAAGGAGTTGATGCTTGGGAATTAAGAAGATTGAGAATGTTAGGAGATTTAGCAGAGATTGTTCTGAAGGATCAGGATAAAATGTTGGATGCTGTTAATAGTGCTGTAATTCCTTTCAGGGCAGAATTTGAGGTAGTGTACAGAGAATTGCATGAATTGGGAATAGAGATTAATGGAGTAGAGAGAATGATCACTTTCTTGATAAAAGAAAAGATTGAATTTGATTTGAAAGATGAAGGAATAACTTTCGATAAAGGAAGGGGTATTCAATTAAAATATAACTACACTCCAACTATCAAGTCGATCAGGTTGACTGATCCAAGTAAGAGTGGTAAGAAAGGTACTGTTGTATTTAACTTCGCTCACGGAGATCATACAAGTAGAGAAGAAAATTGCAACGTAGAGAGCATTGTGGACCAGGTCTACTGGCTACGAGAAAGTATTGTTCAGCGCACTTTAGCTGAATAGTTTTTAATTATTGATCGAAGAGAGAGCTACCTTAGGGTGGCTCTTTTGGGTTATAAAATAAATTGAAAATAATTGTAAAAAAAGTTGTCTCGCATTATTTAAAAGACTATCTTTAGGTATCAATAATTAAAACAATATAAAACTATGAAAAATTCAATTACTTCAGAATTGAAAAAAAGTATTACTAAAGTTACAGGTCACGTATTCCAACAATTAGTATACTCTGATACTAGAAAAAAAGGTCTCGCTGTAGGTGTAAAAGTTTGCTTCACTCAGTACTCTCAGCCTATCATCGATCAGATTGTCGAAGATATGTCGAACAAAGGTTTCAAACTTGCTTACACAAAGTACAATCAATCAAAATACGGGTATCACAGTGTTCCTGGTACAAGGTTTTGTTTCTACAGAAAATAATATTAACTAACATTAAACTTACAATCATGTCAAATAAAATCAAAACTACAAAGAATACAATCAAGTTGAACGGAGTAACATATGGTACTGCTACATATTTGAAAAATGCAAAAAAGAACTTCAACAAAGATCAGTTCATTAGAATAGGGGATGTTTCATATTACATCCCTTTATAAAATAAATCAGTGAGACTGTTGTCTCGTATTATATTATTCACTATCTTTAGGTATCAATAATTAAAACAATAAAAGTTATGTCAAGAAAAATCACACAAGAGTCAGTTCAGAATTTCTACAACAGAGTAAAGTTCAACAAGTCAAACATGTCAGTTCAGATTGAGGATGATGGGTATCCATTATTAAAACTTCATGGTAATACAATTGCAGGAATGGATCGTATGGGAGTTTGGATTACAGATGCAGGATGGCCTACTAGAACTACATTCGAAAGATTGAATGGTTTAGATGATGTTAGAGTTAATGTTAAGAAAGGTCAAACGTATTTGAATGGAGAGGAATGGGATGGAGAAAAAATTTATATTAATTAACAAAAATGTTGTCTCGCATTAAATAATTTACTATCTTTAGGTATCAATAATTAAAACAATATAAGTTATGTCTATAGAAATTACAACCTTCGAAAATAACCCACAATGGAATAGTATGACTATTGAACAAAAATGGTCTACTTGGAATATTTCAAGTCATTCTGATGGAGATGTTGAAATTGAATGCGATAGTAAGATTGGGGGTAGTGAACATTTGTTTCTTAATCAACAAGAACTTAAAAAGTTTATTAAGTTTCTACAAAGTAAAGTAATTGAATAAAAAGTTGCTTCGTAAGTAGAAAAAGAGTATCTTTAGGTATCAATAATTAAAACAATAAAAGTTATGACAAAATTAGAAGCAGTACAAGCAGTTCAGAATTCAGTAAGTTCAATCTTCAGTACAGAAGATGTTATCAACATTATCAATTCAATTGAAGTAGGTTCAAGTAGAGAAATTACTACTACTGATATTCAGAGAGCGATCGATCGAACAATTGATTGGATTGAAAACAATGAAAGAGACATATTGGATTTAGAGAATGCTGAGTTTGAAATTGAATGGGGAAATAAAATTGCATGTACTAGTGTTCAAATTAACTTTGAAGAGATCAGAGAGGCATTAGAAAATAACTTCATGGATTTTGGAGAAGCAGAAGTTGAACAAGATGTTGTTGAATTAGAAAGAGTTGATGAAGAAAGAGACGACGAATAAAAGTTGTCTCGCATTATATAATTTCTTATCTTTATCTCATTAATAATTAAAACAAATAACATCATGGAAAATTTACAAGAGTATTTAGTAGGAGAGTTTAACATGTTAAGTAGAGGAATAGTTGCAACTCCAAACACTAGAGAAGATCTAGAATCATTTGCAAAAGCCAATCACGGATCGATGGATTTATTGTTAATGCAAATGGCAATGAACTTTGGTTACAGATTGGCATTAGAGAATTTTCAAGAACAAGTTGATAAGGAGATGGTGTAATGGCAGAACAAGATTTAAGAGGTAAGTGGAAGTTGAGGGCTTCTAAGAATATTCCCAAGACCTCCACTCCAATAATAGGAGTAGTGTATCGAGGGGTAGACAAATTCTTTGGTAAGGAAGTAGAAGGAGTGCTAGTACAAATATTCTACGAGAACGATGAAGCAGTACTCAAGACAAGAGAAAGTAAATTAGTATCAGTAGATAAAAAATCTCTCAAGATAGTTGCATAAGTAAATTAATTTCAGTATCTTTAGGTATCAATAATTAAAACAAATAACATTATGACTAAAGAACAATTTTTATCTGGAGTACAATTTACAATCGGAACAACTAGAAGAGGAGATTCAACTTACTCCTATGATGGAAGTGCAAACACAGGTCACATCTCAAGACAAATAAGATCTGCAATAGATCAAAAGGTAATACTGGATGATTACGAATGTAACGTAAGTAAGATCGGTAGAGTAGGTTTTGAAGGGGTTACTTTCATAATGGGTAAGAAAGTAGTTGTCAAACATAGGTTTGCAGACTTAGTGGAATTTAAACACGAGGAGGCTTAGGCCTTCTCTTTTTGTACCGAGGTCAAGGTGACGTCACTGTGAGAGCATGTTGAAATAAAGTTGATAGTTAATTTACATCAAACGGTTTTTTAATCGGTTTTTTCGAGCTACATCTATTTGTATTTTTCTGATAGAAATTGAACTAAAGGGATATATATTTATATAACTAAATAAATAAGATGTAGTTATGGTTACTTTCCTTCCTCAAAAATTCTTCTAAGGGTAATTTCCCCAAGGTGTCCTCCTACCTACCCAGCTGCTAAACCCTAGCACGGTCACCACCTATATCCCAATAGTCAATAATTCAATATGTCAAATAACTCGTTATATGTTGAACTGCCTGTATCTGTTATTAATATACAAAACATATACACGTTTTTGCAACTAAGGTTTTCGATACATTTTGCAAAAAACCGTAATAAAAAATTTCGGTAGTTTTTTTACTATATGCAGTATATATTTATATAAAAGTAATATAATGAAAAAAATACACATAGACAACATCTTTACGATATTCGACAACTACGATGATGTTGTATACGAGCAAGATGACCTACAGGATGTTTATAGTAACGATTTCATCGTATTAGGTTCAGTTATTAAGAGTATAGAGAATTTCTACCTACTCGATAAAATTCAACGCCACAGATACGGTATACATTATGATGAGGTTTTCGATAAGATACAACTAAGGTATTTTTCGCAAGCAATGAAAATGCTCGATAGAATCGATGATATAGACAGGTATAGTGCAGATATGGTTGCAGCAGAGTTTGGTACATCGCATGTACGAGATATACTTGATAAAATGCTACAGGTATTTATTATACACGAGCATTATGAAAAATGCAGTAAAATTAACAAATTTATTGAAATATTTTCAACAAAATAGTTGCATACATAACAATAAAGCCTTATATTTATGTATATTAATAATAAAACAAAACGGTTATGGAAATCTTAATTTTAAACATTATCCTACAGTACGCATCTATAGGATTAATTTGTGCAGCAGGGGTTGATTTGATTATTCGAGTAACAAAGTCTACCGAACCCTTTACGTTTATGGAAATCTTAGGAGCAATTGTTGCTTGGCCTATTATCTTGGGGACAATCATGCATGCTTATATCTCGGATCACTTTAATCAATAAAAAACCAAATAAGTTATGTTTACCGATACAATTACACTAGACCAAGCATTGCAAATGCAAAGCAAAGGCGATATAACTATTGTCGACTGTTCACCCGAGTCTATCGCACCTTATGGGGACCAAGGGGTGCAATGGAGAACTAATCTTGTATTACTCCAGAAAAAACACCGCCATGTTCCCATTAATAATCTGCTATCTTTTCTTAATGCTAAATACACGATAGAAATCTGTGAAGGAGTTACTGATACTGAGACTAACACAATTACTTGGAGGTATGTACATGGTATTCCAAATAGTAGTATTAAAGCCAGAGATACAGATAATACCGAGTACGTATATGTACTTACTAATCCTGGGTATCCCTCTTTAGTTAAGATAGGGATGACTGTTCGAGATGTTAGTGCAAGGGTTGATGGGATCAATGCTACAGCCACGGTAGATGAATGGCAGGCAAAATTTGCGCTTCCTGTTAGTAAGGGTAATGCGTTGAAAGTGGAACAAGCAGTTCATAAAGCATTTGCCAAACATAGGGTATCGTCGGATAAGGGAGGTTCTAGGGAGTTCTTCACTGTTAATCCATTAACTGCATTCGATAAAATTCGCGAGGTAGGGGCTATATTTGCGGTAGGTGATCCTATTATATATTAGAAAACTTGCGCGGTTCGTAAAAATAATTGATAATTTAGTTGCCTTACACGATTTTTTTGCGTACCTTTCCTCACAATCAAAAAAAATAAGTTATGAAAAATTTTAAGTTTTTACTTTTACTACTACTTTCTTTATTCATTTTTAGCTGTTCTACTCCTGAAGATGCAACACCTATCTGTACGACTGGAGATTGTAATGGTACCTTCTGGATCGATACTCAAGGACATCCTGGAACTTATCAAGATGCTCAAGGGGTTTGGCATATTAAACATGCAGGATTGAACTATTTTACTGTGAAAGGACAACTAACTCCTTTAGATCCTTCAAGAGAAATCAACCACGTACCTGATGTTGTAACTTGTTTTGATTCGAACTTTTTCTACCTTCCAGGTAATATTGTGTGGACTTACCCTGTTTACTCGTACTTAGGGCTTTGGTCGAGCAATCAAATGAACACTCCTATACCTGTTGGAACGCAGAGTTATACATTTCCTCAACTATCAAATCAGAGTACTATCATTAACTTAGCAGGATATTCGATAGAACCTCACCTAGATTGGTACGGAAATCAATCAGTATTACAAACATACTTTAGTACCAAATCGAGATACACCTACACTCCTCAACAAAGTATGACATTCTTCCCAGACTTTATAGGGCAAACTGCTACAATTTATGTGAATGTATACTTCAGTGATCAACCTAATCCGGTAAGTATTCAGTTAAAAGTAGTGTTCGAGAATTAGACTGTTGTTTCTTTAAAAAAAAAGTGGTAACTTCTTCCTATAACCTTTTATAAAAAAGAAATAAAGATAAAAGAAATATAAAAATAATAATTAATAAAAATAAAAAAATGAGAAACAAAGATTTATTTGTAGTAAAGTTAGAACGTTTTGAGTCCGAAGTTAAGAAAATGGGGTACCATATTCATAAAAATGAAAGAGACGAAGCGTATACTAAAGTGGAAGAATTGTTAGAGAAAATAGGTGATCTTAGAACCTTACTTAATACCGAAAGCCAAGACTAATGAATTTAACAGCAGAGCAAATACAAAAAAATTGGGATAAGCATCTCAAAATTGTAGATACTTTTATAACAGGAGAACGTAAAGAGAAACTAAAAGCTCTTTATGTTAGCCTTGCTGATACTATGGTTATGGCTCCTGCTTCCGGTAAACCTTCCTACCATAATGCATTTCCTGGAGGGTATGTCGACCATGTTAATCGTGTAGTACATTGTGCTTTGAAAACTAAAGCATTGTGGGAAGAGATGGGATCTACTATTGATTTTACTGATGAAGAATTGGTGTTTGCTGCCCTTAATCACGACTTAGGGAAAATAGGAGCAGGTGATCAACCTTACTACCTTCCTCAAACTGATAAATGGAGACAAGATAAGTTAGGAGAAGTTTATACACATAATAGGGATTTGTCCTTTATGCTGATACAGGACCGTTCTCTATTTACACTTCAGCAAAATCAAATACCAGTTTCAGAGAATGAATTCTTAGCAATTAAATTACATGATGGATTATATGATGACGTAAATAAACCTTACTACATTTCATTCAATCCAGATTCTAAATTAAGAACTAATATAGTATACATTTTACATCAGGCAGATTTCTTAGCATCTAAGATTGAATATGATGCCTGGAAAGCTACAGGACAAGTTCAGGAACCTAAAGTAGAAAAAACAAAGTCTTCTACAGGTAAAACAGTTAATGCCTCAGCAGGATTAATGAGTTTAGTAAAAAACATTTAAAATGGAAATAATTTTAATTATAGTAATAATACTTGCATTGCTTCTAGGATATACAACCTGGAACTTGCATAGGAAAGTAGCTAGGCAGGAGGACATCATTGAATCCCAAGTAGCATACTTAAGAAATGTTGCGTATCTTATTAATGAATCAAAAATTTATGTTGAACAATTAGACGAGAAAGGCACGTTTCGATCTGACGATGAAGTCGGAGAGTTTTTTAATTTTATGAAAGAAATACAAGAAACTATAAATGCCTACCGTCTCCCAGAAGATTATGGCAAAACCAAAGAATAAAGACAATTATTATTTTACACAAGAAACAGAGGATGCAATTGTACTATACAACGCTTCCTCTGATCCTGTGTTCAGAGATCGTATATTTAAAGCAAAAATCTATCACGCTTTATACAAACTTTCAGAAAACATAATACATACGTTTAAGTTTTACTACATGGATACTGAATCAGTAGAAGATTTAAAACTAGATGTAGTATGCATGTTAGTAGAGGAAAAACTACACAGATTTGATCCCACAAATGGAGCAAAAGCCTTTTCATACTTCCAGACAATAGTAAAGAGGTGGCTTATTAACTACAACAATAAGAACTACAAAAAATTAAAACAAGTAGGAAGTTTTAGCGATGTAGAGGAAAGTTACGAACCAGAACTATCAGATACTAGCACCAGAACAGCAACAATATCAACTGTAGTTGAGCATTTTGTTGAAGATTGCTATGAGAAGCTTGATACAATGTTTTCTAAGCAACAAGAGCTAGAGGTAGCAGACGCAGTACTTACTTTGTTTAAAACTAGACATGATCTAGGAATTTTTAAAAAGAAAGCTCTATACATCTATATAAGAGAGATGACAGATTGTGAAACTCCTACACTAACAAAGGTGGTAAGTAGGCTTAAGGATGAGTTTTATGCAGTGTACGATAAGTATCAACAAGCAGGGTACAATGTACAATATTAATACCTTAGATATTTATAAAATAAATATAGCATGGGATTAGATACAACAATTTTTGGAAAAAAGACAGTTTCCGATGTTTTAAAGGAAATTTACGATAACTCTAAAAATAAGGAGAAGCAAATCAATGCCCTTATAGGAGAACTAAAACCTCTTGTAGAAAACATAGGAGATGCAACGTTAGTAGTACCTATGATTAAAGAGTATTTAGAGGTAGGAGTAAAGAATGATGAGCACCTTATTAAAATGGTAGCACTGGTACAAAGATTAGAATCAGGAGGAGCAAAAGATGCATCCGACTTCTTTGATCCAGAAGAACTTGCTAAACTAATGGAGCAAAGTGCAGAATTAGGAAAAGACATTAAAAAAGAAGAAGAGTAATGTTAAACCACAATTTCTATACAGGAAAACCAGGTAAGGGAGGATCGAGCCGAGGAGGTGGAGGAGGTAAAACCAGAGTAGGGAGAGTAGCTAAAGTTATAACATCACTTAGCGATCCCGACTGTGAGAATCCTCTGATGATCAATGGAGTATTTTATAGAGATATAAAGCTACCAGGTGATGAATCGATTGCAAATACCCTAAACTTTGCTTATGCAAACCTTACAGGGTTTAGTAAAATACCTCTACCAGGAGAAATTGTAACATTAATAAAAGCACCTTCAGCAGAGAGTTTAACTAAGCCAGGAACTCAAAGAACTTACTGGAATAGTATAGTAAATATTTGGAATCACCCTCACCACTCTGCTCTTCCTGATACAAAACAGCAAGACTGGGAAGCAAATCTATTAGGAGGACAGGAAGGTTCTAGCACAATAAATGCGTTAGCTTGCAACCCTGGAGACTCGGTACTAGAAGGTAGATTGGGTCAGACTATTCGTTTAGGAGGGTATGGAACAAACCCTGCTGCACAAAGCAGTGGAGTTTCACCTTATATCTTAATTAGTAATGGGCAAATAGAGACGGATAATGGAATAGACCTACTATATGAAGATATAGACAAGGATGCAAACTCACTATACTTTGTATCAGACCACATTGTAAACTTAACACCTGCAAATACAAAAAGACGTAGTTATGATGCTCCGCCAGTAGAGCCTAATAAGTATGTAGGAAACCAGGTAGTACTTAATGCAGGAAGAGTGGTTATTAACGCAAAAGAGGATAGTATTTTAGTTTCTGCAAAAGATTCAATAGGAATGAATGCAAAAACTTTAAACTTTGATGCTACCGATTATGTGTGTATCGATGGAAAAACAATTCTGTTAGGAGAGAAGGCTAGAACATCACCAGCAACGGCTAAACAACCTGTAATAAAGGGGTTGGTAATGCAAAACTGGGCACATGAATTACTAGATGCACTACAAAGTGTAAGTGATGCAATGGTACAAGCATCAGCAGTAAGTGGAGGACCTGTAACATCATTAATAGAAGAGGGAGCAGCATTTAGAGCATCTATAACAGTTCTAAGATCCAATCTTAACTCTATTTTATCAAATAAAGTGTACGTAGAATAATGGCAACACAAGGAGCAAGCAGTGCACAACAAAGTGCAGATAAAGCAGTAGCAGCAGCTAAAAAAGCACAAGAAGATGCTAAAAAACTCAATGATAGGATAGCTGCAGCCAAGAAAAAGGCTGAAGATGCTAAAAAGAAAGCCGACAAGCTAAAAAAAGATTTTGAGAAAATAAAGAATGCTTATAAAGCAGGAGGAGTAAGAGGAGGATTAGCAGCAGTAGTAGCAAGTCAGGTAGGTGCTATGAGGGGAAAACTTATAGCATATGTACAACAGAGAGCGTTTGAAGCTTTAAATAAATTTGTAAACGAGTGTCCTAATGTAAAGGAAATGCAAAGGATAATGCAGTTACGAAACAACCTACTTAAGCAAATTACAGCAGTAGAAAGCAGAGTTTCAAAATTTGCAGCTACGGCCAACCAACTTAATACAATTGTAACAACACTGCAGCTTGCAATTCAAATTATAAAACAAATCCCTATTCCTACAGCAATTATACCTCCTCAAGCAGGAGGATTAGGTATTCCTGTAAATGTATTAACTAAGTATAGTGATAGGCTTGTTAAGTTAAATAAGCAACTAGATCAGTTTGCAAATGAGGCAGCAGCAATAACATCAACAGTAAACAGAATATCACCAGTACTTACTAATTTAAAATTAAAATTACAATCAATAGATCTAGCAATTGAAGGATGTTTAGCAAACAATTCTTCTCAAGAGCTACAAGATTTACTTAATACATCACAACCAATAGGAAGCTCTTCTAACAGTACAGGAGGCGAAGCAGATCCTAGATTTGGATATAAAGGGTATAAGTTGGAAATCATACAAGATCCAAATTCACCAAAAATTGCACCGAGAAGATATGCAGTAGCAAGGGATAAGAGAGGTATTGTAATGCTGAAAGGACAACCATCCTTCAGCTCATCAACAGATGTATTATTAGATGAAATCAAATTTAGAATAGATAATCAATTACCATAACATAACTATTTATTAATATGAAGTTAGATGTTTTTAAAAAATTAATAAAAGAAGCAGTAAAAGAGGCAGTTCGAGAAGAGTTGGAGATAATTCTTTCTGAAGACGTAAAACCTAGACCAGTGGACGTAGGAGTTGGTGGAAAAGGTGTGGTAAACCATATTACAAAGTACGAAGAGTTTAAACCACACGTAGCTAAGCCTAGAACAGGAGATCCAATTATGGATATCTTAAACGAAACAAGAGCTTCAATGACTCAGGAATCGTATAGAGATCTTATGAGTGCAACTTCTGATATGGTGCAAGCACCGGGTATGGGAATGAATCCTATAGAAAGCTTTCGACCAGGACCTCAACCAGGACTAGACCTAAGTACCTTAAGCTTCGTTAAAAATGCAGGAGCAGTTTACAAAGCATCAGTAGAAAAAGATAAAGCAAGATTCGGAGCATAATGGCATTTGACATTCAACAAATAAACCCTTTAGATCTACAACCAAGTGTAGGAGTGGGAGTAGGATTACCCTTCTCTTCAGATCAAGTATTTAATACGACCTACACAACCCAAGAAGCAATAAAAGCAAATTTAATAAACTTTTTGCTAACAGGTAGATCAGAAAGGTTTATGAATCCAAATTTCGGAATAGGACTGAGAGCACTATTGTTTGATCAAATGACACAAGATGTTACAGAGCAAGTACAAGCAGTAATTCGTTCAGGATTATCAACCTGGTTTCAAAATGTACAAGTACTAGAAATAAAAACACAAGCATCACCAGATACTAACACCTATACAATTTTCTTACGATATAGTATACTTAATACAAATATACAAGATGAATTGCTAATAAATTTTGAACAATAATGGCCCAAGATAGAGAAATAAAGTACATAAACAGGGACTTCACAGATTTTAGAACACAGTTAATAGAGTACACTAAAAACTACTTCCCAAACACCTACAACGACTTCACTCCAACATCACCAGGTATGATGTTTATGGAAATGGCTGCGTATGTGGGAGATGTATTATCTTTCTACCAAGATATGCAACTACAGGAAACGTATATACAGTATGCAAAGAATCCTGCAAACCTATACAACTTGGCATATATGATGGGTTATAGACCTAAAACAACTACCGTAGCTGAGGTTGAACTTGAAGTATCACACCTGGTTGATGCTACATTAGCAGGATTACCTGACTGGAGTCAAACACTGCAAATAACAGCAGGAGCACAGGTAGGAGCAAATGCTACGGGACAAGCAAAATTCTACATAGACAAACCTATTGATTTTTCTTTTTCAAGTTCCTACGATCCAACCGATGTAGTAGTAGACAGCTTAGATATCAACGGAGAGCCAGCTCAATTTAGATTAATAAAAAGAGTAAAAGCATTTTCAGGAGAAGTAAAGACAGTAACACAAAGTATTCCAACTGTAGAAAAATACAAAACAATTACAATAGAGGATTCTAATATAATTGGAGTACTATCTGTAATTGACAATAGTGGAGCAGGAAACACTTGGTATGAGGTTCCATTCTTAGGGCAGGATACAATATTCGTAGACACAACAAATACAGATCCTAGCGATTCAAATCAAGTAAAATACATGTTGAATCTACAGAGAGTGCCAAGAAGGTTTACTACTCGATTTACCTCAACAGGACAACTACAAATACAATTTGGAGCAGGTATTACAGGACAGGACGATGACGTACTAACACCAGACCCAACCAACGTAGGGATCGGAACATCGCAAGGAGTTTCAAGAATAGATCATGCCTATGATCCATCAAACTTTATGTATTCACAAGCATATGGACAAGCACCATTAGGAACCATACAGATAAAGTACCTAGTAGGAGGAGGAATCTCAGCAAATGTACCGGCAAACACAATAATAAACAAACTAGCAGTATCAACTTCAGGTACAGGAACAGGATTAGCTTTTACAAATCCACAAGCAGCAACTGGAGGTAGAGATGGAGATACTGTTGAAGAGATCAGACAGAACTCACTTAGAGCATTTAACGAACAAGGAAGAGCAGTAACTCTACAAGATTATACAGTAAGAGCACTTTCATTACCTTCGAAATATGGATCTATAGGAAAAGTTTATATAACACAAGACCAGTTAACTAATCCAAACTCTAGTACAGATTCGATTATAGACAGTAATCCACTATCATTATCGCTTTATACACTAGCTTACGATAACAGTAGAAACCTAAAAACAGCAACACAAGGACTTAAAAATAATTTAAAAAATTATCTAGCCCACTATATGATGCTTACTGATGCAGTAAATATTAAAGATGCTTTTGTTGTTAATGTGGGTATCAATTTTGATATAGTTGTTAGACCAAATTACATGGGAAGAGATGTACTATTACAGTGTACAGAAGCTCTTAGAGCACATTTTGATATACGTAAATGGAACATAAACCAACCTATAGACTTGTCAGTGTTATACACTCTACTTGATCAAGTACAAGGAGTACAAACAGTTCAAAAAGTAGAAGTAGTAAACCTACAAGGAGGTACTTATTCGGAGTATGGTTATGATGTAAAAGGAGCTACAAGAAGCAACATAGTATACCCTTCTTATGACCCTATGATCTTTGAAGTAAAATTTCCAACAACAGATATTAAAGGAAGAATAACAACACTATAATATGGCAGTATATAAACTATTTCCACAAAAAGACACATTTATTTTCAGTGATGTACCTCTTGCAAATGCAGGTAAGGACGAAGTACTGGAAATAGCATCATACCCAGATTTATCAGGTACAGGTCAAACTAGTAGAGTACTTGTAAAGTACAGTACTGATGAAATAAAACAAGTAATCTCACAGAAGATTGCAGCACTGCCTTATACAGCAAGTTTAAAGATGTACTTAGCAGATGCTTATGAGATTCCTATAGATTTTTCAATTCAAGCATATCCAATCTACACACAAACTGGTTGGGATAATGGAACTGGAAAATATGGAGATCTTCCTGCGAATAAAACAGGAGTAAGTTGGAGAAACAGACAAGCAGGAGAAGCAAACCCTTGGACTACTGTAACATTCCCAACCTACGTAACAGGATCATATCCAGTAGGCAATGTAGGAGGAGGAAACTGGTATACAGCATCAGGAGCAACTAACTTGGCATTTTCACAAAGCTACTCACAACAATCAAACTTAGATTTAAACATAGATGTAACACGTGCAGTGCAGTTGTTTAACTCTGATACAATAGTAAATGAGGGGTTTATACTTAAACTACCAACAGATCTTGAGTTTGATACTACATCGTCAATTAGATTAAAATACTTTGGCGTAGATACAAATACAATATATCCACCACATTTAGAATTTAAGTGGGATGATTCTGTATACCAAACAGGAAGCTTGAGTATACTAGCAGAGGATACTTGTACTGTAAAAGTTTTGAATAACAAAGGAAAGTACATAGATCAAGGAACACAGAGATTTAGATTAGCAGCAAAACCAAAATACCCAACAAGAACATTCTCAACATCTTCAGTATACCTAACAAACTACGCACTACCATCAGCATCGTATTGGGCAATTAAAGATGAGTACACAGAAGAAATGGTAGTAGATTTTGATAGCAAACATACTAAGATTAGTTGTGATCCAACAGGACCTTTCTTCGATGTTTACATGGACGGGTTGCAACCAGAAAGATATTATCGTATTTTAATAAAAAGTACTTTACAAGGAAGTACAGTTGTAGTTGATGATGCAAATGTTTTTAAAGTAGTTAGAAACGGATAACGATGAGTGATATCAAAATACAAAAAACAGTATACAATGCAACGGAGTTTGGCAAGGTAGTTGACAGATCCTTCACAACGTTTACTCAGCCTATACAAGAAGAGGATTTAGACACTGTAGAAGAGCTTTTCCGATTATATGAAAAATTATACCTAGTAATTGATGTTGAAGGGGAAACAAACTCACATGAGTATTTGGTAACAAAGAGTTCTGAGTTGTTAAATTTCGAAACAAACACAGAAGAGATCCAACCTCTACTTGACGAGATAGCTCAACTAAGACAGCAACTACTATCAGCAAATCAACAAATTTTAGATTTAGAAACAGCTATAAAATAATGGCAAATATAACTTACATAGTTAATCAAGATAATCCTAGTAACATACCTGGTTTTGAAAGTATTTCACAATCAGATTTGAATCTAATTAATGAGTATCAAATAAATAACCTATTTGATGCAAACAAGCATATATGTGAACTTCACATTACAGATTTAACAGGAGATATACTAGAGAGTGTACCTAATTATAAGAACTATAAATTACTAGGAAACGCACAATCTGCAGGTAAGACAGGAGCATCGGTACTAACAATCGATCCAATAGAAGATACCAACACTTATGGATATACAAATGGAGGAGTAAAATTATTATATCACTTCCTGAATGACCTATATACACAAGATGGTACAACAACTAGTTTCTTTATCTCAGCAATATCACCTGATAGGACCGAACTACAGTTACAGAACTTATCAATCACTGATGAGCAACTACTGGAATTTACTGCAGGTATTCTGCAAAACCAAACGAGCCAACCATATCTAGGTGAATTTAGGTTAAATTTTGGGAACAACGATTTACTGATAGGTATCAACCTAAACACATTAGAGACACCAGGAGGTAGCACTGTTGTTGTTAAGTTGTATGAACCTTTACCACAGAAGTACGATTTAAAATCAACAACATCAATTGTTGAGGTAGTAGCAGACTCTGTAGCATTTGAAGTAGATACAGAAATACAAGAAACAGAGGAACCTAAAAGATATCTACGCTCAGCAAACTTTAACATAGATGTAGTAGATGATAGTATTGTTCCAACACAATATTTAAACTACGATGAGTTATTTAGCTATCCAATCAACAATGCAACAAGCCAACTACATTCACTAGTAAGTGAAAAAGGAGTTGAACTAAGCATTGATCATACAGATTACGCAAACTTTGTACACCTATCATCAGCATATGAGAGATTAGCAAATTTCAGATACAAATTACAACTAATAGAAAGTTATAACGACGATCTAACAGCAATTCAATCAGCAACAGCACAATCAACAGGTACAACTGGAAGTATTAGTTATTTCGAAAACTTAATACTAGGAGTGGTAAATAATTTTGACCACTACGAAAGATTCCTATACTACGAATCGGGAAGTAACTCATGGCCGAAATCAAATGCAACACAACCATACACAAACTATGGTAGCACAACTACTCAAGCGATAAATTGGTACGCAAATCAAGTATCAATTGCAACTAGTTACGATGTGTCGAATGGAAGTATTTTAGTAAATACAATACCAACATATCTAAGAGATGATGCAAATAATGATAATTATTTGACATTCATCCACATGGTAGGGCAGCATTTTGATAACCTATGGATATATGCAAAAGCAGTAACAGATAAGTACGATGCTGATAATAGACTAACAAAAGGGATCTCTAAAGACTTGGTTGCAGAAGCATTAAAGAACTTTGGAGTTAAGTTGTACACAACAAATAATTCAATTGAAGGATTATTTGCATCATTTATAGGACAAGGATATGACTCAGGCAGTGAGGAAATCTCTACATACGTAACAGCATCAGTAGCCGATACAAACCTACCTGCAGATAAGTTAAGTTTCGATACATACAACAAGGAGGTATACAAGAGATTGTACCACAATCTTCCTCTATTATTAAAATCAAAAGGAACTGAAAGAGGATTAAGAGCTTTGATAAATTGCTTTGGAATCCCTGCAGATATATTAACAATAAAGACATATGGAGGACGTTCAATTGATGAAGTTCCTTTTTATGGAGACTACCAATACTATACAAGCTCATTAAGTAAAGTTCGTATAGATAACACAGGAAGCATTGTTGCAGGAGACACGCTATCTCAGCATACATCTATAGTAAAAAGAGAATACAAGTACACGGATGACTTGCATTTGCTTGAGGTAGGATTTTCACCAACCAACGACGTAGATAAGTACATTATATCTAAATCACTATCAACGCCAGCATTAGCTACCTTTAATATTGACGACTACCTAGGAGATCCTAGAAATCTATACTTAGATGAGTACTACAGTTTAAACTCTCAAGGAGAAACAACTTCAGACCTACAACAATTGTTAAGTACAATAATGAGTGGGGCAGATAGCTATAACGTTAAGGATTATGTGAGATTAATCAAATTTTTTGATAATATCATATTTAAAATGGTAAAAGATTTTATACCTGCAAGATCTACTGTAGACACAGGTATAATAGTAAAACCTCACATCCTACAAAGAAATAAAGCAAAGAGTGTTGAAGTTGAAGCAGAAGAGCTTTTACATACAGGATCAATAGATACAGCATTCATATCAGCATCTAATGCAGGAGCGTTTGTAACTACTAACCCACAATCAATAGCAGGAGACTTAAATGCATCATACAAACAGCAAGTACAGATACCATCAGGACTAGCAGTAGTAGACAATCACAGTCACCAACAAGCAACTTTTGATGGAGAACTTCAAAATAGTAGTATAACAGTTTCACTAAAGGATCTAAACAGTTTAAACTTTTTTAAATCACCAACATTTGCTACTAACACATTTGTAGTTAACAGATGGTTAACAAATTCAGGAGTTTGTATTTTAGCACCAATTACAACTAACCAACAACAAGGAGTAGTTTACCAAGCAGGTGCATTTTACCTAGACTCAGGAAGCTGGACTGCATCTAACTTATTCTCAGGATTATCTCCAAATATGTCGTATGAGATTACAAGTAGTAATGAAGGCACAAGTAGTTTCCTATTTCCATTTGAAACAAACAACTACGACAACTACTCAATGCACTACTTCACAGCTTCAAATGATTCTGTAGTATCGCAAGAGTGTACATCATCGTTCGTTATACAAGTAGCAATTTGTGATTTAGATCAAAACTCAACAAACTTTAGAACAAGCATAAAAGCAGGAGAGTCGTACAACATATCTCAGTGGTTTACCATAGGACCTGAGAATGATTTAGCTAATGTACAAATAACAATAGTAAATGACAGCAGTCCTACACCTGCAATCTACGATGGAAATATCTCAGGTGCAACAGCCGTTACTTTTACTGGAAATCTAGGAGACACTTTTACAATAACGATAAAAGACACTGCGATCCCTATTTCATGTATATTTAATTACGCTATCAGTTTAGGAATATGTAATGTAGTACCACGAACAATCGAAAATTTAAAACTTGTAAGATGGACATTGGAGACGAATCTAGGAACAGAAAACAATCTACTATTTTCACCAATAAGTATATACAACTATGGACTAGCAAGATACTTTGAAGGAGTAGATCCAGACACCCTATCTTACAGGATAGAAATAAGTGAATTTGATGCTACACCATTAATCATCCCTGAAATAAACCCAGGAGACACACAAGTAACAGGTACATTCTACCCATACTTTGCAGGACCTGATCTGTACAAGTACACATACAGCTATGTACCACAGCCAGGCATAAGTGCAAATTTAACAGGAAACACAGCGTTATTCAAAATTGAAGCTAACACACCGTATGTAGGAACAGGTGATCCGGTAATAGTGGCAGAAAACTTATTCATAAAAATAACAGCTTTGGAATCATCACCAGATTGTGAACCTTCATATACAGTGAAGCCTACACTAGTTGAAATAATAGATGACTTTGAAAATATAGGTGTATGTTGTTTTACAGGAGATACTTTGGTCACTCTTGCGGACTCAACAACAATACGTATAGATGCAATAAAAGTTGGAGATAGAGTACTTTCTTATAATGAAAAAACAAATGAAGAGATTATTAGTGAAGTACTGGCAATAACTTCTCCTACTAAAAACGATATTGTAAAATATACCCTAAGTGATGGAACAGTGGTAGAAGCTACAACAGAGCATCCATTCTGGGAGGTAAATAAAGGATGGAGTTCATACTCACCAACTGCTACAGAGAAGGATCATGCAATAGAAGTTTCTAAACTTGAAAAAGGAGATATCTTGTTGACACAAGAAGGATTACAGGTAGAAATTGTAGACATGGAGTTAGACGGTAATAGAGCTTATGAAAAAGTTTACAACTTTAAATTAAAAGAGCATTATACTTATTATGCAAATGGAATATTAGTACACAACAAAGAAGAATTAAACTACCAAGAGCAATGTATATATGGGACACCATAACATATCAAAATAAAAAATGGCAAATTTAACACAGCAAGAATTTTTAGCAATAGCAGATATATACCCATATAACTTAAACGTATGGTGTACAGAGGACACACCAGTGACAGTACTGGGAGTAACTGTTCCGCTAATTGATAGTGATGGGATAAGTGTAGCAAACACGTTGCAACAAGTACAGACACTTATAATTCCAATAGATAATGACACAGCAGCGTCCATACAATTATCGATAATAACCAGAGTATTATTAGGAACTTCTCCGAATAGTTACTACTTCTTTACTGTGCAACCATTAGATGCTGATGATTATGTAGACCCTAATGCAAATGAGGTAATGCAGAATGGACAAGTAGTCCTACTACCAAACCTACGAAATGGAAGTTTCTTTACAAGTGAGTACAACGTACTACTAAATAATGCACAAGAAAACAGACAATCAGACTACCTAACAATATCGACGTCTACTACATACGCACAAATACAAGACAGTTTATACTCAGACACAGGATGGACAAATGGTAGATATACAGGAACAGTAACAAATAGGGATAATTACGCAAGTATAGACTCTGCAATTATAGGATCAAGTTTTGAAGGAACATATTATCCAATTACAATAAAGGACTCGGAAATTACAAACACAGAAATTTCAGAAAGATCTTATTTGGAGTATTTTCATACCGATCTAGCAACCTATCCTACATATTCGTTAGATGTACCAACACTATTTACAATAAAAGGAACACAAACAGACCTATTATCAACTACAATACTAACAGAGCCTATAACAGGAAATAATAAACCATTTAAGTTATACAAACCAGGAGATGTATTACTAGTGCAAGATAGTTCTGAGATATTAAAAGTACAGTCAATGGTAAGATATTCTGCAGCAGAAGATTACATAATAACTGTAATAAGAGGATGGAATAACACTACACCTGCAACTTTAACTGACAATAAAGAGTTAACAAGAGTACGAACAGTTAGATTGTACGAGTTAGAAGGGAACAAGCCATCCCCAGTTAAGAGAGGTAAGATCCGTATAAAGGATACAGGATACATTGTACACTTAGACAGATCGGGATATATTATATCAGGTAGTGTGCCACCAACAGTATAGTTGCATTAGAAAAGTAAAAAACATATATTTATTAATAAAAGCATTTTAAAATGGGATACTTAAATAATACAGTCGTAACAGTAGATGCGATTTTAACAAAAAAAGGTAGAGAACTTCTTGCAAGAGGGGATGGATCTTTTAAAATTACACAATTTGCATTAGCAGATGATGAGATTGATTATACATTATACAATCCTGATCATCCATCTGGATCTGCGTTTTTCGGAGAAGCTATTGAGGCTATGCCATTATTGGAAGCATTCCCTGATGAAACTCAAATCATGAAGTATAAACTTACAACTTTACCAAGAGGTACAGCTAAGTTACCAATTCTAGATTTAGGATTCTCAGCAATTAGATTGAAGCAAGGAGCATCTCTTGCCATTACTCCTCAAACATTAAACTATTTAGGATCTTCTCAAGCATTTGAAGCAGGAGGATATACAGCAACTATCGCAGATGCTAGAGTTCTAAATACTTTCAATGGAGTAGGGATTAACACAACAGAAGCAGAGAGATTAAACTCAACAACTACTTTAGGAACAAACGTTTCTAAAACTGTAATTGGAACTTCAATCAATTTGACAGCAACAACAATTAATACATTGTTTGGAACAACAGAAACATTACAAACAACAATAACTGTAATAGGAAGAGATTCAGGAGCAAGACTTACAATCCCAGTAACTATTATAAAAGTAAATCAATAATAACGTATGTCATTCAAAAGATTAGACCCAGAAGATATTACAATAAGTGCGGAGTCAGTAGTAGCACCTGCTTGGTCAGGACAAGTTACTCGACTAACTTCGTTCTTTACCTCATCAGATCAAGTAACAGCTACAGGAAAGTATTACTACAACGTATACCAAACAGCTTCAAATGCAGCAGGAGCCGCAGTACAGTTTGCAGTAGCATATGGACATAGATACGGATCAGGATCAGAAAACATAAGCAACATTAGTGGAAGTTCTGCGTCTGCAATTACATACGGACAATATAGAACTCTTATAAATGGAGATGAGGATACTGACTTTACTTTTGGAAGTACAACTCCAAATTCAATATTTGTATTAGCAGTTAACAGATCAAGATACAAAGAAAAACTAAAACCAGGAAGTTTCAACTTAACTTTAACTAGTGGAAGTAATACAATAAAACTGACAGATAATAGTGCAGCAAGCACAACGGTATCATATGTAGACTCAGGAAGAGTTTATGACATCATCAGTGGATCTGATGGAGTGTCTTATAACGGAGGAACAGGGCTTACAGTAGCAAGTGGAAGTTATGGTAAATTTTTACCAGATGTAGGTATCGTAATATTGAACGGAGAAGCTTTAAAAGCATCACCAGCAGGAGGAGGAGTATCAGCTATATTAAATGAAGTTGATGATACAGCAACACCTAGTAACATTGGATTGATGTATGAAATGTTAAAAGCAGGAGGTTCACTTTCCCTACGATCAGAAGAAACCATTTCATCAAACTATGTATTTGTTCGAGTTAGAAACAGTGAATTCAACTATTCTACAAATCCTTCAAACATTACAGGATCAGGAGAATTACGTCATGATATAATGGTGAACTCTCCACAAGCATACCCAACAACATTAGGACTTTACAACGATAACAATGAACTTTTAGGAGTTGCTAAACTATCAAGACCTTTACTAAAAGATTTTACAAAAGAAATCCTACTAAGAATCAAGCTTGACTATTAATGAATGAGTACGTTCAAAAAATTAAACAAACAAGATATATTTTTAACTACCTATACTGCCCACAAACCATGGGCAGTATCAGGGAGTGATTTCAGTACCTATGGAATAGAAACTTTTAAAGCAACAGGAAGTTACTTCAACAGCTTAAAACAACTATACTATCCAGACAAGCAATCAGATCAAATAGTTTCACACTCCTTTGATTACTACAATCAGACAACACTAAACTTTTCACAATCAAGAGCCCTTACAACAGGTTCATACATTATATCAATTCCAAGAGATCTTTACGGAACCCACATTAATCCAGGAGCACAACTTGATGCAAGGGTAGTAGGTGTACAAGAGGAATTGTACGTTAGTACATCGTACTGGGCTACCGATTATACTGATGATACGTTTATCCTATCACTAGGAAATGAGTTCAACTTATTCGACGATGGAGAGGGTAACTTATACCAATCAGGAAGTTCACCTAGACGATATGTAGGAGATATAATATACCCACATGGAATGGTAGTAATAACCGACCAGGAGTATATTCAAATCTTCAACGATACACAAATTACAAACTTGTACTTCGAATCAAGTCATCCTATTTATACCTATAACGTTCACTGTAAATTAAGAGAGTCAGAATTTAACTTTACACACAACCCAAGTGCTCTTTCAAGTTCATACAAAGAAGGGTACTACAACGGAGGAGATGTATATAATTCATCCCTAAAATTTACAAATGGACAAGTAAATGCTAATATAACAGGAAGCGATTTTAATCCATACATAACAACAGTTGGACTTTACAATGATGCAAACGAATTAATAGCAGTAGGTAAAGTAGGACAACCAATTCCAAAATCAGCAAATACAGAAATGACATTTGTAATAAAAATAGACATATAACACTATGGCAATTATTTTAAGAACCGTAAAAGGTACAGCATTAACATATCAAGAAGCAGATGAGAATTTCTCATCTCTTTTCTATTCTGCATCATACACAGATAACAACCTAGCATTATTTTATACAGCATCAGATTTTGATCCATCACCGAATCCAGTTAACATACCACTTCCATCAGGATCAAAGTGGACAGATGTATCAGGAGGAGCAATTAGAAGAGCAAGTAACGTTGATATTACAGGATCACTAACACTATCAGGAAGTTTATATCCTCTAGTGGTATTAGGACGAGTATCTCAACCAAGTTTAGGATTTAGTACATACTTTGGAACAGGTACTGGAATCAATGACGATTTAACATCCAACTACAATACAGGATTTGGACAATCTGTGTTAAATAGCACTACAACAGGTTACCAAAACGTAGGAGTAGGTATTAATGCACTGCTATCCAATACTATAGGATATGGAAACTTAGCAGTAGGTGTAAGTACTCTACAGAGTAATGTAAACGGATACGACAACTTAGCAATAGGGAACTCAGCCCTACAACAAAATGTAGATAGCTACAGAAACTTAGCAATAGGACACTACTCACTATACTCCATAATAGGTTCAGGAAGCTCAGCATTATCAACATCCAATAACAGTAATACAGCAGTAGGGTTTGCAAGTATGATGTATCGAAGAACTTCAACCTTTGGAAGTGTTGCAGTGGGATACAATGCTTTAGCAGGATCAACAAACCCAACACTGAATACAGGAGGATACAATGTAGCAGTAGGACTTGAATCGCAAAGTAAACTACAATCAGGAAACTATAATACATCAATAGGACACGGAGCACTTCTAGCAAATACAGGAGGAGATACAAACATAGCAATAGGAGGACTTAGCATGTATGCAGCTTCGGGAAGTGGAAATATATCTATAGGATTTTATACATTAGGAAGTGGAAGTGTATCCAATCCAATGATTATAGGAAATGAAAATGTTGCTGTAGGAAACTATGCTGCAGTTAGAGGATTAGGTAACTTTAACGTAGCTATAGGAGCACAAACATTAGTCTCGGGAAGTGGTGTAAGCAATACAGTTGCTGTAGGATACTTATCGATGCTCAACACAGTGGATGGAGCAAGAAATACAGCTGTAGGAAATGAAACATTACGATACAACGTATCAGGAAGCAGAAATACAGCAGTAGGATATTTGGCACTATATGCAAACACAGCAGGGTACAATACAGCAGTAGGAGATTATGCACTGCAATCCAACACAACAGGATATTTTAACACAGCAGTAGGACAAGGCAGTTTACAGCAAACAATATCAGGAGTTAAGAACACAGCAATAGGGGTTGAAGCGTTAGTAAACGTTACTACAGGTACAACAAATACAGCTATAGGGTTTGAGGCAGGTAAGTATGCGACAGGAGATTCTACAAACAACGTATACGTAGGATTTGGAGCAGGACCAAGCTCAAACACAGAAGAGGATAATAAACTATATATAGCAACAGGAGCAGGAACCCTTATAACAGGAGACTTTGCTGAAGGATACGTTACTATAGATGACATATTACAAATAACCCCAAGATCAACAACACCTGCATCCCCAGCTAACGGAATGATAATAGTATCAGGATCGGGAGCAGATCAACAAATATACTGCTACTTAAACAGTGCATGGAAACCATTAGGTAATTAATATATAAGACATGGAACCAACAATAGACATACAAGTAAACGAACAGTTGTTAGTATCACCACAAATACAACAGCCACAACAACCTACAGAAGATTTTACAGAACAGCAAATAGCTGCTGCAGTTGTAGGAGCGTTGGATTGTGTAGCACTATTAACTAGGCTGCAAAACGAACAAACTCCTACACAGGAACAGCAAGATGCTATTGCAAGAAATGTACAGCATTTACAAATAATGTTAAACAAAACTTGGTTCACACAAGCACTAACATCTCAGCAACTAGCAAACATACAAGCAGTCATCTAAAACAATAAAAAATGTGGTTATATCAAAATAAAGAAATCAAAGAACTAACAGATATGCCCGAAGACATCTTCGGGTTTATTTATGAAGTAACACATATACCAACCGGTAGAAAGTACTTAGGAAAGAAGCAGTTAATTTCTGTTACAAAAAAACCTTTAGGTAAAAAGGAATTAGCTCTATTAACAGATAAGAGAGCTAAGACGTATAAGATAGTAAAGAAAGAATCTGATTGGAAAACCTATTATGGTTCCCACTCAGAAATAAAAGGGTTAATAAAAGAAGGTAAACAGTCGGAATTTTCAAGAGAAATTCTTACCTTTACTGCAAACAAAAAACTCCATACATACTATGAAAACAAATTCCTATTTATAAAAGGAGTAATAGAACCAGATTCCAACTACATAAACGATAATATAGAAGGAAGATATTTTAGAAAAGATTTTTTATGATAAGATTACAGGAAATAGTAGGACTACCAAACCTTCAATACCATTTAGACAACAAACTGACATTATCTGAGTGTGTCTACAGGTATTCCTCTGACTCGTTCATACAATTGTTTGCTGAAGCAAGACAAGCCCTAAGAGACGGTAAAATAACTCTTAGTGAACAAGACCTACTTCTTATAGAAACAACCGATATTGGAGAATATGGAGAGTATGAAGGACAGAAAGTACCTTTAGATCTTCCAAAGGTTGATGAAGAACTTGATGAAGCAGAATACAGAGGTAAGGATGTTTCGTTGAGCAAACCAAAAAGAGGAGGTCCTAAGAAGTTCTATGTATATGTTAAGAGTCCTAAAACAGGTAATGTAGTAAAAGTGAACTTTGGAGATTCTGGAAACCTTACAGTAAAGCTAAACGAACCAGGAGCAAGAGCAGCTTTTGCAGCTCGTCACCAATGTGATAAGAAAAAAGATAAAACAAAACCAGGATACTGGTCATGCAATATTGGAAGGTATTGGAAGTCTTTAGGAGGTAATAAAAATTTTAGTGGTTATTGGTAAAATGAGACCTTATAAACAGTTACAGACACAGGAGTACATTTATAGAAAATTTACTCAAAACATCCCAGAGCAAGAACTGGTATGGCACAGAGATCAGAATGACAGGGAAGTAGAAATACTAGAACCAACAGATTGGATGTTTCAGTTTGATAATGAATTACCTCAACCTCTAAAAGAAAAAGTATTCATACCAAAAGAGACGTACCATAGATTGATAAAAGGAACAGGATATTTAAACATAAGAATAAAAGAATACTAATGGTACAAGATATAATAGCAGGAATAATAGTACTAGGTGCTTTTGCAATTCTATTAAACACCTTACTATTTATAATTAAACCTAAGAAAAAGTAATATTAACTACAACATTCTAATGGACGGAGGAGACATAGCCTATTATTGGATAGCAGCAGTGCTTGCATTAGGTGTGTACTTAATTATCGAGGAATATAAAAGAAAGTAAATAATGAAAAGATCACAACTAGCAGAAATAATCAGAGAACAGTTACAAGGGTATTCAAAGTACATAGGTAAAACTAAAGGAGGTACTTCAGATGAGTTCATGCGAATCCTAACTGCAATAGCTAAAGAGGTGGATCAAGAAGAGTACGAAGGAGATGCTGAAAGAGGAAATGCAATTTTAGATAAAGCAAATCCGGATAATGTAGCTAGAATTACTAGAGGTGAAGATCCAATCTACGAAGAAGCTTCTAATAAAGTCTCTATAATGTTAGACGATTTAACTGTCGATAAGATCAAAGAAGTTTTTCCAAATTTTGGAGAAAAGTACGGACAGTTATCTTTCCCTAATCCTAGCGATTCATTAACCCAAATAAACTCAGAAGACAGTTTAGAAAGATGGAAAGACGGAACTAGAGAGGAGTATGGAAATGTGGAGGTAGTACTCTACCCAGAAGAAACAATCTGGTTCAATAAAGTAAAAATTAACAACCCAGAATTCATAGCAGATAAAGAAACATCTACTAGACGTAAAGCATCTTGGTTAGCTGGCGAAAGAGAAGCAGGAAGAACTGGAGGACTGGACTAATGATTAGCATTCATAAAATACTAAAAGAGGTAATCACACCAACTCAAGAATACCAAGAACTTGTTAACAATATTGTTGATGAAGGAGGAGAGTATTTAGGGGAAGGAGATTATGGAGCAGTATTTTTAGTAGGAGATAGAGTAAAAAAAGTAACTACTGATTCAGAAGAATTAGAAGATGCACAACAAATAAAAGGACAAAAGACTAAATACTTTGTATACATATACGATGTAGAGGTTAGAAATCCAAAACTAGGAATCATCACAATGGATAATCTAGAGCCTTTCACAGGGTCTGAACAAGATGTTCCAATCGATGATATAATGGAAGAAGCAGAAAAGTTAGGAATATACCCAGACTTAGAAGGACCAGGAGGTTCGATTAAGATGGATAACATAATGCAAGATAAGGCAGGTAGGATAAAGGTAGTAGACGTATAAAAATAATTAAAGAAAGGCTTGTTTATTCAAGTCTTTTTTTGTATCTTATATTTTAAAGTGTATACATACAAATATGAGTAGTCAAATACTATTAGGTTTTATTGAAAATATTCTAGGAAAGTCACACAAGAGAGCAAGGGAAAACTATGCTTTCACTTGTCCTAAATGCAATCACCATAAACCAAAATTAGAGATAAACTTTCACACAAATGAAAAAGGAGAGAATCCTTTCGAATGTTGGGTGTGTGGGTTCAAAGGCAGAACAATACGATCTCTACTAAAACAACTACAAGTACCAGCTGAACAAGCACATGAAATCCTAAAGTATATTGGAAGAGGAGAGGAGCGACAGTATGCTCCTGTAAAAGCAGTAGAACTTCCAAAAGAATTTCAACCAATATACAATGCATCAACAACTTCTATCATAGCAAATAAAGTAAGAAAGTATTTGTATAATAGAGGATTTACAGATAAAGATTTTATAAAATACAATATAGGATATTGCAATACGGGAGAATATGCAGGGAGGATCATAGTACCATCATACAATGAAAACAACCAGCTAAACTTCTTTGTTGCAAGAACATTTGAAGACGCATACCACAAATATAGAAATCCAGAAACATCAAAAGATATCATAGGATTCGAAAACTTAATCAATTGGAACATGCCAATAGTATTAGTTGAGGGAGTATTTGATGCTATTGCAGTGAGAAGAAACGCAGTACCAATTTTAGGTAAGAGCTTATCAACAGCTCTTATAAAGAAGATTGTATCAAGCGAATTAGAAGACATATACATTGCTTTGGATAAAGATGCATTTAAGAAAGCATTGCAATATACAGAGCAGTTTTTAAATATGGGAAAAAAAGTATATCTAATAGATATGCAAGACAAAGATCCAAGCGAGATGGGATTTGAAAAATTCACTCGTTACGTACAACAAGCAGAAGAAATGGACTTAGGAAAACTTCTTCGCTATAAATTATCATAACATGATACAAAAAGGAGCAAACATCTTATCGGAGCATTCGAAAAAGAGGTTAGATTTTAAACCTGAACTTAAGCAGATAAACTTCTTAGATAGGAGAGTTTACCAAAGATCGGAAGGGGTGTATTACCCATCGGTAACAACAGTACTACAACACATGCCAAAGAATAAGTTCTTTGAAAATTGGATTAAGGATGTAGGACACAATGCAGACATCATAATGAGAAGAGCAGGAGACGAAGGTACTCAGGTTCACAATGCAATTGAAGAGTTACTGGAAGGAAAAGAAGTTCAATGGATGGATGAGTATGGTAATGCTCGCTACAATGAATTAGTGTGGGGAATGATTCTTAAATTTAAACAATTCTGGGATATGGTAAAACCAGAGTTAATCTTCACAGAAGAGTTTACATTCTCAGACGAACACAAGTATGCAGGTACTGCCGATTTAGTTGTAAAGATAGATGGAGAGTATTGGTTGATCGATTTTAAAACATCAAACAGTTTACACAAGTCATACGATCTACAACTTGCAGCATATGCTAAGTCGATTGAAGAAACAAAAGGAATCAAAATTGATAGAACAGCTATCCTTTGGTTAAAAGCTTCAACACGAGGAGAAGATAAGAGTGGTAAAAAGATTCAAGGTAAAGGATGGGAATTAAAAGTAATAGATAACATTGAGGAAAACTTTGAACTATTCAAGTTAATCTATAAGCTGTATGAAATAGATAATCCATCAACAGAACCAAAATTCGCTACATACCCAACTACTATCAAACTTTAATACTATTTATTTAATATAATCGTTGGATATTCGAAATAATCTTCGTATATTTACAAACATTAAATAGATAACATGGGAGGAAACGTATTTGATAGTACAGCACCGATAAAGAAAGAGGATATTAAACCAACTCTATTAGAGTTCTTTAGACAGTTTAAAACAATATTTCCAAAAGCAGAACCATTCTTCAGAGAAATGAAGACGTTAGGATCTGTAGGAAAAAAAGATTATTCAGGGGACATCGACCTAGCACTTGCTGGGTCATCCTTTGATGATGTTGAGGATTGGGGATTGGATAGAGATCATATCATGAAACTTTTCGAAGGTTTCAAGAAAAGAGCTAGAACTTCTACTGATGATCAATTAATGAAAAGATCAGTTATAGTAGCAGTAGCAGAAAAGATTTCACAAGCTGATACAGAAATTATAGCAGACGTAAAAGGATCTTCAGCTGGAGCACTGTTCTTATTGTTTCCTCAATACGATGAAACTAAAGAAGCTGTAGGACAAAACGTTCAAATAGATGTAAATGTAGGAGATGTTGATTGGTTAGAATTCGCTTACCATTCAGCTACGTATTCAGGAAACGTAAAAGGATTGCATAGAACACAATTACTTGTATCACTATTCTCACATAAAGGGTATACATTTTCTCATAACTATGGTGTAAAGAGTAAAGAAACTCAAGAGATAGTAGCAAACACTCCACAGCAGGCAATAGAGTTGCTAAACAAATTATATGACCTAAATCTCGATAGAGATATCATAGGAGATTATTTCAAACTAATAGAAGCGTTAGAGGCAGGATTATCTCCACAGGATTTACATGCAGTGTATGATACTTATCTAAAAATATTAGACAGTACAAGAGCAGACATACCAGAAGACCTACAATCTTACTGGATAGACAACCAAGAAAGGTTAGCACTGAAAGGTAAATTCCTACCAGATAATTCAAACTTAATACAATATCAGAAATAATATGTCAGGAGTAGCAGGAGGAAATAGAATACTAAAGCAGGATGTACAAGCCACGTTCAACAAATACATAGACGAGGTACTTAAGCATATTCCTGGATTTAAAAAAGCTTCATTATCAGGATCTGTTAAAGCAGGGTCAAAAGCTGATTTTGGAGACTTAGACATAATCACTTGGTTTGAAGGAGATGATAAAAAGGAAGTAAAGCAAAGAATTATTGATGCAGTAACAAAACTTCCAAACAATATAATTGTTCCTTTTAAATCTGAAAAGTATACAGGAAGAAGATACTACAACTCAGGAGAATTAATCTCAGTACTATTTCCAATTGAAGGAAAAGCAGATGAATTTATTCAAGTAGATAACATAATTGCACTTACAGAAGAAGAGTCCGTATTTAAGGGGTCATTCTTAGATCTACCAGCAGAAAAACAAGGATTGTTAATTGGACTTGCAAAAGTTATTTTACTGGAGGAGAACCCTGATGAAGTATTTAGAAGAATGGGTATCTCAAATCTTCCACAACTTGAACAAGGAGAGGAGTATGAATTCAACCTATCATCAGTAAAATTATCTTTAAGAAAAGTAAAACTTGAAAACTTCAAAGAAGTAGCAAGAGAGGAGATTTGGTCAACAACTAATTGGGGTACTATTAAAATATTATTTAGAGGATTTAATATAGATGGATCTTTTGAAGACTTGTTGGACGATATTTCAAGAAAACTTACAAATGCTAGATCTAAAAATAGAATAGCAGGTATATTCAAATCAATGGTATCCGTTAAGTCAGGAGAAGTAGGAACAGCTAAAGGAAAAGGAAAAGAAGATGCACTTGAAAAAGTAGCACAAACTCTTTCAGAAGCTTTGGATGATCAATCAATAACAGTTGCACTATATGCAGGAGGATTTAAGCCACCACATAAAGCACACTTTGAAAATGCTAAACTGTTATCACAAAATGCAGATAAATTAATAATCTTTATTGGACCTAAAGTTCGAGAAGGAGTAAAAATTACTGCAGAACAATCAAAAGCTATTTGGGAAATTTATGCTAAGTATTTAGCAACACCTGTTGAAATTGTACTGAGTCAAGTTACACCAATCAAAGACATCTACGATTGGATAGATCAGAACCAACCAGAAGTTGATAAAATTATAACAGGAACGATGGCAGACGAAAAAGGAAAGTTTGCAAGCATCATTAAAAATACTGACAAGTATCCAAAAGTAGAATTGAAAGACTTACCTGTTATAGTGGCAAAAGAGGATGATAAATTCTCAGCAACACAAATAAGACAGTCAGAGCAATATTTAACAAGTGCTAAATGGACTCCAGCAGTACTATCAAAAGCAGATAAGCAAGCAGTTGTAGACATTGTTATGCCACAACAAGAACCATCAATTGAAGATAAGATGGTAGATACGATTGATGAAGTATTTGCAAGCTTTTTTCCGCAAACTGCTAAAAAGAAACAACTAAAAGAAGCAGGTGGACGTGCAATACCCTTACAACCTGCATCAGTAATTACATCCAAAGATAGAGGTGATCTGCAAGATCTATACAACTCACTAATACCAAGTGTTGATAGAAATATGTTCAATATGGAATTTCAACAAGACCGAATTGTTATTCTAACAAAACCAGGTAAAGATGTTCCATTTGATTACACACCAAGACAACAACCAATTAAAGAGCAAGAAGAGCAGCCATTTAATTACACAGAAAAGATAGCATCAATCTTAGAGTTTATGATTGATAGAGGTATGAATATACTACCTTTACCTGATATTAAACTTAAACAGGATCAAGAAGAAGCTTCAGACTTCTTTGGAAAAACAGCGTACTACAGACCAGACAGTATGGAAGTAGTACTATACACATTAGGAAGACATCCAAAAGATGTTTGTAGATCATTCACTCATGAAATGATTCACCATATTCAAAACCTAGAAGGAAGAATAGGTGGAGGTAGAATTAACACCAGTAATGTAAACGAGGATGAATATCTACAGGAGATAGAAAGAGAGGCATACTTAGAAGGTAACATGGTTTTCAGAGAATGGACAGATAGTTGCAAATATGGACAACAAAATAAACAGGTTATGGCAGAAGGTAAATACGACAAATTATCAAACATGGTTTCTTCGGATGTATTTAGAGCTTGGAAACAAGCAATAGATTCAGGAGAAGAAGGGGTAGAGTTTAAAAAAACATATGAAGCATTAGGCGGAAAGTTTGATGTAGAAGCAACTCTAGAATTAACTTTCGAAACAGAAAAAATGGAAGTTATTGACACAACTGGAGCAGGAACAGATAAGAAAGGAGATTTTATAAGAATCGACATAGATATCGATGAAGAAATGCTACCTGAGGGTTGGGAAGAAATCTCTATGACTCTAAAAGATATTGTAAGACATGAAATCGAACATCTTACACATAATATAGGAGGTCCTACATCTAATCCAAACAAAGGAATGGAAGATGATTCGGAGAAAAGAGATTGGATCAAAGCTAGAAAATCAAGAAGAAATCAATACTTTCATTTAGACAAAGAAATAGATGCAAACCTACAAGGACTACTATTCAGAGCTAAAAAAGAAAGAAAGCCTTTCGCAGATGTAGTCAACACATATTTAGACTCACAAGAATTAGGTCCAAGACAAAAACAAAAAATATTAAAATTGTGGCGTGACAGAATGCCAGCATTAGGAATAAGACAAACATTATAAAAGTAAAAAGGTTATGGGAAATTTAGTAGATTTATTATTGACAGAAGAAGACTTCAATCCACCGTATAAGATATACTGTGATATGGATGGAGTGTTAACGAATTTTGAAAAAAGATTTGTTGACATGCTAAAACAAGAAGGTCCAAAATATTACTCAAAAGAAGTAATTGCAAAAGTTACGAGACCTAAGCACTTTAGTGCACTAGAAGGAGAAACTGAGTTTTGGAACTTTATAGACAACCACTTAGGAGTAGAATTCTGGTCAGGAATGGAATGGATGCCAAATGGTAGACAGTTGTGGAATTTTATACAACCATACAATCCTACAATATTAACTTCACCATCGAGACAGAATACTTCGAGACTTGGAAAAAGACTGTGGGTAAAAGACCACTTAGTACCAGCTCCTCCTGTAGAATTTAGATTTGGAGATGCTAAGTCGGATTTTGCAAATGAAAAAGCTATATTAATAGATGACAAACCTTCCAACCTATCAGCATTTGCTAGTAAAGGAGGGATAGCATTAGAGGTAAAAGATGGAGAAATCCAATCGGTTATTAATAAATTAAAACAACTCGGTTATGGGCGAAAGCTTACTTAAAAAAGAATTCAAATCAAGAGACGTAAACAGAGCTAGAAATTTAATATCAAAGGATTACTCAGCAAAGACAGTAGATGGAATAGGATACTCCAAAGCACAAGTTGCGTACAAAGAGGGTGATGTGTGGGAAGAGAACGGAAGAACCTGGACAATCAAAAATGGAATCAGACAGAATATAACAAAGCTAGATGCTGCTAAAAAAGCAATGCAGATACCACTAGCATGTCCAAAGTGTGGAGGTCCAATGAATTACCACCTCAGCCAGAAAATGTATAAGATTCATAAGATGTGTTTTAATTGTGTCATAGATTACGAAGCACAGTTGAAAAGAGCAGGACTTTATGATGCATACGAAAAGGCAATGATACAAGGCAGCTTAAGAGCTTTCATGAGAGATGTAGAGCAATTTGTATTAGATAGCATAAGCGACGTTGACACATTTGTAACAGAGCAAGGAGATATTGAAAACTGGAACAGTAACAAACATCATACAGATACAAAACTAACACAAGATCTTAAAGAATTTCTACAACACGTTAAAAAGCATTTAGAAGATTAGAGATATTTATTGTAAAAAGATAAATTCTCATGGCAAAAGTAAAAGCAGCTTCTACAGTTACAAAAGTAGATAAACCGAAAGTATCAAGACCAGGTGTTCACGCTAAATCTAAAACATCTTCGTTAAAGAGTTCTAAAAACTATAAAAAACTTTACCGTGGGCAAGGTAAATAACACATACCTACAGCAAGTACTAAAAGAAGTTCTTAGCGAAAAAGCAAAAGGATCAGATGGTAAGGCTTGTTGGAAAGGGTACAGGTATGGAGGTACAAAAGACGGGAAAGACATCTGTATAAAAATTACAGAAGAAAGTCTGGATGCTTCGACACCTGCTCCCAACAACATACCAGGAGGTCTAGCACAACATGCCACTATAGGAGATTTAGCTGCAATGCACAAACTTCCTTTAGATCAAATCATAAAGCAAATAATAAAAGGAGTAAAGGTAGAATCAGAACACACAACAGATTTGGATATTGCTATGGAAATAGCTTTTGACCATGTGTATGAAGATCCTAAATATTACGATAAACTTTCTTCAATAGAATAGTATTTATATACTTACATAAAAAATTACTATTTATTTGTATATATGATTAAAAATAACTATCTTTAGATATTACAATATGAAAAAATTAATGCAACTACTTGAAGCAGGAGAAAAAACAGCCTTTATACAAACATCAAAAGGTGAAAAGAAAACAATTGACTACAAATCTGATCAAGATCTAAAAGACATAAAAGACAATCAAGATATTAAGTCAATAAGTACTGGAGATGGTAAGAAGATTAAAGAGCAAGTAGGAGGAACTTACACTACTCAAGAATCTGCAGCTGTGGGAAAAGAAGTAGCTAAATCATTAATTAAAGTTCTAAGAGCTCAAGGAGATGAGCTAAAAAGTATTAAACTAACAGGATTAGGAGTAAACAAATTCAACATCCACGTTGAGTATGGACAAGACAAAGGTCAAGACACGTTCAGATTTACACTAAACCCAGACACCAAAGCAATCCACCTAGATTTAGGAAATGAGGATATTCAATTATCAGATTTCATAATCACTCAAGGAAATGAAGTATCACTTCCAACGCCAGCATTAGAGGATAAATTATCAGATGCGATGGTAAAATATGTATCGCAACCTTCAGATGAAGAGTATGATGATATGGCAGCAATGCAAACACCAACAGATCCTTCACAGCTTGCAAGAGAGTTGAATGAAAAGAAGTTAGAAGACCTAACAGGAGATGGTGAAATAACTAGAGCGGATGTACTAAAAGGAAGAGGAGTTAAATTTAAAAACGAAGATCTAGATGTAGGACATCAGGATGATGAACCTGCAATGCTTAAGAAAGATGTTTATCGAATTGCTAAGATGGCTTCTATGTTATACAAGCAACTTGACAACTACGATAACGAACAGGAGGTAGATTTTCCACACTGGTGGCAAGCAAAAATTATAAAAGCATACGATTACCTTCAAGCAGCTTACGGATACTTAGATGGTGAAGAGAAAGTACAACAGATGGACAATACAGTAGTGGCAACTATGGCGTTGAACGAAAAGAAAGGTACTTGCTGTCACAAATGTGGACATGTTCATGTAAAAGGAACACCACACCCTACTCCATACTTCACAGGTAAACAAAACTGTAAATACGACAAAGTAGATGAAGCAGCAGCACCAGCAGATGTAGCAGCCTTGCAAAAAGCACAACAATCAGCAACCTCAGTACAATCTAAACTAAAGAACATAAACAATATAACAGAGTTTCAAGCAGCATTCGAGGAGTGGATAAAATCAACAGGAGTACCTCCAGGAAAAATTGGAAGAGGATCGTTAGAGGCTGCAATTAGAAAATCTTTTGTTAATTTAGGATACAAATAATGGCTAAAGTAGAGCTAAAGACATATGGTGATATAAAAAACATAATAAACAAACTCACAAAAAAGAATTTGTTTAATAATGTTAAAGGAACACTGCAGGACCAAGGAGTAGACATAGCTGTCGACTTACTAGGAGCTGTAATACCGGGAATAGGAGCTGCGAAAAAAACATGGGACATTTTCAAAGCAATAGGAAGTAAACCAGACACACAAAAGACAAATACTTGGCTAGATAAATTAGATATAGATGATCAAACAGCAGCGATAGTAGATGATACTGTTGAAGCAGGATTCTTCCAAGAACTATCAGACACGATATCGAGAATACCAGATGAAACTCCTTTAGATAATTCGTTTGATATAAATGTAAGATTCGAAGAATATTTAAAAAAGAAATATAAAGGACACTTTGTAGCACCTGTAAAAGAGAATAAGATGAATAAAGCACAATTAAGGAACATAATAATAGAAGCATATGTACAAGCTCTTACAGAAGTAGAAGCACCTGTACTAAAAACATCAACGCAAGAAATCTTAGGAAAATTTCCAACAGTAAAGAAAACTTTAGTATCTTTATTCACACACGAATTTGATGAGTTCGTAGAAGATGTAAAATGGACAGTTCCAAAACCATCTACTTTTATGGTTGCTCTTAAAAATGGACAGACATTTGACTTAAGATGGACAGGAAAAGGATTCGAAGCAAACATTGAAGGCAAAAGATATTTCCTAAACAACACATCAGATTACCAACAAGCTCTTGATAGTATTAACAGAATACTTAAAGACGGACCAATCTCACAAGGTGAAGAGCCAGGAGGAGATGCTTTTGCAGCTGAACCACCAGTAGATGCAGCAGCACCTGCAGCAGGAGGAGCAGAAGAAGCACCAGCAGATTTTGGAGCAGAAGAACCAGGAGCAGAAGCAGGAGGAGCAGAAGATGAAACACCAACATCACTATAATGAACGTAGTAGATAAGATAGTTACAGAATGGGCCTTCCGCTGTAAGAAAGGATACCCAGACGTGAATAATCCTGACGATATGAAAATATTGAAAGAGATTTATTCCGAATTTGGTATCAGACTGAACGAAGAGGACCAACCTCAACAAAACAATATATCTTTTCAAAATTTACAAGATCTTATTGATGCCAGAAAGACAGAGCTAACACAAGATCAGATAAACAACCTGTATAAGATTGTAAGTAAGACAGGAAATGGATATACTAAGTCACTTTTAACTGCTTTAGAGCAAACTAAGAAATTAAACCATCAACAAGCACTAATTGTGGCAAGCTACGCAGATAAGTATCACTTTGAAGATAAAGTACTTGACTCAATCAACAATCCTGCCAACACATTTGACAGCTTAGGATCAGAAGGTAATCTATCAACAAAGCTGCAACAACTAACTGGTATAGATGCTACCTACATAAATGCAATAATAGGATTGACAGTAGGAGCAGGACAAAAATCTGTAGGTAAAGGAGAGATTGCAGTAATAGCATTTTTACACGACACAAGTAGTCCAAAAAAAGGAGATGTGCAAGCAGGTAGTAAGGTTATTGAGTTTAAAGGAAAAGATGCAATCCTTGCAGTAGCAAAACATATATCAAGAGGCTACACAGCTGATAAGATATTGACGGATATGGCTAGAGTGTTGGATGTCCCTGAAGATGAAGTGGCAAGTTTTAAACAAGGAGGAGGAGTTTGGACTGACAAGTTGATTAGACACACTCAAGATAAATCACAAATTCAGAAAGTATTAGACAAGTTCTATAAAGGTGCAATTAAGATAGGTGATGCAGACACGACATCAGTAACTGCCGTTAGATCGCAGATAGCAAAGGAACTTGCTAAAGATTACATAAAGACTATCAATGAACCAATATTCTTTTTTAATGAAGACAGAGACTATAAAATATTCTACACAGAAGACGATATAGCAGCTGCAGTAGGTACAGATGTATTTGTAACAGCATTCTCAGATTTGGTACCTAGATTATCATTTACAAAAGTGACAACGGAAAAATAAACTATTTATAAACAAAAATAAACTACAATGGCAGATAATTTTAATTTAAGATCATTCTTAACAGAGAATAAACTTACAAAAAACGCAAAGCTTGTTAAAGAAGCAAGAGTAGACGGATTTGATGAGAATCAAAAAGCTTTCCAAGTAAGCTTCGTAAACAAATACGGAGGAGGAGACTCTAGAATACTAAATGCAGAAACACCAGAACAAGCAGAAGAGGCTTTTGCAGATATCTTTGCAGACAACCCAGACTTTGTACAGTCAATAAAATCAGTACAACCTTACCAAGTACCAGCTGCTAAACCACAAGCAGAACCACAACCAGGATTAGAAGGGGTAAATTATAAATCTATTCAGATAGATGGAATCGACCCAGACGATTATCCTGACTTTGTAGATGCATATATTGTATCTGCAGAATTTGAAGATGGAACTCCTTTAAGTGAGGAAGAGTTGGAGCAATTAACAGACGAATTATACCAATCAGGAGAGTTAGGAGACATGGCTGCTCAATCACTTTATGAAGGTAAAAAGAAACCAGTAATGGAAGCTACTCTAACTGCTAAAGAAAGACGTTTAGTAGAGATGGTTCAAGATGCTTTAGGAGTAACTAAAGAAGCACATCAAAATGCAGACCCAAATGTACCTAATGATTCTACAGACATGGCTATCGATATGATGAAAAACGGCTTACCTGAAGGAGATGAAATGGTAGATGAACAACCTCTTCCAAAATATGAGAACATCGAAAAATTAATGCAAGAGATTGAAGCAGGTACTAACGAAGCAGCACATTCTTATAAAATGAAAAGAATGAAAGAAATTGCTGAGGTCTTAGAAGCTAAAGTAGGATCTTTAGAAGAAGGTGAAGGAGCAGATTTCGTAGATGCTAAAAAAGTAAAGCAAATGAAAAAAGATATCATGACTTTAAGAAAGCAAGCTGAAAAACTTGAAAAAGAGTATGAGAAAAAATTTGCTAAAAAAGAAGACAAAAAAGAAGAGAAGTAATTCTCAAATAATAGACAAGCCCACCCCTTAAAGGTGGGTTTTTTTATTTCCACTATTTATTATATATAAGTATATAATATGAGTCAACAAGATATAAAACAGATAGTAGCTCAAGAGTATTTAAAATGTTCTAAGGATCCGGCCTACTTCATGAAGAAGTATTGTCACATACAACATCCAACTCGAGGTAGGATCCTATTCAACCTATACCCATTCCAGGAAGGAGTTCTACAACTTTTCAGAGACAGTCAAAACATTGTCACATTAAAATCAAGACAACTTGGTATTTCAACACTAGCATCAGGATACTCGCTATGGCTGATGTTATTCCATAAAGATAAAAACGTACTAGCACTAGCAACAACCCAAGCAACAGCTAGAAACCTTGTAACCAAAACAATTTTCATGTATGAGAATTTACCAAAGTGGTTACAATTACCTTTTACGGAAAAGAATAAGTTATCACTTAGACTTAAAAATGGTTCTAAAATAACTGCTAAATCGTCAAACTCTGATGCAGCTCGTTCTGAAGCGGTATCACTTTTGTTAATTGATGAGGCAGCTTTCATCGATAACATTGAAGAAACGTTTACTGCAGCACAACAGACTCTTGCAACAGGGGGTCAATGTATGGCACTTTCAACTCCAAACGGTATTGGTAACTGGTTTCACAAAACATGGGAAAAAGCAGAAGGAGGAGAGAATTCATTTGTACCAGTAAAACTACCATGGACAGTTCACCCTGAAAGAGATCAATCTTGGAGAGACAGACAAGATGCGGATTTAGGACCTAGAATGGCAGCACAGGAATGTGATTGTGACTTCCTATCATCAGGAGACTCTGTTGTAGAACCAGAGATACTTTCGTTCTATGAAGAAACTTATGTAAAAGATCCAACAGAAAGAAGAGGAGTGGATGGTAATTTGTGGATATGGGAATCACCTGACTACCAAAAATCGTATATGGTAGTAGCCGACGTTTCTAGAGGGGACTCTACTGACTACTCAACCTTTCACATATTTGATATAGAGAATTGTGTACAGGTAGGAGAGTACAAAGGAAAAATATCACCAAAAGAATTTGGAAACGTATTAGTAGGAATAGCCTCAGAATACAATGATGCACTACTGGTAATAGAGAATGCAAACATAGGATGGGCAACTATTGAACAAGTATTGGAAAGAGAATATAAAAATCTATACTACTCATCGAGATCAGAGACTGAAACAGTTGAATCTTATATGGCTAAATTCGAAAGAGACAAATTAGTACCTGGATTTACAATGTCAATGAAGTCGAGACCTCTAGTAATTGCCAAACTTACAGAATACGTCAGAGAGAAATCAGTAATCATACAATCAAAAAGATCTGTATCAGAACTACGAGTATTTGTATGGAAAAATGGAAAAGCTCAAGCACAGGTAGGATACAATGATGACTTAGTAATGGCATTAGCAACAGCTCTATATGTTAGAGATACTGCAGTTAGAATGAGACAGCAAGGGATGGATTTAGCAAGAGCACAGCTATCATCTTTCACAAATATCAACCAAAGAACTAATAATGCTGTCTACAACGTTGCACCAATGCAAAACAATCCGTATCTTATGAAGACAGCCAATGGTGAAGAGGATCTTCGATGGCTATTAGGATAAAGCACTATTTATAAATAAACAAATTCACAAATGGCAGAAACAAATCTATTCTCGTCTTTACAGAGACTGTTCTCTACAGACATACTTGTAAGGAATGTAGGAGGAGATCAATTGAAGATTGCAGATACTAACAATATACAAACTACAGGAAAGTATCAAACAAATGCACTACTTGATAGATTTTCGAGATTATACATATACAATAACAAGAATATATTTAATCCAAACTTAAACTACCAAACACTAAGGGTTCAACTATACTCAGACTATGAAGCAATGGACACTGATCCACTTATTGCATCAACATTAGACATTTTAGCAGATGAGGCAAGTTTAAAGAATGACATGGGTGAGGTTTTATCCATTAAATCATCAGACGAAAACATTCAAAGAGTTTTATATAACCTATACTACGACATTCTTAATATAGAATTTAACCTATGGTCTTGGACACGTAATATGTGTAAGTATGGTGACTTCTTTTTAAAATTAGAAATATCAGAAGAGTTTGGAGTATACAATGTGTTACCATATACAGTGTACCACATGTCAAGATTTGAAGGAGTTGACAAAGACAACCCAACAAAAGTACAGTTTGTAATTGACCCAGACGGATTAGCATCATCAGCAGATCCAAACTACATCCCAAACTCAAACAGACAAGTAATCACACTTGACAACTACGAAGTTGCTCACTTCAGATTAATATCAGATACAAATTACCTACCATACGGTCGATCTTATATTGAACCAGCTCGTAAAATTTACAAACAATTAACTCTTATGGAGGATGCAATGTTGATTCACAGAATCATGAGAGCTCCTGAAAAGAGAACGTTCTTTGTTAATGTAGGACAAATTCCACCAAATGAAGTTGAGCAGTTCATGCAAAAGACTATCAGCAACATTAAGAAAACTCCTTATGTAGATCCTCAAACAGGACAGTACAATTTACGTTTCAACATGCAAAACATGATGGAAGACTTCTACATACCAGTAAGAGGAGGGGATGCAACTACAAGAATTGAGACTACAAAAGGACTTGAGTACGATGGTACAAATGATATCGAGTACTTAAGAGATAAACTTTTTGCTGCATTAAAAGTGCCAAAAGCATACTTTGGATTTGAAAAAGATCTAACAGGTAAAGCAACTTTAGCAGCAGAAGATATTCGATTTGCTAGATCAGTAGAAAGAATTCAAAGAATTATAGAAAGTGAATTAACTAAAATTGGATTAGTACACTTATATGCTCAAGGATTTAAAGGTGAATCTTTAACCAACTTTGAGATTAAATTAACAAATCCATCTATAATTTTTGAACAAGAGAAAGTAGCTCTACTAAAAGAGAAGATTGATCTTGCTCGTCAAATGCAAGAAACAAAACTGTTCTCTTCAGATTATATTTACGATAACATCTTCAACTTATCAGAAGATACTTACAACGAAATGAGAGAGCTTGTAAGAGAAGATGCTAAGAGAGAGTTTAGAATATCTCAGATTGAGAACGAAGGAAACGATCCAATTGTATCAGGACAATCTTATGGAACACCTCACGATCTAGCTTCTTTATATGGAGACAGACCAAGAGGAGAAGTTCCTACAGGATATGATGAAAGAGATGCACAACCAGAAGGCCGACCAAGAGAAAAAATGTCAATACTAGGAACACAAGCTGATCCAGCAGGAGGAAGAGACAGATTAGGAGTACAGGGAATGAAAGGTGGCAATCCAAGTGATGCAGAAAATGTAAAAGAAGGACTAAACAATACTCAAGCAGTGTTCTTAAGAAATAAAGATATCTTTCATTCAACTAAGAAATTAATTTTCGAAAAAGCACAAGAAAGCGAGTCAGATTTACTTAACGAAGATAATATTAAAGATTTAGATAATCAATAGATATTTATAACAAACACATAAATACTGTGAAGATAAAACATTCGAAATATAAGAATACTGGATTGATATTCGAACTACTTGTAAAACAAGTGGCAGCAGACACCTTATCTAGGAAAGAATCACCGGCAATAAAAGTAATCAAAAAATTCTATACAGGAAATACTGCATTAGTAAAAGAGTTTAAACTATACGACTTTGTATTAAAAAATAAAGGAGTAGGTTCAAGAAAAGCAGATACAATTGTGTCTACTATTGTTGAGATTTCAAGAAAATTAGATAACGAGGCTTTGAAAAAACAAAAGTACGAGTTAATTAAAGAACTTAAATCCCACTATAACTTGGAGGAATTCTTTTCGATGAAAGTGGAAAACTATAAACCATTAGCAGCACTTTACTGTTTACTAGAAGCACAAAATACTCCAACATTACTAGACCCAGCTGTATTTGTTAACAATAAGACTACAATCTTAGAGCACCTTACACAGACAAAACAGTCACAAGGAAAGGTAACAGACACACTTATAGAAGAGTATTCTAAATTTGACAAAGACCTAAGACTTCTTACGTATAAAATTTTACTAGAGAAATTTAACGACAGATACAAAGATCTACTCCCAGAACAGAAAAATATTTTAAAAGAATTCATAACAGCAGCAAGTTCTTCTACTAGATTACGAAATGTAGTTAATGAGCAAATTGAAATATTAAGAAATACTGTTGAGCAGTTGAAAGAAAAAGTAACCGATAGTGTTGTTCGAATCAAATTAGAAGAAATTCACAAAGGAATGCACACTGTTAAGAATACTCAAAAAGTAGATGATAGCCACTTGGTATCTCTAATGCAGTATTACGACTTGGTAAATGAATTAGCAGTACTATGAAAAAGTCACAAGTAGCTGAAATAATTAAAGAAGTACTAGACGAAATGAGTGTCACAGGAGCTATAGGAGGATATCTAACTCCAAAAGCTTTTTCAAAAAAAGGACAAGGAAAGAATGCAGCAACAAAGACAGCAGAAAGACTAGGATATAAAACAGTTGCGAGACCAAAAAGACCTTCACATACAAAAATGTTTGATTACTTAGACGAAAATAAATAATATGAGAACTTTACAAGAAAAATATAATGCAATTCAAGAGGGGAACTTCTCTAAAGAGCAATTCCTAGTAGAAGCTAGAATGCAACACCCACAATTCGTAACTCGATTCAATGGATATGATGATGCCGTTCAGATCCTTAAGAACAGAGGAATGATTCAAGAAGCAGTAGTGGAAGAGGCTAGACTTACAAAAAACAACTTAGCAGATTATAGATACAAGCCAACCAACGAAATGGACAAGTATCCATACGAACAAATCTTAAGAGGATTAAGAGTTGAGCTTGAAGTAATGGGAGTTCAAGGTACTCCATCAGCAGATGAGTATGCAAAAGCATTAGCAAAAGTATCTAAAAACTTAGCAAAAGATTCAATCTTTTATACAAACCAATTAGCAGGTAATAATAAGAAAGTAGATCTTCACGATAAAATGGTCGCAGTAACAGCAAAAAACACTGTAGATACGTTCAATGGAATGAAGAAACTAAAAGACCTTAAAGAGGATCATTCTAAAAATCCAGACGACAAATATGTTGTTCGTCCTTGTAAAAACAAAAAAGAGCCTTGGGCTGTTTGGGAAGGTGAGACAAGAGTAAAAGGATTTGCTACAAAAGAAGAAGCTAAAGAGTACGCAGATTCTCAAAACAACAAACAAGGATTGACTGAAAGCGTTTTAAAAGAAGGAATTAAAAACCTTATCAAAAAAGCTTTGATGGAAAATGAAGAGGATGTTTACGAAATGCAAGGACCAAAAGAAGATTCAGAATACAAAAGTGAATTAGCAGATTACCTAGATGATAATCAAATCTACGGATATACAGACAGAATTCACGACATAATGACAGGTCCAGATGAAGCTGATGCATTAGAGAGATTAGAAGATTACTTAAAAGAAGAAGGAATCTACGGATACACTAGAGCAATCGAAAGCATCTATGCAGACTATCCTTATGATCAACACTGGATGAATCAACCAGATGAAGAAGAAGATGATGTATCCCACCCAAGAGGTTATGAAGAAGCTAGTGATGAAGAAAGTTTTGAAGACTTATTTGAAACAGTATCATTAAAAGATTTACTATAATGAACAATCCACTATTAATAAACGTAACTCCTTTCAAAGGACTTCTTACCGAATCAAAAACCAAACCAGGTGTTTTTGAGGTAGTAGGAATTATGCAAAGAGCAGGAGCTAAGAACCAAAACGGAAGAATCTACAAAAGAGAAATACTTGAAGATCAAGTAAGAGCCTACGTAGAAAACTTTGTTAAAGTTGGAAATGCTTATGGAGAATTAGATCACCCAGAATCAGCAATCGTATCTTTAAAGAATGCATCCCACGTTGTAAAAGACTTATGGTGGGAAGGTGATGACTTAATGGGTAAAGTAGAATTACTAAACACACCTTCAGGAAATATCGTAAAAGAGATATTAAGAGGAGGACATACAATAGGAATCTCTTCAAGAGGAACAGGATCAGTATCACAAACAAACGAAGGAACTTTAATGGTTCAACCAGACTTTGAATTAGTATGCTGGGATTTCGTTTCTAATCCTTCTACACAAGGAGCTTTCATGAATCCAATTTCACTAAACGAAGGAAAAGTACAAGTAGGAAAATACGATAGATTAGATTCTATCATTAACAACATACTAAGAGCATAATGGAAAGTAATTTTGACATACATAAGTGGCAAGCAAACTACTTAAATAAATCAATTCTAAACGAGGAGTCAGCTCAAGCCATTACAGCTCAACAGGTACAAAAGCATTTACAATCTGCCTTAGCAACACTAGAGCAATACAAGCAGCAGAATCAAATACCTTCAAATGAAAGTGAATTCAACGACATTGAGGCCACGTTAGAGGAAGTGATTACGACATTAGACCTTGTAAAATAATAAACACACCCACCCCAAAAAGGTGGGTTTTTTATGTTTTGTAAAACAGTATATATTTATTTAAGAATATATCACGATCCTTATGTGATATCTACTACAAAGTAAAACATTATTACGCTTCAAAATTCTACAATAAGCGTACGACAAACAAACAAAAATTATGTCAAACAAAGATTTATTTAAGCAAGCTATTGCTGAAGCTAAAACTATTCGTGAAGCTGCAATTGCTAATGCTAAAGAAGCTTTAGAAGAATCATTGACACCTCATTTAAAAGAAATGTTAGCTCAAAAACTTCAAGAAATGGAAGACAAAGCAGATGACATGGAAGAAGAAATTGTAAATGAAGAGGATATGATCAACGACCCTGAAGGTGATACTGCACACGGAAACGTAGCAGAAGCTGAAGAGGAAGAAGAAGGAGCAGAAGAAGCAGAAGGCGAAGAAGCTGAAGAAGAGGGTGAAGAAGAAGGCGAAGAAGCTGAAGAAGAAGAAGAGTTAGATCTTGAAAACATGTCTGTTGAGGAATTCAAAGACTTAGTTAGAGATATCGTAGCTCAAGAAATTGGTCACGAAGAATCAGAAGAAGAATTACCAGGTGAAGAAGCTCCAGAAGGAGGTGAAGATATGGTAGGAATGGATTCTGAAGAAGAGATCGACATTAACGAACTTTTAGCTGAATTAGCTGAAATGGACGGTGAAGTTGAAGAAGAAATGGTAAACGAAAGCCTTTTAGGTTCAGTAGTTGACTTATTAGGAGTAAGTAACTCTCAAGCACAAATGATACTAGGTGTTATTGGAGCTATGGGACTTACAGGTGCATCTGCAGCAATGGCTAAAGTTCAGGATATGGCTCTAAAAGGAGTTTTTGGTCCAAGCATAAAAGCTAAAGCTGAAGGACTTGCCAAATTAGGTAAAGCAGCAGGAGACACTACTCAACAAAAAGAAGGAGTTGACGAAGCAGTCTTAAACGAAAGTCTTATGGGACAAGTAGTTGACTTGTTAGGAGTAACTAATTCTCAAGCAGAGATGATTCTTGGAGTATTAGGAGCTATGGGACTTACAACAGCAACAGCTGTTATGTCTAAAGTGAATGATATGGCAAAAAAAGGAATCTTCGGTAAGAGAACACAAGCAGGAGCTCAGAGCCTTGAAAAATTAGGATCAGCAGCAGCAGACGTTACTCAACAAAGAGAAGGAGCAGAACTAGAGGAAGCATTGGAAACAGTAGCAGAATTAAGAACTCAACTTCAAGAAGTTAACCTTCTAAACGCTAAATTACTTTATGTAAATAAAGTATTCAAAGCAAACAATTTAACTGAATCTCAAAAAGTAAATGTTGTCGCAGCATTTGACAAAGCAGAGACAGTTAAAGAAGTAAAATTAGTTTTCGAAACAGTTTCTAAAAATGTAGTTGCAAAACCAGCAGCTATTAAGGAACACAAATCATTTGCATCTAAAGCAGCAGGTACTGCAGCAACTGCAGGTAAGAAAGAAATTATTTCTGAAGTATCTGAGCAAGTAGCTAGATGGCAAAAATTAGCAGGAATTATAAAATAACAACAAATCTCAAAAATTCAATTAAACAAAATGGAATTAAATCAATTATTAGAGAGCTCTAACAACTACAAGACTTTACAAGCAGATGCTGCTCGTTTATCTGGTAAATGGGGTGCTACAGGTTTATTAGAAGGAATTTCTAATGAAATCGAGAAAAACAACATGGCTATGATTCTTGAGAATCAAGCAAAACAATTAGTATCTGAAGCTAACGTAACTGGAAACGGTGCAATGGGTACAGGTACAGCTAACGCTGAACAATGGGCTGGAGTTGCTTTACCATTAGTACGTAAAGTATTCGCTCAAATCGCTTCTAAAGATTTCGTTTCTGTTCAACCAATGAACTTACCTTCAGGTCTAGTATTCTACTTAGACTTCAAATATGGTACAGCAGTACAAGGAAGAACAACTTCAGAAAGCTTATATGGTAATGTTTCTAACGCTAACGCTAAAATGTCAGTTGACGAAGAAGTATCAGAAGGTCTTTACGGAGCAGGAAAATTCGGATACTCTATCAACACTGCATCATTTGCAATTGCTGCTACAGGGTTAAACGCAACATTAGCTACAGGTAAATTCACAACTGCATCAGTTAACTTAAACACAAACTTCTCAGACTTCGGATACGATGTAGACTTCTCAGCATCTATTGCTGCAGCAGGAAACGGAGCTAACGTTAAAAAAGTAACTATCTTAGCGACAGACTTAACTCGTCCTGACTTAGAAGCTGTTAGAGCATTTATCTTAACATCAACAAACGCTGCAACAGATTTCGGAACAGTTTACAATGAGTACACTAAATACAATTCTGCAACAAGTGCAATTTCTTTCATTACTGTAGGAAGTACAGATATTGATGCAAATACAGCTTTAGGCTTGAAATATATTGCTCAACCAACTGACACTACAAGAGGTGATTTCGAAGACGAATCAAACAACACATCTGGTGCTCCAATTTCTATCCCAGAAATCAACGTATCATTAGCTTCTGAAGCAATTGTTGCTAAAACAAGAAAATTAAAAGCTCAATGGACTCCAGAGTTCGCACAAGATTTGAATGCTTACCATTCAATTGATGCTGAAGCAGAATTAACATCATTATTATCTGAGTACATCTCTATGGAGATCGATTTAGAGTTATTAGATATGTTAATCCAAGATGCAGCTACAACTGAAAGATGGTCAGCTGAGAATAACAAAGTATGGAACGGATCAACTTGGTCAACAGCTGGATCTGATTTCTACAATACTCAAGGACAATGGTTCCAAACTTTAGGAACTAAAATCCAAAAAGTATCTAACAAAATTCACCAAAAAACTTTAAGAGGTGGAGCTAACTTCTTAGTATGTTCTCCAACTGTAGCTACTATCTTAGAATCAATTCCTGGATATGCAGCTGATACAAACGGTGACAAATTAGAATTCGCAATGGGAGTTCAGAAAGTAGGTAACTTAAACTCTAGATATAAAGTTTACAAAAACCCTTACATGACTGAAAACGTAATCTTAATGGGTTACAGAGGATCTCAATTCTTGGAAACAGGAGCTGTTTATTCTCCATACGTTCCATTGATCATGACTCCATTAGTATACGATCCAGAAACCTTCACTCCAAGAAAAGGTATCATGACTCGTTACGCTAAGAAAATGATCAGACCAGAATTCTACGGTAAAGTATTCGTTAGCGACTTAGCTACTGTATAATTTATAACAGAATAAATAACTAAAGAGGACTTCGGTCCTCTTTTTTTATATAAGAAAGTTTCGTATATTTATTAGAAACAAATAAACGTTTCAATATGGCTTCAAACCATCACACTGATGAAGTTTTCACTCCAAAGAGAAAACCGAAAAACCCAATTAAGTTCCAACTCCAACTTAATGAAGAACAAAAACTAGCAAAAGCACTTATCGTAGAAAATCCAGTAGTCGTTCTAAAAGGAATGGCAGGTTCAGGAAAAACTTTAGTAGCAGTACAAGCAGCCCTCGACATGTTGTTTAGCAGAGAGGTAGAAAAGATTATCATAACCAGACCCACCGTAGCTAAGGAAGAGTTAGGATTCCTACCAGGAGATCTTAAAGAAAAGATGGATCCGTGGTTAGCACCGATATATCACAACTTATATATGCTGTATGGTAAGGATAAGGTAGATAAGGAAATAGAATACGGTAACATAGAAATTGTACCATTCGCATTTATGAGAGGTAGAACATTTGTTAATGCATTTGTAATTGTAGATGAAGCACAAAATGTTACTCAAGACCAAATGGAAACAGTACTAGGAAGACTTGGTAAAGGATCCAAGATGGTAATATGTGGAGACTTAGCTCAAATAGATTTAAAAGTAAAGAAAGAAACAGGGTTTTCTTTCCTAACAAGAGTGGAAGAACAAGTAGCAGGATTCAGAATCTTTGCATTAAAACAGAACCATAGACACGAAATAGTATCTCCAATCCTAAAAGTCTACCAAGACTTCAGGGACTAAAGTAAGTTGCTATTTATAAATAAACTATTTTGTAATGGCAAAATTTACATACTTTATAAGAGAAAGGGTTAAATTAAACGGAGTTGAAAGAGGTACAAACTTTGAGACATCAATAGATGACATAAAATATGCAGACAGCAGAGTCATGCAGATACCCTCAGGATCAGTTACTGAAATACTAAACTTAGCAGCACTTCCAGGAGCAGGTACATTTGTTTCAAGTAGTGTTAGATATGCTAGGGTAACCAACTTCTCAACAGGATCAATAAATTTACAAGTATCAGGATCTACAGCACAGTTTAACTTTTTACTTCAAGGAAGTGGAAGTTTTATGTTTAGCTCTGAATATGTTAACGAAACATTTTCAAATTTTGAGTACGGGGACCTTAGATCAATAAAAGCAACACCAGAAGACAGTGAAGCAACTATTGGATACTTTATAGCAACAACTTAATACAACAGCAATTATGGCAAACGTACAGATATGGAATGGAACTACCAACTTCATAGCAGGACAGTCAACTCCGTTTGGATTTTATGACGATGATTTGTCATTCCAAGAGGATGCTCCTAAAGTAGCACGTTATTGTGCAGAGAAACTAGGATGGCCTGTATTAGATGTTGAGCTAGATGAGAGACAATTCTACACTGCATTCGAAGAAGCAGTAACAGCATATGGAAAAGAGGTAATTGAAGCTATCACAGCTGAGACAATCTCATCTCAATTAGGAGGAAGTGCTAGTGGTAATGCAGTAAACCAGACAATATTCAGACCTAGCTTACAGAGAACAATTCAATTTAGTGCACAATATGGTACTGAGGCAGGTGTAGGAGGACCGATCACTCTTAGAGATAAGATGATTGACTTAGTTGCAAATCAACAAAAGTACGACTTAACGACATTAGTAAATGAAGGTCCTATAGAAATTAGAAAAATTTTCTACGAAGCACCACCAGCAATTCTTAGATATTTCGATCCTTATGCAGGAACAGGAACAGGAGTGCAATCGTTAATGGATAGTTTTGGATTTGGAGCATACTCACCAGGTGTGAACTTCTTATTAATGCCAGCATCATTTGATGTAGCTAGGATACAAGCTATTGAATTCAATGATCAAATCAGAAAAGCAGGATATTCTTTCGAAGTACACAATAATGAATTGACACTATTCCCAGTACCAAAGGTAGCAGGAAAGTTGAAAATACAGTACTACAAAATTTCAGATAAAGTAAACAGCTACATTGATGATACAGTTAGCATTGCAGCATCAGCTAATAGTGGTGGAAGTGTTCAAGGATCAGGAGGTGGTACATCTTCTTCAGGAATAACAACTAACATTTCAAATGCTAATGCACAAAATTTAGTGTATTCTGAAATAAATGCAATAGGACGTCAGTGGATATACAAATATGCAGCTGCAACATCTAAAGAGATATTAGCATACGTAAGAGGTAAGTACGAAACAGTACCAATCCCAGGATCAGAAGCAAGATTAAATGCAGCAGATTTACTATCCGATGCTAGAACAGAAAAACAAACCCTGATAGAAACACTGAAAGCAACAATGCAAACAGCTTCTATGACAAATCAATTACAACTACAAGCAACAAACACTCAGTATATAAATGATGCGTTGCAAGGAGTTCCAATGTTAATTTTTGTAGGATAATGAGATTAAGAAATATATTAAACGAAGAGAAAACATTTACGCTATACCAGGGGTTAGTACGAATAAAGCACACTGAGGAGATAACAGCCTCAGAGGTTGCAGATTTCGTAAGAGCAATGCCAGGAGTAACTAGAGTAAGTGCTGTGGACTCTAATGAGGACATTCACGTCGTAGTTTTGAGAGTAAAAATACTAACAGCCAAATCAGGAACACAGGTATTTGATAAATTACAAAAAGATGCATTTAGGTTAGTACCTAATATAAAGAAGGTAGAGATTTCACAACAATCAATAGAAAGTTTAGGATAATGATATTTGGTAGCCAAAAAGATTTTAGTTTGTTTGTAAACATAAACAGAGAACTGCTATCAAGCGTAGTGGAGCAAGAGATTCTTTACTACAAATTCTCACTACAACAATCAAGAACAAATATATACGGTGAAGGGGTTGATAAGATTTTCTTCAATCCAATTAAACTAAACTGTCTAATAACAAGAGGAGAGCAAGTAGTATCTGTAGATGATTTTGGACCAGACCTTACAAGACAATCTTCGTTTGCGTTTCTAAGAGAGGATTTAGTGGATGTGCAGGTAGTACCTGAGGTAGGTGACATTGTGTTGTGGCATGAGAATTACTACGAGGTAGATACGGTAAAAGAGAATCAATTATTCTTAGGAAAAGATAATGCTTATAACTTCACTCCATACGGAGAACAATTTGGAGCATCAGTATCAATAATAGTAGACTGTCACTTAACAAGAGCAGATAAAGTAGGAATTACAGTAGCGAGATAAAATTAAATGGCAACAAGGAGAAACCCAATACCGAAAACACAAGTAGAGCTTTCACAAGACACTATACAGCCGTATGATTCTTCGGGTAAAGCACCTGTGCCTGCAAATAAGAGAAGAGAGAATCAAAGAACTAGAGCTAATGATACAGTAAAGGACTTTACAGTAGGATTAACTGACATAGATACTGCGATTATGTACTACTTTAACAACGTAATACGTCCCTCAGTAATTCAAAACGGAGTAAAAGTAAACGTACCAATTGTATATGGATCCCCTGAAAAGTGGGCATCAGCACAGAAGGATGGTTTCTACAGAGATAAGAATGGTAAGATTCAAGTACCACTTATCATGTTTAAACGAGATTCTGTTGAAAAGAATAGATCGATTGGTAACAAAATGGATGCAAATAATCCAATCCACTTTGGTATTTTTGAAAAAAGATACTCAAAGAAAAACGTATATGACAGATTCTCAGCATTATCAAATAGAGAACCAGCTAAAGAGTACTACGGAGTAATTATTCCTGACTACGTTAATTTAGTATACTCTTGTACAATTTTTACAGAATATACTGAGCAGATGAATCCAATAGTAGAAGGTATAAACTTTGCATCAGATTCATATTGGGGAGATCCACAAAGATTTAACTTTAGAGCATCTATTGACAATTACACAACAGCAGTTGAAGTAACACAAGGAGAAGATCGAAACGTAAAAACAACTTTCCAAATTAAATTGGCAGGATACATAATTCCAAATACAATTAATGCAAACATAGGAAATTCTAACAAGTTCTTCTCAAAGTCAGCATTAAAATTTGGATTAGAAACAGCAGGTACTTTAGAGGTACTGAATGCAGCAGCAGGTACAGCACAAAAAGAAGCACCAAGCAGATTCTTTGATCAGAATGCAGGTAAGGTTGTAAACAACAATACGATAAATCAAACATTTGTAACAGGAAGTGGATTAACACCAGAAGAGAGAGATTACTTATCGCTGACAGTTGTAATAGACACAACAAACACGTCTTACAACATAAACTCAGGACTTAATAAAGTTACCTTTATAGGAGTAACGATAGCAACACCTCCATCAGGATTCCCAGCACTAACAGTAGATGATTACAAAATATTTATAAATGGACTTGCTGTAGAACCATCAGCAATAACATCAATAATAGAAAATACAGGTAATGTTGAAATAACATTCAGCAACAATTTAGGTTATACTATAGTAAATGGAATGGAAATAACCGCAGTAGGTAAATTTATAATTTAATGGCTCAAATTTTTTGGGAACAAATACGAGATCAACTTCCAACAGGAGGTGAATATTTAACAGGTAGTCTTACAGTATCTGGCTCTTTTGGTACAACAGGGTCAATTTACTACAATGGGCAATTACTAGAAGATTTTATAGTAACCCAACTTGTGACAGGAAGTAATGACTGGAGCACAATTGTAAATAAACCAACCAGCTTATTTTCAGGATCATTTGTAGCAGGAGATAACATTACAATAAACCAAGTAGGACAAACAGTAACAATCTCAGCAGCAGACAGCTTTTTACCTGCAGGACTTGTAAGTTCCTCAGCACAAGTAATATCACTACTACCAACAGGAGCAGTATCAGGATCTTCTCAAGTAAATTTCCTACAACTATCAAACATACCAGCAGGACTTATAAGTTCTTCTGCACAAATACTACCAATTACAACTGGCTCGATAGTAAACTTTGCTACAAATGTACAGAACGTAATGGGGCAAGCGTATGTTGAGTCAACAGTTCAAGGAAACTACTTGATGTTTACAAGACAAAATGGAGATGCAGATTTAGTAGACTTAGGAGCAATTGTACCAGATACACCAACAGGATCATTTGTATATAGTGGATCTTTTGCAACAGCAGGAACAACTTTAACACTGTACAGAGGTGATGGAAACATCAGCATAGACTTATCAGGAATAGCAGGAAGTATTAATGATGGAGATGTAACAGCAGTACTTGCAGGAAGTGGGTTATTAGGAGGAGGAGAGAATGGAGACTTAACGTTATCAGTAAACACATCTACAACATACGGAACAGAAATCGTAAACGACTTTGTAGGAATTGCAACTGGATCTTTCAAGTTTATGGATGGAGTGCTTAAAGCAGGACTGTTTAGACAAACAGGATCATTTTGGAGTACTACCAATAATATAAGAATAACAGGATCTTTAGATGTTAATTTGGATGGAGTTGAAGATCAATTTACAATATCAACATCAGGATCACAAAAAATAAAAGTAAACACTGAAGGAACAGTACAATTCATCTCACAAAGTGCAACACCAACACCGGTAGCAGGAGGAATATTCTATAGTTCAAGCGATGCTTTTTACTTTGGATTTGAAAACTAAATATATTTATTAATAAAATAAACACAACATAACATGGCAACTTGGAAAAAAGTCGTAGTATCGGGGAGTAACGTCTCTCAGTTAAACAACGACGCAGGATATTTAACTTCAGCAACCGTCGTATCTACAAATGCATTTTCAACCGCTTCCTTTAATGGAACTAACCTATTAGCGGACTCAGCTTCTGGATCTTTAAATTTTGCTTCTTCATCAGGACAAGGTTTAGCAATCTCAGCTAATGCAGGAACAGATACTCTGACATTTGGCTTATCAGCTATTCCAAATGCATCTTTAGCAAATTCAGCAATCACAATAGCAGGTACTTCAACTTCACTAGGAGGTTCAATATCAGCAGCAACAATACTAGCAAGTACAGGAGTAGTATCAGGATCAGCTCAAGTAACAGCCCTACTTCCAGCAGGAACAGTATCTGGATCTTCTCAAATTACCTATTCAGGAATCACAGGAATACCATCAGGAATTGTATCAGCTTCAGTTCTTTCATCAGCAACTCAAGGTACAGCAGTCCTTACTACAAATGGTGTAGCAGGTTCTACAGTTGATTTAGGATTAGAAACAACAGACAGTCCAACATTCGCAGGAGTAACAGCAGGTAACGTTACAGTAGGTGTTACAACAGATAATACAATCAACACATCTACAGGTAACTTAACAATTAATTCTGCAGGTGGTACAACAACAATTGATGACAACGTTGTTATTACTGGAAACCTAGAGATACAAGGTACAGCAACGTACGTAAATACTACAGACTTATACGTAGAGGATAAATTTATACTATTAGCATCAGGATCAGCAACAGCAGGAGATGCAGGTATTATCATAGACAGAGGATCGGATGCAGCAGGAAATATAGCATTTGGATATGATTCAGTAACAGACAGATGGGGATACCAAAGCGGATTAACAGATTCAGCATCCAGCCTTACAATCGGTACAGACGGAAATAGTGCATTTGCAGGATATGTGTTCACAGAAGCAAGCCACACATCAGCTCCAACATCAGGAGAGTTTGTAGCAGCTGGAGCAATATACACAGCAACATCAGGAGATATTTTCATATATTCATAATAAATTTTTTTAAAAATGGGGTTATTATCAAAAGGTAAACAAGAAGTAAAGCAGGAAGAACCAAACCTAACACAACAAGAATTAGAATTTCTTCTAATAAAAATGAGAAGTGCAGATTATAAAGGAGAAGAGTTTGAAATGTTTTACAAGATTTACTTAAAGTTAGTAAAAGAATTAGAGACATTAAAATCTAAATAAAAATTAAGAGCCTTATGGCTCTTTTTTTTTGGGTTGTTTTTGTCAAAAAAAATACATAACTTAAAAAGAAAAAACATAATGAACGTATTCACAATTGAAAATTTAACTGTTGAAGAAATCAAAGTACTGAGACAGTCACTAAACGTAATAGAAATCAAAGGAACATCAGCACAATTTATTGCAAACTTGCAAATCAAATTAGATAATGAATTGGCACAAATCATGCAAATGGTTGCTCAAGAAGAAGCAAAAAAGCAAGCAGGTATAGCAAGGATTGAGAAAGCTGCAAAAGCACAATCGTAGTATATTTATTATTATATATTATAGACCTGAAAAGGAAGTGGGCCGGCAATCCGGTAACCAATCATAATACTACTTAATATGCCAAGTTGGAAAAAAGTCATACTTAGCGGCTCGGATGCTGCTTTAAACTCTCTTACCGTATCAAACGGAATAACAGGTTCACTATTCGGAACTGCCTCAAATGCCGTAACAGCTTCTTACCTTAATCCTTTAAACCAAACTTTGGTATTAACAGGATCTTTTAACGTAAGTGGTTCTACAACACAAATTGGAACTAACAATTTGTTAGGCCAAACAAACCTATCAGGATCAATTATTGTATCAGGTACAATGCAAGCAAATGCAAATGTAACCATAGGAGGTACTTTAAGACTGGATCCAGCTCAGGACCCAGGAAGCACTAATGCAACCGCATCATTCCTATTTACATCAGCCTCTAACACTGCTCAAGGATATGATTTATATTATAGACAGGATGGAAATCTAGCTAAATTCAAATGGCTTGAAGGAGGGCTTTCAACAGGTCTTCTATACGGAGGAGTAGTATCAGCTTCAGGAACAACAATTTATGTTAGTTCAGGATCAGGACTTATTATGACTTCAAATGCAAGTCTATCTCAAGAAATAAGTCCTACATTCAAATACGTAACCTGGAATGCTTACTCAGCATCAGCCACTTTTTTAACATCTTCTCAAAATACTTTCATATATGTAGACGATACAGGAGTAGTTCACCAACAACCAAACTATTTTGCTGAAACACAATACCAAGAGGCAATTTGTTTAGGAAGAGCAACTCATGCAAATTATACCACCATTACAGGTGTTGGTTCAAATGTTCAAACAACATATGATTCTGACGCACAGCAAAATGATTTTATTAGAGCATTTGGTCCTTTAAAAATAAGTGGACTTACAGTAACAGGTCAAGCAACTACTTTAAGAGTAAATATAGGAGCAGGCCAATCATATAATTTAGGAGGATTCTATCCACAAAATCCTGAACACCCAAGTGATCATACTTCACCTGCTTTTCCAACTGCTTCAATAGCAAGAGCGTATAGAAGTGGATCAGGTATCTACTTAGATAATAATGCAGGAGCTTTCTATACAACAGTAGACCCGACAAAATATGACGATGGATCAGGTGTATTACAAAATACAGGAACAGGAAACTGGACAATACAAAGAGTATTTGTTAATCCTGTAAGTGGTAGAGTAGTGGTATACTATGGTCATACTAGATACACAACCCAATTAAATGCACTACAGTACCTAAATACAGATCCATTTACTGAAGGAGAATTTACAGCTAAATCATTGATATTTGCAGGATATTTAGTGCTAAAAGGTAACACAACAGATTTAACAGATACTGAAAATACAATAATACAATCAGGTATTTTTAGAAATACAGCAGGAGGCTCAGCCTCTACTGGTACAGTATCTTTAGCTTTGGATAATCTTTCTGATGTAACTGTAACAACTCCAACTGACGGACAAGCCTTAGTATACAGTAGCGGTACCTGGGTAAACGGAACGCCTTTAAACGCAACCTCTGCTTCTTACGCAGTAAGCTCATCAAATGCGTTAACAGCATCTTTTGCTGTATCAAGTTCTAGAGCTGTAAGTGCTTCTATGGCTATATTAGCTCCTTCCTACCTACCATTGGCAGGAGGTACAATGACAGGTGACATATATGCTGCAGGAAGAACATTCCAATTACAGGATTTAGTTCTAGGTGTTGGTACTACTTTCGGAACTATTAAAACAGATGGAGGTAAATACATTGGTGTATATCCAACCAATGGAGTAGAGTCCACTCGATTCCTTGCAAACGGACATGTATTATTTCAAAACGGAGGAACATATACAGATAAAGGATATCGATTACAAATCTCAGCATCTAACTCTGTATCAGGAGCACTTCAAGTAACAGGTACTTCTGTTATGACAGGATCTTTAACTGTAACTCAAGGTATAACAGGTTCATTATTTGGAACTTCATCATGGGCAGTTTCATCTTCAAATGCTTTAACAGCATCTTTCGTAGTAAGTTCTTCCTACGCAATAAGTTCTTCAAATGCTTTAACAGCATCATTTGTAAATACGTTAAACCAAAACGTACTTATAACAGGATCAGCAACGATAGGAGCTTCATCAGCTGGAGCAAGTGAAAACACAATAACTCTAGGAGCTAGAGATAATGTAAATGAAGGAGGTCAAATAGGATTTAATGCACCAGGAGGTACTTATACTTCAGCATCATTTATTGATAACTGGCAAAATAAAGCTAGACTACTAAAAGGAAATAATACCACAAGTACAGGATTAATAGCTCAATGGGATATACACACCACTCAAATGAGTCTTCCAGGTTATACTGCAGCTTCTTCATTCCCTGGAACAGCAACTGCTAATCTAGCAGTAGATTCTGGTGGAAATGTTATAACAGTATCTACATCAGGAGGATCAGTCTTCCCATACACAGGAAATGCAGTTATAACAGGTTCATTAACTACAACAGGTATAATTTATGCTCAACCAAATGGAGGTATGTACTTCCAAGGGGGAGATGATGCTGCACTTTATGATATCAACATAGCAGATCATATGGGTATTTATGGTGTACAAAATTCAACTGTAGGAGCTATAAAATTAGGAAGCAACGGACCAGTATTATACGGTTCAGGTAGCAAACTTGGAATAGGAACAACAAATCCATCTTCGGCCTCTTTAACAGTAAATGGAAATGTTTGGGCAACTTCATTTACAGGTTCTTTATTTGGAACTTCATCTTGGGCTAGTAATGCTACAACAGCTACACAAACAACAGCAGCAGTAACATTTAACAATGGAGGTTCAGGAGATGCATCAGGAACATCGTTCAATGGATCAACAGCAAGAACTATATCTTATAATACAGTAGGAGCACCTTCAACAGGAGGTACAGGAGCAACAGGTACTTGGGGAATAGGAATTTCAGGAAATGCTGCTACGGCAACTTCGGCTTCTTTTGCTTCAACAGCCTCATGGGCTACAAATGTGGTGAATAACGGAGTTACTTCTGTATCAGCATCAGGAACTGTAAGTGGAATCACATTAGGAGGAGGACCGATCACTTCTACAGGAACCCTTACACTATCAGGAACAATATCAGGATTAACAAATTCTAACCTATCAGGAACTGCTGGAATTACAAATGCTAATTTAGCAAATTCAGCTATTACAATAGCAGGTACTTCGACTTCATTAGGAGGTTCAATTTCTGCTGCAACTATATTATCTGGAACAGGAGTATTTTCAGGATCAGCACAGATAACAGGTCTTACAAACTCAAACTTATCAGGTACAGCAGGTATTACAAATGCAAATCTTGCCAATAGCGCAATAACTGTAGGATCTACATCAATCTCATTAGGATCATCAGCAACAACAATTGCAGGATTATCAAGTGTTACTTCTACAACTTTTGTAGGAGCACTGACAGGTAATGCATCTACAGCAACAAGTGCTTCATTTGCATCAACATCTTCTTGGGCTACAAATGTAGTAAATAATGGAGTAACCTCAGTAGCAACATCTGGTACAGTATCAGGTATTACATTAACTGGTGGAACCATAACTTCAACTGGAACAATAACTCTAGGAGGATCTATATCGGGATTAACAAATTCCAACTTATCAGGTACAGCTGGAATTACTAATGCTAATTTAGCAAATAGTAGTATCACAGTAGGATCTACTTCAATTTCATTGGGATCTTCGGCTACTACTATAGCGGGATTATCATCAGTAACTTCCACCTCGTTCACAGGATCTTTACTAGGAAACGCTTCAACTGCAACATCTGCAACAACAGCAGCTACTGCATCCTATTCAACTACATTAGGAGCTAGTTTATCATCACCTGCCAATAACCAAGTAAGGTTATTATCAAGTAATGGTTCAACACTATCAACAGTAACAGTTAACAACGTTACTTCTGCTTCTTACGCAGTAACAGCTTCTTATGCATCAACAGCAGGATCTGTAGCAGGAGGAATAACAGGAACAGGTACAGATAACTATATACCAAGATTTAACGGAACATCTGCTTTAGAAAATAGTTTAATATACGATAATGGTACTAGTGTGGGAATAGGAACTACTAGTCCAATATCGGCAGGAGGTGCTGCTAAGTGGCTGACATTGGAAGGAACGACAACATACGGTGGAGGTATCATTAGCTCCATAAGTGGAACAGCCAAAGCCTACATGTACAGCGAAGCTGGATATGCCATTCTTCAAGGAGCATCAGGAGAGGGTATAAAACTAATGCCAAATGGAACTAACGGGTTAACAATACTAAGCGGTGGATACGTAGGCATAGGAACAACAAGTCCAGCAGGTAAACTATCAATAGTTGACGGATATTACAACACTTTCTTTTCAGATACTTCATCTCAATATGGTAGTGGACTAATCTTATCTGGAGATGCTGGTAGTGACCAAAGATCTTGGAGAACTTTTGCTAAAAATGGAACTGGTGGAGTTGTACTATCTTTTGAAGTTTCTACAAATGGAACTTCTTACGGAAGCAGTCCAACTGGACTAACCTATTCTGAAAAAATGAGAATAGATGGTAATGGTAATGTAGGAATTGGAGCTTCACCTGCCTCAGGAAACAAACTAGAGGTAAACGGTAGAACACTTGTAAATGAACTACAGTACACAAAAGCAATAGACATAACTAGTGCGAATCTTAACGACTACACTACAGCGGGATTCTACAACGGATCTGGCATGACTAATGCTCCAGATAGTGGATGGTTCTGGGTAACAGTAGAAAGGTATACAGCAGATGCAGGATGGTGTCACCAAACAGCAACCTCTTTTGGATCAGGTAATACCGCTAATATAGTATACACAAGAACAAAAACAGGTGGAGTTTGGCAATCTTGGAAACAGTTAGTAGACACTGCAGGTACAGGAGCAACAGGTACTTGGGGAATAGGTATTTCAGGAAATGCAGCAACAGCAACAACAGCTTCATTTGCAACAACAGTAGGAAGTATCTCTTCAAATGTTGCTAATAATACTAATAATTACGTACTAACTGCTACAGGAGGTTCAACAATAAATGGTGAATCAAATTTAACATTTGATGGTTCGCTACTACAGGTAGGAGGTAATATTAAATACACAAGTACAGCAGGAGCAACTGCGACACCGAGTTACATTTGGTTAGGAAACGACTACAGTAACGGTAGTACTAGGGATAAGCTAAAAGTGTACCTATACAACTCAGGAACAGAGCAGTACGGATTCTCAGTAGGAAGTGCTTCAGATGTACAGTACCATTCAAACGGAAAACACGACTTCTACATAGCCAACTCAGCAGCTGTGAGGATAGATTCAACAGGTGTAGGTATAGGAACAACTACAATTAGTCCCTATAAGCTAAATGTAAACGGAGATACAAATGTAATAGGAACTCTTACAGCAACTGTAAAATCGTTCATCATTGATCACCCAACCAAAAAAGGTAAAAAACTTCAGTACGGAGTATTAGAGGGACCAGAACATTCAGTATACGTAAGAGGAAGACTGACAAATGAGAATACCATCGTATTACCGGATCACTGGCACGCTCTTGTTGATGAGGATACAATTACTGTAAACTTAACTTCAATAGGTAAGAAACAAGATTTATGGGTTGAGGAAGTAAATGCTCATGAAATTAAAATAGGATCAGAAAATGAAATAAACTGTTTCTACACAGTATTTGCTGAGAGAAAAGATATTGAGAAATTGATAACAGAATTCGATAAGTAATGGCTGAAGTATACGGACCAAAAATAGTAAAGGATGGATTAATCATGCATCTGGATGCAGCAGATATAAATTCATACCCAGGATCTGGAACTACTTGGTACGATTTAAGTGGTAATGGAAGTAATGGGACTCTTGTAAATGGACTTGCATATAGTACACTACGTAGAGGAGCTTTTACTATGGATGGAGGGGATGAGACAATAACATTTGGCTCTTCCATACTAAATTCAACACTACCTTCTAACAGTTTTACACTAATCTCAGTAGTAGAAGCTACGAATTTAGTATACCCAAGAAGTGCTCATCCTTTTGCAATTTATGGAAATCCAACATCAGGGGCAAAAGGTTGGATGGCAGGAGAGGGAATTTCTAACTCATATATGCAAATAGAAGCCAGTGATGGAACTAATTACACACAAGGATATGCATATACAACTGCCACAACAAACACAATATACCATAGAGTATTCACAGTAGACAGAGCATCAGGAGTAGTAACAAAGTACTACGTAAACGGGCAACTGATAGGGACAGTAACTGCAGCTTCAACTACAGGTACTATATATGTAGCAAACGGAAGCATTCAATTTGGAAACAATGTAGGTTGGAGATTCATAGGAAACATCTACCAGTTTCAAATGTACAACAAAGTGTTGACCTCTCAAGAGATTTTACAAAATTACAACGCAACTAAAACAAGATACGGATTATAACATGCCATCATCATCAGGACCTAAAATATCAGCAAAACAGAGTTTAGTATTTTTAGCAGATACTAATGATACTACTTTGGGAATAACTCCTTTAGGGTGTGGAGGTTTTACTACAGCCAATCAGGGTATAAAAAATATTCTAGATGGAACAATTTACCAATTTGCAAATGGTATGAAGTTGACTGGAAGAGATTTTTTTACAGCTTTTGCTATCGACTATCCTGAAAGCTCTTATGGAGGAGATGCAGCTGGAAGAAGCGGACTTACAGCAGGGTACGACGTTAGATCAGGAACAAAGACCTACGACACAAGTAGAGCATTGCACCTATGGGTATACAATAACGATACCAGAACGTGGATAGCCGACTCTTATTTTCATGGATTTAGACTTTTTGGACATTGTTACGACAACTATACAGGAGCTGAAAACGGATATAACACCGAAATAGGGCTATTCATCTCAGATTATAATACAATTAAAAGTACTTTTCCAAACTGTACTTACATTGTAGTAGGTTCACATAGAGCGGATAGGTACACATCTACACTGAGAAATGTCCTATACGATTTAGGAATGCCTACAGGGTATATTGATTCAGATTACATAGGAGCACCAGAATGGATCTTAGTAGGAAAACCAGGTCTAGGAACAGGAAATGCTTTTGGATGGGTATACGAAAACTACACAACCAATCCAGGGTACGTAGCACATATGAATATAGGTCTTCCAATTAAAGCAAGAGGATCAATGTATTTTGATGGAAGTAACGATTACGTTTCTGTAACAGATTCAACAGCTTTAGATATAGCAGGAGACAAAACACTTTCTTGCTGGGTAAACTTACCGTCAGACGCAAGTTGTGGTATAGTAGGAAAGTCTTCATCTTCTGTATACGGAATGGCTTTAGGGTACGGATGGGGAGGAAATGGGTTTATGGCTTTGGCTTGGAATAGTGCAAATGCTCCGTATATTGTTAAAGATGCAGGAAGAGATTACGGAAAATGGGTTTACCTAAATGCTGTGCAGTTAGGAAGTACTAGATACATCTACGTATGGGATGCTCAAGGATTAAGAACATCAAGCTATTCAGGAGGAACACATACTTGGAACAATAACGTACCTCTTATGATTGGAAACGCAAACAACGGAAGTAACCCAGCACCAGCAGGTACTTTAATCTCACAAGTTGCAGTACACAATGTAGCACTTACTCCATCTGAGATAGAAGCTAATTTTAAAATGCATAAAGCTAAATACGGTTTATAATATGGCAGTAGCACAAGGATACGGAAAAACAATAACATCAGGATCGGTATTTGCTTACGATGTAGCAGATACTGTAAATAGTTTTAAAGGAGAACCTACAACTAACCTAGCACTTTTTAATGTTGTTTCAGGCATAACTTTCAATGCCGACTACGTAGCCCTTACCAGTCAAACAGCTGACTACAGTGTGACCTACAGAGGAAGGCCATCGTTAAGATGCATATCTACAGGAACGTGGAATTTATATAAATACCCTAGATCAGGAAACTATACAGCAACTAGTAGTACAACATTCACATTTTCATGGAAAATGAAATGGTCTGATGGAAGAGTACCGGCTTTCTCTAACGGATATATCTACACAGATGCAAGTTATTTCTACCCAGGAGTAACGGTTACTGCAATAGGAGATGGATGGTATTTATGTCAAACAACAAGTAGCGGTACATCTTCTCCGGTATATTTAACAGGTTTTACAACTACTCAATACGGAACATGTTATGTAGCAGATTGGCAAGTAGAGGCTAAGTCCCATGCTACTTCTTTTACAGCTGCCAATACCACTCGTTCAGCAACACAAGGACTTTTACCATTAGTGAGTAACTCTACAATAGACTTAACAAGCACCTCTTTTGACTCCGATGCTCAAATATCATTAGACGGAACAAGTGATTCTATCAGAATAGATCAAGATGGTAACTATTTTCAACCTTCCTTTACCTGGGAGATGGTAGTAAAATTTACAAGTATACAGAGTACCTACCAAGGATTAGTATGGGCTGAAGGATCCACCCAGGGAGGTGCATACTCTGGAGAGCAGTACTTGTTCTCTCTTTATAATAACGAATATTTTCACTATAGAATTCAAAATGCTACTACAGGATGGACAAATACAAATACTTCTACAATAGGTTTTAATCCTCAAAATTTTAATCACATTATTTGGCAATTTACCAACGGCACTACTAACATATACATTAACGGTAGTCTATTTCATACAGACACTAGTAGGGGTGCATATAATGGAGGTAAATTTTCACCTTTCTACTTAGGAGCAAGAAATGATGGAGCATACAGTTCTGCTATAAAAATACCTGTAGCCAAACTATACACTAGAACACTCTCAGCAGCAGAAATAAGACAGAATTATTTACATTATAAAACAAGATTCAACTTAAGTTAATATTTATTATATATGAGTACACAATTTCCAAATAGAAGATGGTTGATTATACCAACCAGTATGACAGGATCAATCAATTTTAATGAGATATTAGAATCATCACCAGAGAGTTTAAGACTATCTGTAGATGGTACTAAGACTTTTGTTAAATACGAAATCAACGAACTACTGGAAGATCAAATTTATACAGGACTTAATCTTGAAACAGGACAAGAGGAAACTCATACAACTCCTGCAGGAGTATACGGAAGACCAAGCATTTACCAGGAAGGTGATACAGAGTATGATCATGAACAAATTCTTAGTATATTATCAACTGAGGAGTGGACAGCACCTTTACAAATCTTAGACTAAGATGGCAGATATTAGAATAGTACCCGCAAGTAGCATAATGAGCTTTACAAGCTCGTTAAATTACATAGAAAAGTTAACACAAGATCCTTCTGGATCACTAACCCTATACGGTTCAGGATCAACTGGAAGAACAGATTTATTTTCAATAGATGGAAATAACGGAAGACTATTCTCAGTATCTGATGATCTATCTGATTCTTTATTCTCAGTAAATACGATTGCAGGTTTACCTGTAATAGAAGCATTTGCAAATAATACAGTAGTATTAGGACAGTACGGACAAAATGTACTAGTAGTAACTGGAAGTAACGTAGGAATAGGAACAGCAGCACCAACAGCTAAACTACATATCTCAGACACAAATAAAACATTTGATAGTTACGGAAATGTTAACATATTTACGACCAATACAGCAGCAGCTGATATAGGAGGAGCAATAGCATTAGGAGGAACAAATTCTACAGGAGGAACTACTCCATATGTTTTTGGAAAAATTCAAGGTATTAAAGAAGGAAGTGCTAGTAGTTGGAATGGAGCTTTACTGTTTGGAACTACAGCAGGTTCATCCGCAGTAACAGAACGTATGCGAATCACTTCCGCAGGTAACGTAGGAATTGGAACGACAAGTCCAAGTGACACTTTAACTGTAGTAGGAACTACGTTAATGAGTACTAGTGGAAATACATTAATAGTTTCATCATCTCAAGCAAATGCTTTGCAAGTCATAGGAGGAGCTAATGCAACAAACATAGCTTCCTTCAAAGCTGTAGGTAGTGGACAGGTTGTAGCAAGTATAACAACTGCAGGAATACTATCAACAACTGCCGGTCTTACCTATAATGTAGCTTCAATCTCTACTGCTAACGTAAATGGAGAAATAGCATATTGGGGGGCAGGATCGGTAACAGCAGGAAACTTATACTACTACGATTCAACAGGAACATGGTCAGCTGCAGATGCAGATTTTGAGTCAACATCAACAGGTTTGTTAGGTATTGCAGCCGGTACAGGAACTGCTTCAACAGTAGGAATGCTTTTGAGAGGTCATGCTAGATTTACAGCAAATTCACTATACACAGGAGTTACAACAATTGGTGCAAAATTATATGTTTCTGTAACAGCAGGAGGATTCACACAAACAGCACCATCAGGTACGGGAGACGTTGTCAGAATAATTGGATATGTTCAAAGTGTATCAAATGATCAAATTTACTTCTGTCCAGATAACACTTTTGTTACATTAGCATAATATGGGATATATAGAGAGGGAATTAGTATTTCAAGAAAGTAAGATATACTTCGCAGACGCTACATCACCTACCGGAGAGAAAGCAGTAATGATGGATTGGGAAGCTCCTATCATGTATGCTTCAGCACAGTACGTAGCAGAGAATGGAGGAAATATTTTAGAGATAGGATACGGGATGGGAATATCGGCAGGATATATTCAATCCTTCAGACCTAGAGCCCATACCATAGTTGAGATACATCCAGAGATTGCTAGAGTAGCAAGTGGCTGGGGAAGGAAACAAGAAGGCGTAACAGTTTTAGAAGGAGATTGGTATAAGATAAAAGGACAAATAGAAGAAAGAGGTCCTTTTGATGGAATCTTCTATGATGCATACGGAGATGATAATATAGGACGGTTAGTAGATTTTTGCACTTCAATATTAAATAAAGGAGGAAGATTTACTTTATGGAATCCACTACCATATCCATTTGGTAATGAGCAAAAGATACAAAACGGAGAAGTTACATACGATGTTATAGATCTATCAGAAACGTATATACCGGATAACGACTACTTTAAACACAACGTTTACTACTTACCAAAAATACAGTTATAATGCCAACAATAGATGCAACAACAAGTCAAGGAGGGTACTTAAAGAATACCAAAGCTGAAGCACTTACTACATGGGAAGAGACATGTTACGCTTTTGGAACTGCTACCACCATAGATAGTAACGGACAACTCATATACACCCAAGCTAGCTATGCAGGAGGTAGAAGTGCAACATGGTCATGTAGTAGAGGTTACCTAGTGTTTGACACGTCTGTGATTACAGGAACTCTCACAGCAATTTCCCTAAACATATTCTGCACAGGAATATTCGATTTAGTCTACACTCCAAATGCTGTTGTATATCTTGGAGGTGTAACTCCAACCCTGAGTACAGCACTAGCTACAACAGATTACGGATTCTGGGGAGCTCAAGCATCAGATCCATTCACATCAGTAGGAAGTACCTGGGAAAATATAGGACTGAATGCTACAGCACTATCTGTAGCTGAGACCGAAAATGAAATGGCACTTGTATTGAGAGATTCATATTATGACGCTGAACTATACACAAACCTCACAGACCCTCCAGGAAATGGGTATATGGAGTTTTACAATAATGAAGCAGGTTTTGTACCGTACCTAGACTACACAATGGTTACAGGATATGGACAAACAGTAAATGGAATAATTGCTGCCAGCTACCAGAGTGTAGATGCAATAGCTAAAATTAATATAAGTAAAGTATTAGGAGTATAACAAAAAAACAAAATAAATTATGATAAATTACACATGGGCCATCGGGCCATTCGATTGCATCTTAAACGAAGATAACATGCAAAAAGTAGTAACAACAATACACTGGAGATACAGAGGTACTGACGAAGATGGTATAACAGCTGAGACATATGGAGCACAATCTGTAGGAGCTCCTAACCCAGAAAACTTCACTCCCTTCTTGGAAATCTCTCCAGAACAAGCAGAAGGATGGTTAGAGGCTGTAATGGATATGGATGCTATCAAAGCAAACATCGACTCTCAAATTAACCTAATCAAAAACCCAGTAACAGCAACTCTACCTGCTCCATGGAACACACCAGTAGTGGAAGAGTAAGTTGAAGAAGAAGTAGTGTTGGATACTGAAGAATAATTTTATATAGTATAGTATTAATCGATTAACATAAAAATAAGTTTCATGGAAAGTACAAAATTGACACAAGAGCAGTTAGATCAAATCACAGACATTCAACAAAAGTATCAAGCAGTTGCTCAAGAGTTTGGTAATATTGAAATTCAAAAACTTGCACTAAAGGCAAGAAAAGAATTAGCTAACAGCTTTTTGGCAGAATTAAAACAACAAGAAAGTGAGTTAGCTCAATCATTAGAAGCTACTTATGGTAAAGGAGTAATCAATCTTGAAAAAGGGGAGTTTATCCCTTCTGAGGAAAAAGTGCAAGAGTAATTGCATATTTGCTTTTATTGGAAAAATGTAAGGAGGGTTTCGACTCTCCTTTCCTATTTATTAGAGAAAATAGACCACACATAAGCATAAATGGTTTATCAAAATTCTTAGATATTTATTATAAACCAAAACAATTTAATTAAAAAACATGGCAGAATCAATTATCTCTCCAGGAGTATACACAAGAGAAAATGATATTTCATTTATCCAACCTGCTCCAATAGCAGCGGGAGCTGCTTTTATAGGACCAGCAGTAAAAGGTCCAATTGAACAGCCTACTATTGTAACTTCATACAACGATTATGTAAGAAAATTTGGAGCTGTATTCCAATCAGGATCAGATAACCATGAGTTTTTTACCTCAATGGCTGTTAGAAATTACTTTGGTCAAGGAGGTCAAACCGCATTAATAACAAGAGTTGTATCAGGATCGTACACACAAGCAACTAGTACTAAGATCGGAAGCGATGTTGACGAAGTAGCAGGTAAATTCTCAACAGCATCGATTAACATAAGTTCATGGACTAACACAGAAACAGGATCGTATGAAACAATCGCAATTGTAGACCCTAACCATAACTACTACTACTTAACATCAGTAGCATGGGGAACAGGAAATGACTACAACCAATACAACGCACAAACAGATCAAGGATACTTCAGCCCAGGTGCAGGAGAAGGGTACACAAAAGCTCAATGGACAGCATCTTTTGCAAATATGGTGAACAACCTAGCAACAGAGATTGGACTAACAGTAGTAACAGGTACAGCTAACTTGTTACAATTCACAGGATCAGTAGCTCTTGAAGGATTAAGAATCTTCACAGACTTAGGATACGGACAAGCAACAGGATCAGCAACTCCAGCAGCAATTTTAGGAGGAGGAGAAGCATCAGTTAGTTCAAACGTGTTTACTCTTAAAACTATAGGAGAAGGAGCTTTATACAACAACTCAACAGCAGCAACTGACGCAGGATTACATTTAGCAGATGGATCTTTAGCATCAGGATCAGTAGATAACCTAAGATGGGAAGTTGCAAATGTTAATGATGATTTAGGTACATTCTCATTACTTGTAAGAAGAGGTGACGATAATACAGGAAACAAAGTAATCCTAGAAACATTTAACAACCTTTCATTAGATCCAAACTCAGACAACTACATTGAGAGAGTAATAGGAAATCAAACATTATCGTTTGACGGAAGTGTAAACAGATTATCAGGAGAGTATCCAAACAGATCAAACTACATTGTAGTAGATTCAGTAAGTTTACCAACAATAAACTACTTAGCAAATGATGGATTAACAGTGAACGTAGATGCATCAGGAGTTTCTTACTCAGCATCATTACCAATTGTATCATCAGGATCTTTCTACGGAGCTACAGGAGCAGTTAAAAATGGAGCTAATCTATACCACAACATCTCTACACAAACTCAAGGATTGGTAGCAGAAAACTATTCAAATGCAATTACTTTATTAGAAAATAAAGATGAATACCAATTCAATGTTATTGCAGCACCAGGTCTTACAAATGCAAGTCACGGAACAGTAGTAGATTCAATCGTATCTTTAGCAGAAACTAGAGGAGACTGTATCGCAGTTGTAGATTTAACAAACCACAACGCAACACTATCAACAGCAACTACACAAGCAGCAGACTTGAATACATCTTACGCAGCATCTTACTGGCCTTGGTTACAAGTACAGTCAGCAGCTAACAAAACAGTATGGGTACCAGCTTCAGTAGTAATTCCAGGAGTATATGCATTCACAGATGCAGCAACAGCACCATGGTTTGCACCAGCAGGTTTAGTAAGAGGAGGAATTTCAGGAGTAATCCAAACAGAATTGAAATTAACCAAAGCTCAAAGAGATACTCTTTATGCAGCAAAAGTTAACCCAATCGCAACATTCCCAGGAACAGGTATATCAGTATTCGGACAAAAAACTCTACAAACAAAAGCATCTGCTTTAGATAGAGTAAATGTAAGAAGATTGTTAATTGAACTTAAGAAGTTTATTGGAGATCAAGCTAGAAACTTAGTATTCGAACAAAATACTATCGCAACTAGAAACAGATTCTTAGCAACAGTAAACCCTTATTTAGAATCTGTAGTACAAAGACAAGGTCTATATGCTTACAGAGTTGTAATGGATGATTCAAACAATACAGCAGATGTTATTGACAGAAATCAATTAGTAGGACAAATCTTCATACAACCAGCAAAAACAATCGAATTTGTGGTGTTAGATTTCACAGTTGAACCAACAGGAGCAACATTTGCCTAAGAATCTAAACAGTAGATATTTATAATTAAATAATAAGAAAATAAAATGGCAGTATTAGATCCTAATGAAATAATGTTTAGAGCTTTTGAACCAATGGTTCAACACAGGTTCGTAATGTATATAGACAATATCCCAGCATTCATGGTTAAGAATGTTAAAGCTCCAACTTTTCAAGATGGAATGATCAAACTTGACCACATCAACTCTTACAGAAAAATAAGAGGAAAAAGAGAGTGGCAGGATATGGATATGACTTTATATTCACCAATTACTCCTTCTGGAGCTCAATCAGTAATGGAATGGGCTCGTTTAGGATATGAATCAGTAACCGGTAGAGCAGGTTACTCAGATTTCTACAAAAAAGATTTAACTCTTAACATCTTAGGTCCTGTAGGGGATATTGTAGGAGAGTGGATTATCAAAGGAGCTTTCTTAACAAAAGGTGACTTTGGACAATTCGACTGGACTTCAGCAGATGGATTAGTAGAAATTCAGATTTCAGTAGCAATGGATTATTGTGTATTAAATTACTAATAAGCATTCAAATAAAATTAACAAGCCTGATGAAAGTCAGGCTTTGTTGTTTTAAAAAAGTTTTTTTGATATATTTATATATAGAACTAGTTACTAACAAATAAAATTTATGGAACAAAAACACAAATTTCCTACCGAAATGGTAGAACTTCCTTCAAAAGGACTTCTTTACTCAAAAGATTCAATACTCTCGGAAGGTAAAATCGAGATGAAATATATGACAGCTCGAGAGGAAGACATCTTAACAAATCAGAACTACATTCAAAACGGAACTGTAATAGACAAACTACTACAATCACTAATCGTAACTCCAATCAACTACGGAGATTTGCTTGTAGGAGATAAGAATGCAATTCTTGTAGCTTCTCGTATTTTAGGGTACGGAAAAGATTATGAATTTGATTATGCAGGAGAGACGCAAGTTGTTGACTTATCTTTAGTAAAGCATAAGGAATTGGATGAATCCTTATACAAACAAGGAGAAAACAACTTCACATATAAAACACAAACATCAGGTACAACCATTACTTTTAAACTGTTAACTCATGCAGATGAACAAGCAGTAGACCAAGAAGTAAAAGGATTAAAAAAACTTAACAAAGAATCCTCAGCAGAACTATCTACAAGATTAAAAAGAATTATAACATCTGTAGAAGGAGATACAGCACCTTCTGTAATTAGAGATTTCGTAGACAACTTCCTATTAGCAAGAGACGCAAGAGCATTTAGAGAATATGTAAAAAGTATTCAACCAGATGTTGACTTAAAGTTCTATCCTGAGAACGGACCAGATGGAGGGGTCGATATTCCAATTGGAATTACCTTTCTTTGGCCTGACGCCGCAATATAGGGGTGTAGTATTCTCACAATTGCATGATATATGTTTTCATGGAAAAGGAGGATATACGTTTAGTGAAGTGTATAATTTTCCAATTTGGTTAAGAAAATACATACACAGAACAATGCTTGAGTTCTATGAAAATGAAAACAAACAAGCACAGCAAGCTCAAGGAAATCAATCACTATTACAGGATGGAGTACTAAAGGCACCTGACTATAGCACAAAGGCTCGTAAATAACTACGAGTCTTTACTATTTATAATAAACCGTATTATCACATGGCCGATCAAAACAGTCCAGCAGACTTAGTAAAAGCTAAGAAATTATTACAAGAGCTAAACTTATTAAAAGCTAAGTTGAATGAAACTCCATTTTCTTTTGGAGACGCAGAGCTATTGAAACAGTACAAAGACCTGCCAGGGTACATTGACCAAGCACGTAAACAGTTAGATAATATGTCAGACAGTGTATCCAGTCTATACACTACCCTGAGAGCAATAACAGCAGAGTACAGAGGTCAGCAGACAACTATAACAAAAACTCGAACTGCATTTAGACAATTAGAAGATGCAGTACAGGATTTAAAGTTCGACGAACAAGAAATAAATAAACTTAACATATCTCAGTTACATAAGTTACAGGAAAAAGCTAAGAAAAACAGTGAGCTACTTAAACAAGAAGCTAAGATGTTAGTAACTAGAGATAATGTAACAAAGGCGTTAGATGCAGAAGTAGCACAGTTCCATGCAATGGGAGCTAGTCAGCAGGATATAAATGATTTTGTTACAGACTACTTAAAGAACGTAAAAACAAACCTAAGACCAGAAGAGCAGGCACTATTACAACTATACTACGACCAAAACGACGCACTACTCCAGTTAGAGAAAAAACTGGATATGAGGATAGATAAGGAAAAGAGAATAAATGACTTACTAGGCCTTAGTGGTGCTGCATTAAAAGGATTAGGAACATTTATGACAGGTCTGGGAATAGATTCCGGGATAATGGGGGATGCTATCCAAGAAGCAAACCAAGCCATGGAAGATATGGCAATGCAGATAGAAGCAGGTGTTAAATCGGGAGGAAGGCTGCAGGTAATGCTAGCAGGTGTGAATCCAATTCTAAGAGGATTTAAAAAAGCTCTAACAGATCCTGCTGTAATAATAGATAAAATAGTTACAAGCTTTTTTGCAGTAAATAAAGCAGCGGTAGCATACACAAGACTGTCTGGTACAAATGCAACAAATCAAGCAGCACTAAACAGTCGATTAGCAACATCAGTAGAGTATTTAGAAGTAGCAGCAGAACTAACCAACCAGTTAGGAATGTCTGCAACATCGATATTTGACAACGACACTATCGCAGGATTAGCAGAAGCAAAGAATTTACTAGGATTGTCAGCAGAACAAGCTGGAAGTCTAGGAATTCAAAGCAAACTTGCAAACACAAACATAGACAGCTTTCAGGACAATTTATTAAAAGGAGTTTCTGCAGGAAACCAACTTAACGGATCATTAGTGGCACCGGGAGTTGCAATGCAGGATATTTTAAATACATCGCTAGATGTAACAATGGCACTTGGAAACAATCCGGAAGCTTTGGGACGAGCTGGTGTTGCAGCAAGAGCCTTTGGAATGTCATTGCAACAGGTTAGCGATGTAGCAGCAGGACTACTAAACTTTGAAGATTCAATCTCAGCAGAACTAGAAGCAGAGTTGATGACAGGAAAGAGTCTAAACTTAGAAAGAGCTAGGGAATTAGCTCTTACAAATGACTTAGAGGGATTGTCAAAAGAATTAGCCGCTAATGGAGCTACAGCAGCAGAGTTTTCTAAAATGAATAGATTGGAGCAAGATGCTTTAGCAAAAGCTCTAGGAATGAATAGAGAGCAGCTTGCAAAGTCAATTCTTGCACAAGAAGCATCTAAAAATGCAACACTGGAGCAAAGAGCTGCAGTAATGGGAGTTACTAAGGAGCAGATGCAGAGCATGGACATTCAAGAAAGAATGGCAAAAGTGGTAGATAAGCTAGCTCAAGCATTTGCACCTATTGGAGAAGCAATTGTTCCAATTATAGAAACACTGTCAACCGTACTACAGCCGGTAGCTATGGTGATAGGATATATAGCAACAGGAATAAGCTCTATGATAAAACCCCTACTATTTGTGTACGGACTATATAAGAGTATACAGATAATAACAACAGCAACATTAGCAGCAAACCGAGCAAATTATGCACTTAAGGCTATGTCAATGGGACAAGAAGCTTTTATTACTCGTGAAAAAGGTGTGCAAGGTATCATGGAGAGACAAAGCTTAGGAACAAGAGTAGCTTACAACTTACAACTACTAGCCGGGCTGATATCAGAACAGGGAATAGTCGGAATAAAGACATTTGCTGCTACTCTAGATGAAAAGAGTTTAGGAAGAAAAGTTATCATGAATACCTACGACGGAATAGCTTACATATGGGAAAGAGGAAAAACACTTTGGAAAGCAGCCCAGGTAGGGTATGAAGCAACAATGGAAGCTATAAAGAAGAGGGGATTGATAATGAGTATGAAAGACCTGGGCATGAGTATAGGAAAAGCAGCTATGGGAGTAATACAATCCTTATCTAGCATACCTGTAGTAGGTTGGGCTTTAGGGTTAGCCGCTGCCGCGACAGTTGTTGGACTAGGGGCTAAGTATATGATGAAGGATGGTATTGTAGATCCTAAAAAAGGACCTGTAATGACAGGGGAGTTTGGTTCGGTACAACTAGATCCAAACGATAAAGCGATGTACGGAGCAGATGGAAAAATCAAAGTAGGTACAAATCTAGGAGGAGACGAGAAGATCAAAGCAGGAGCAACCATACCAGGAGGACGTCCATCAGCAATGTCAAATGCAGCAAGACAGACAGACAGTAGTAACGAAATCAAACAGATGAGAAATGAAATGTCAGGATTGTTAAAAACTTTAGTAAACAAAACTGGAGACATTTATATGGATTCTAATAGAGTAGGGAAATCCCTAGCATTAGGATCTTATAAATCTTCGTAAATAAACTATTTATAATAAACTTAAAAACAGAATAGAAATGGGATTAATAGATTTACTACCATCAAGTAACTTAGGACTACAAGGAACAACTCCACCACAAGTACCGAGTGCAAATGTAAACTCAACTATGCACTACGAATACTCGATCAACGGAGTACCAGTTGAGGCACCACCTACGCCAGCTCCATCCGTATTGGATTTAGACGGAGTAACACCTCCAAAGTACTTAGATAACCCTCCAGGATAAAATAAACCAACATGGCAGGACCAAGATTAATAGATCTGCAAACAGACCTCAAAAGTCTGCGTTACGGAAGCGATAAGCCGTATATTACTAAGGACATAAATAACCCTCCTACTAGTAACCAAACCGGTATGCAAATACTAAAGCGTGTAGATGATTTATCTAGAATCGCTCAAATGCTTATTGATCGTCCTGGATTAAAGTTTATAGGAAACCAAGCACTACTTCAACAAGTAGATGTTCAAGACAAGTTGCAAAAGAGCAGAGATAATGGTAAGACCTTTGGAGGTGCTCTTATACAACAAGGACTAAGCACAATAAAGAAAACAGCTCAGATACTGGGTTCTACAATTGCACAAGTTCCAGTTAATGGAACAGGTACACACTTTGTGTACGCATTTAGAACTGACACATATTTGCAACCCTCAGGAGGAAACACAAGATCTGCGTTTGCTCAATTCTTTGGAGCAGGAGGAGTAGAGGGAGCACCTTTTGCACTGAAAGGAAAAGAAGTACCAGGGAAAGCCACTACTCAGTTTATTAACAACAGAGGAGAGGCAGGTTCTCCAAATGGTAGTGATCCAAAATTTGCATACAATTCACCTGTAAATCAGGATGGAGATGGAGGCACTAACTGGAATGAGAAAAAGAATGCACAGATAGTAGAAACTATACCAAGAGAATCTTCACGTGAGTATAGTAAACTAGGTAAAGCAATCCCAGTAAACAGATCAGCACCAGTACCAGCAAAACAAACAAATGCAGATACAGGAGAGGTTACAAACTCAACAACACTGTTTGTACCCAATCCATTAAATTCAGATGACACTACACGTACACCTGGGTCACTAGGTATATCAAACAGGGACGTAGCAGGAGATATATCTCAACTTCAACAACCGGATATAAAACCTTTCAAAGAAGAGGATCAGACTACAAAAGCAAAGAACGGTACAGCTAGTAACATATCAAACGCATTATCAGGGTCAGCAATTCCAGTAAAGTCTGAAGGAGCAAGCGAAACAACAGCAGCAGTACAAGGAAGTGTATCCAACCAAGGAGTACAAGGAAGTGGGCTACCACTATCAGAGGATAACCTACCTAAAAATAGCTATACAGCAGACTCAACTTATACAGGTGTTAGCGATGCTATAACCAAAGCAGCTAGTGCAGGTTCTATTCCATTTACAAAATATAAAAATGAAAACTCTGAGATACAAAATTCAAAAAGTATTGCAGAGGGTAATAAAGGAACTGCAGAGCAAAGTGTACAAGAGCTAGCACGCACCTACTCTGATAAAAGTACCTATACTGCAGAGCAGAAAAACAGAAAGATAGGAGCTAGTAAAAAGTACGCAGCTAAGGAAAGAAGAGTAGCATTAGGAGATCAAGGTGCATCATCGAAGGCAGGTGTTAATTACTGGACAAAGCCATCTATAACAGAAATAGACCAAATAAACAGTATAGACGTAACAACAGCAAAACCAGATGGAGTAGGAGCAGGTAGAGACTTAGCTAAACTGTATTTTGAAATACTACCAGTTGATCCAGAAGCAGCTTCTCAGTTTCTATACTTTAGAGCACATATAGACAATCTTAGCGATGATTATGGAGCAGAGTGGCAAGGACATAGATACGTTGGTAGAGCAGAGGAGTTTTATACTTATGGTGGATTTAACAGAACAATTACGTTAGACTTTAAAATAGCTGCAGCTACAAGAGCTGAGATGAAACCTTTATATAAAAAGATGGTATTTTTAGCATCGACAACAGCTCCAACCTATGGAGGAGTTTATTCTAAATTTATGAGAGGTACATTCACAAAACTTACAGTGGGATCTTACTTGGATCAAATGCCAGGAATAATACAAAGTGTAAAGTACAGCTTAATAGATGGAATGCCTTGGGAAATCGCAATGGGACAGCCAGAAGGAGTAGAACCAGATTCACAAGTACTGCCAATGGGACTACAGTGTAGTGTTACTTTCAAACCAATTCACGACTTTGCACCTCAAACAGGATTGTATCACTATTTTACTAACGGAAAAGAAAATCCAAGGTTTTTCTAACCCAAACATTTTAGTATATTAAATTATGAACAGATATCAAGATATACGAGAAATCAAATCTGCAAAAGGAGTAACACATAAGATAAACACAATCTATCCCGAAGTACCTCCATCAGAAAGTGATTTCTATGTGAGAACAACCGCAGGAGATAGGTACGATATCCTAGCTTCACAGTTTTATGGAGATGCATCGTTATGGTGGATCATTGCAGCAGCAAATACAGCAGAGCAAGCATCCTTAATACCTACACCAGGAATTCAAATAAGAATACCAGGCAACAAGGAGCAAGTAATTCAGTTATACAATAAAATAAACAACGGCAGATAATGGCAGGAGGTATAGGTAGTCCACTTTCAGATAAAGTATTTGAACAGATACAAAGAAGAAAGGAAATTATAGGAAAAGCATCAGGAAAGACTGATAAGGATCAACTATACCTAAATAGTAAGACAGGCTGGGTAAAGATGTCTTCTGGAGTAAATACGATAACTGAGCAAGAAGTTGCTACACTACGAAAAGCAAAAGGTAGAACGACAATAACAGGTAACAGTGAATTAGCAAAAGCAACTGTACTACAAGGAGGATTACTATCACCAAGTGGAAAATTGAGACAAGGTCTTGATTACACAGATTACAGTAGAGCAATAGCAGACACTGATATAGGATCACCAACAACAGCGTACAGCAACAGAAGTGATACGACAGGGTTACGTCCAATGCCAGGTATTACTAGCATGAATGTAAAATCCAAAAATACATACGGAACACTAAGGGAAGCAGATGTGAAGTTGTCGGTATGGACGTTGGAGGATTTTGAATTAATAGAAAAACTGTATCTAAGACCAGGATTCACAATTTTACTTGAGTGGGGACACACCATCTATTTGGATAACGCAGGAAAGGTACAAACAGTTCCTCAAACAGTTTCAGAAGACTTTTTTAGTAGCGGAATAAAAATGGAAAAACTTTTAAGTGAAATTAAAAGTTTACGAGAAAAAAATAGCTACAACTACGAAGCCATGATAGGGTACGTTAAAAACTTTTCATGGAATTACACAAAGAGTGGAGGATATGAATGTACAGTATCCATTATATCAACAGGAGAGATAATAGAATCGATGGGAATGAGATTTGACCCTGCTCAAAGAATTCCAATAGACCAAGTATCTGATCCAGACTCAACTTTAGGAAAGCTTGCAAAAAAAAGTATGTACCATTACTTCTACGAGAGATTGCAGGAGTATACGGACGATACGTTTACCAAGGGAGATGTTAGTGCAACAGCAGCAGATCTAATGAAACCACTACTGGACTTTAGAGGATACTTTCACAAAGTACAGCATGACGATACAGGAATACTTGATGAAGATAGCCCAACACATTGGGTAACTCTACGTACTATTTTTGACATATTCAATAAACACATATCAGTAATAGATTCAACAAAATCTCCTGATGACCCAGACTATGCATATTTAAAATTTAATACAGATTATACAAAATCTTCTAGTTTTGTAACAAGTCCTGAACATTTTTCAATAGATCCAAATGTATGTGCACTTGCAACTGAAGCTGAAGTAGTAGTGCCAAGTATAGACTGGCTTGCAACATTGCTACCACCCGTTGGTGGACTTGGAGGGGGATTAGTAAACGTATACAATGACAGATATGTATTGGATGGAGCGGAGTACACTATTCGAGTTGACTCTATTCACGATAATATAGAACTACCAGAAAGCTCTACAGCAAACGATGTACTTAACATTCTAGTAGCTGTTCCGTTCTTAATAGCTAAGATTGACGAAGTATTGGATGCAGATGGTAAAAGAACAAAAAGTGTGCATGATATCTTCAAGGCTATGCTTGATGGAATTGAAACAGCATTAGGAGGAATAAATGATTTTGACTTCATATACGATGAGGACGAATCGACATACTACCTAGTAGATAGAAATGCAACACCAGCCAATTCATCACAATACCCAGAAATGCCACTAACAGGATTGGACAGCATTTTTACAGGAGTAGAAATTAGTAGTAAGATATCTAATGAAATGGGTTCACAAATCAGTATTGCAGCACAAGGCTCAGCACTGAACTACACAGACAATGTGGAGAATATTATACGATGGAATCCTTCTATAGTAGATAGAATTAGACCGGTAAAGGATACGTCAACAAAACAACCATCACCATCTGAAGAGGATACTAAGCAGACTGAAGAAAAGAGAGAAAGAACTGAAGATTGGTTTGATGATGTAGAAGAGTTTTATGATCTATTTAATGGGGATTGGGAAGGATACGATCAGGAAGATCTTGAAGCAGCAAAGACAATGCATGCAGAGTGGACAGTTGAGAACGTAGCACAGAAGTATAAAGCGATGCAAGGAGAAGCTGTACCAGGACTAATCCCGGTAGAACTTTCACTTAAACTAGATGGACTGGGTGGAATAAAGATAGGAGAAGCTTTTAAAATATCACAGGGAATACTTCCAAGAAACTACCAAGATAAATTTGGATACATAGTAACAGGGTTAGAGCATACGATAGGAGCAGACAACAGATGGGAAACTTCAATATCAACACTATTCTACAACATACAGGGAAGCAAAACATCAGCAAATATTGCAGGAAGTAGTTCATCAAACAAAGCAAGCACTCCTCCACAAAAAAGACCACCTACGGCAAGAAAAGTAGTGGGAGGAAAAACTAGAGTAATTGAAGGAGTAAAATACACCAATGGAGAGATCCCTGATAACAAATTACGATACATAAATAACTGGAGATCCTACAAAGGAGCAATATCAAGTGACGGTGGACGTATTAGATTGTACGACAAAGCATCAAGATCGCTAGACAGCCTACTAGCCGCAGCAACTGCAGCAGGAGTAACATTCAAGATAAACTCAGCATACAGAACAGTTACTGACCAGGAAAGAGTGTATGACCAGAATTGTTCAGGAGGAGTTTGTAAACCACCAACAGCAACCCCAGGTACATCTAATCACGGATTTGGATTAGCTGTCGATTTTGCAAGAGCAGATGGTAAAAAAATGGCAGAAAGTTTTTCTGAATATAAATGGTTAGCTGCAAATGGAGATAAGTATGGATTTAGAAGAATTGCAAGTGAAGCTTGGCATTGGGAATATCAAAATACGTAGGATATGATAAGGGATAAAAAATTAAAACAACAAAGATATCAACCTGAGTTTGCCTGCAAAAAACCAAAATCAACCTCAGGAGGACAGTATGTAGTAAAGAAAACAGGAGAGGAGTATAAAGGAATGTACTTTGAAACCTCAACAGGTAAGTACTATAGTGGAACAAAACCTCAAGACAATGGTGTGGAATTAGAAAAACTTACAGCAAACTACTGGGAAGATCTAATGCCACTAGCATTGATAATACCAGGACTGTTAAGAGGATTATTTAAGCCTAAACCAAAAAAAGGAGATAGCTTGAAGGGAGTAACTAAGAGGTATTTTATTAGAAATAATAGAACCAATAAAATAATCGAAGTAGATAAGCCAACCTACGACCAAGCAAATCAGCAACTAGTCAATCACACATTTGCAACAGTAGACTGGACGATAAAAGGACCAGCTGAAGATAAGATGATTAATGGATATCCGTATGAAGGAGCAGCCACTCGAAATAAAAAAGCAATAGCTGCAATAGAAAAACAAATACCAGGCATATCAACCTTTATCACAGACTACGCACTATTGGTAGAAGAGCCAATTGCTCTAACAGCAAATCAACTATCAACAACGACAACAACAATACAAGATAAAGACACAGTGTTGGAAAATTCTCGAAAGGCAAATTTCGATTTAAGAAAATAACAAATAAGGCTTGCTTTCGCAAGTCTTTTTTTGTATATTGAAATAAAGGTTTTAAGTAAATGTTTTATATAGTTGAATCACAAGATCAGATTGATCGATTAAAGGGTTATGCAAGCCAAGGAGCTTATGTCGAGGTAATTTCTTCCAACGACAACTACCACCCTATTCTCACATACACAGCTGCAGTATACATTCGACCTTTAGAGTGCTTTGAAGGATTTATCATTCCTATAAACCATACCGAAGGATTGAACGTTGACAAAAACTGTGTCTACGACATGCTAAAACAATTTGACACACTTTATACGTATGATAAGAAACAATTGTTGTATCACTTTGTATTACCGGAAGTTCTGGACTTGTCTTTGCTAAATACAATGACAAATTACGATAGAAAAGATCTAGCGAAGACCAACACAACCTACAACTGGTATTACAACAGAATGTCAGAGTATGCAGAGTTAAATACAATCATACCAATAACAAAATTGTATGAAAAGTGTGAAGAAAATTTTAAGCACCTATATCCAATATTGCAATATGCAATACCAAATGGATTTGACTTCTACAACAAAACAGCAACATCAGTATTTTATTTGATAGAGAGATCAGGATTGAGAGTAACTTACCAAGCATTTGTAGATTTATTTAAACCAAATAATCCTGTTTATAATATTGAAGATAACATAGCATATACATCTTACAACCTAAATAACATAACATCAAGACCTACTAATGCTTTCAATTCAATAAATTTTGCAGCAATACCAAAAGCACCAGAATTTAGAAAAGCAATCATTCCTCAAAATGATTATTTTGTAGAATTTGATTTTGATGGATACCATTTAAGATTGTTATGCGAACAAATAGGATATGAGTTGACAGATGAATCTGCACACATTCAGTTGGCAAGATTGTACTTTGGAAAGGATGAGATAACAGAAGAAGAATACGCAAAAGCAAAACAAACAAACTTCCATGCAATTTATGGAAAGATCCCTCCTGAATTTGCCTTCCTAGAAATATTCGAAAAGATCCAGAATTATATAAATGGACTATGGAAGCAATTTAACGAACACGGATACGTACAAGATCCAATATCAGGTAAAAGATTTACACAGCAGTTACCAGAGATGCATCCACAGAAGTTAATGAACTATATGATGCAATCGTTGGAAACTTCAAGAAATATTGTGATATTAAAAGATGTGCTTAGATATCTGCAAGACAAGAAGACAAAAGTAGCACTTTACACATACGATGCTATCGTATTTGATTTCGACAAACGAGATGGTAAACACGTACTGGAGGATCTACAAAACATATTAAATCAGGGAGGAAAATACCCAGTAAAGTTTAAATACAGTACTAATTTAGTTTTATAAAATAAAATCATATTTATAAATGATACAATCACATGTAACGCCAGTAAAGTTCGATTACGATATCGAATACAATTTCAATGCAGCAGATATGAGCAACAAGTTATTCTGTACTTTCTCCTCAGAGGAAAACCTAGAGGAAATACTAAGTACAATAAAGAACAAATACAATATCATCTATAATAAGATTTTTGTCCTATACTCAAAGAGTCAGGATGAATACATATGTACCTATAATGTGGAGTTTGGTAATGTTTCAAACTTTTTAGACAACACTATATTAGTACATAGAAAAAAAGAATCAAATACACTATATACAATCAATTCGTTGAATCGTTTAATCGAATCTCTGAATGGAGGAGTACTTGATACAAATTATAAAGTAAATTGGAATGACTATCAAAACTGCATACTTCTAACAAAAGGAGCAGAACTAAAAAGAGTGAATACAAAACTATTTAGAATAGTGGAATTGTAACACATAAACATAAAGTAAAATGCGGAGAAAGCTACCTAAATGGTAGCTCTCCCCATCTATTAGAGTTAGATCACGGAGTATTAATTTAAAAAAAAATAAAGAAAGGAGTAGTTGTATTTAAGAAAAAAAATTCATATATTATAAAAGTTAGAAGCAAGTAAAACGCAAGAAACAATTAAGCAAGTAAAAAGCAAGTTAAATTAAAAAAAGTAGAAAAATGAATTTAGATCAAATCAAAGCCAAGCTGGCAGGATTAAACAACAACGGTCAAGAAAGAGAGAAAATTGACTATGACAAAATCTTCTGGAAACCAACTAATGGAAAACACAATGTAAGAATTGTACCATCAGTTTACGATCCATCATTCCCATTCAAGGAATTAAAATTTCACTACAACATCGGTAAATTCCCAATGATCGCTTTATCAAACTTCGGTAAGCAAGATCCAATTGAAGAATTTGTAAAAGAACTAAGAAAAACATCTGACAAAGACAATTGGTCATTATCAGGAAAATTGTCACCTAAGACAAGAGTATTCGCTCCAGTAATCGTAAGAGGAGAAGAAGACAAAGGAGTACGTTTATGGTCATTCGGTACAAACATCTACAAAGCATTGTTAGCATTAGCAGAGGATGAAGATATCGGAGATTACACAGACGTAATGAACGGTTACGACATGGTAGTTGAGCAAACACCAGGAAACCCTTATCCAACAACAACAGTTCGTATCAAACCTAAAACTACTGCATTATCTGCAAAGAATGAAGAAGTTGATTTATGGTTAAAAGAACAACCAAACCCAATTGAGTCATTTACTGAGTTTGATTACGAATACATCAAAAAACAATTACAACAGTATCTATCTCCAGGTGAGGAAGTTGCACAAGCACCTGCTGAACCAACAGAGCCTTCTGAACCAGCTGCAGCACCACAACCATCTGCAGTACCAGGAACAGGAATTATGGAAGAGAAAGGGTACAATTTTGAAAATGCAACTGTAGGAAACAAAAGCACAGTTAACAAATTTGACGATTTATTCAACTAAGATAAATGGCAGTTACCAAAAAAAGTGCATCACAAGCCGCTGGAGAGATAATCAAAAGCGGCTTTAGCCTAGACAAGTTCAAAAAGAACAAAGGTTTTAGCAATGCTTCGGTTAAGTTCAAAGAACAGGACTGGATCCCAGTATCGAAGGCATTCCAAGAAATAACATCACTTCCAGGTATCCCAGCAGGACACATTACCCTTCTACGAGGACATTCTGATACAGGTAAGACAACGTTGTTGTTAGAAGCTGCAGTAAATGCACAAAAGAAAGGAGTACTACCTGTATTCATTATTACCGAGATGAAATGGTCATGGCCTCATGCCAAAACTATGGGACTTGAAGTTGAAGAGGTTGTGGATGAAACAACAGGAGAGATTACTGATTATCAAGGATTTTTCTTATACGCAGATAGAGGAACATTGAACACTATCGAGGATGTAGCAGCATACATTTTAGATTTATTAGATGAGCAGAAAAAAGGAAACCTTCCTTATGACTTATGCTTCTTCTGGGATTCAGTAGGATCAGTTCCATGTGAATTATCAGTTAAGTCGAATAAGAATAACAACGAATGGAATGCAGGAGCAATGTCTACTCAATTCGGAAATAATTTGAATCAAAAGATTCTATTATCAAGAAAAGAAGGAAACAAATATACAAATACTTTAGTTGCAATCAACAAAGTGTGGACTATGAAACCTGAGCATCCAATGGGACAACCAAAACTTCAGAACAAAGGAGGGATGGCAATGTGGTATGATGCTACATTAATTATTACTTTTGGAAATATAACAAACCCTGGTACTTCTAAAATTAAAGCAATCGCTAAAGGTAAGGAGTATGAATTTGCTAAGAAGACTAAAGTACAAATTGAAAAGAATCACATCAACGGAATCCAGTCAAGAGGATCAATCGTAATGACACAACACGGTTTCATTGAGGATGAGAAAAAAGCAATCGACAACTATAAGGACACTTACAAAGGGACTTGGGCAAACATTTTAGGATCAGTAGATTTTGAAGTAGCTGTTGAAGCTGAAGTAGGAGAAGATATTAGAGATATTGGATTAAGCGATGAGTAACTATCTAGATCTTCTAAATAACATAGAACGAAAACCTGATAGAAAGCTCAACGATCATGTACTCCTTGTAGATTCCATGAATACGTTCATGAGAAGTTTTGCAATGTTACAATCTGTAAATTCACAGGGCCATCACACTGGTGGCCTTGTTGGATTTTTAAGATCGATAGGATTCTTAATGCGTACGATAGATCCTACAAGAATGATCTGTGTATTTGACGGACCAGGTTCTTCCATCAACAGGAAGAACATGAATGCGGATTACAAAGCAAATCGTAACATAAAAAGGATAACTAATTGGGAAATATTCGATAGTAAGGATGACGAGTATGCATCAATGACAATGCAAATGCATAGATTGGTAGAATACTTACAATGCCTACCTGCAACACTAATATCAGTAGATAAAGTTGAGGCAGATGATATCATTTCGTACATAGCACAGCAATTTGCAGCTGCAGGAAAAAAGGTAACGATAGTATCGTCGGATAAAGATTTCTTACAAATAGTATCACCAAACATCCAGGTATATTCTCCAATTGAGAAAAAGATGTACGGAGTAGATGAGGTGATTGCAAAAGTAGGAACCATTCCAAAGAATTATCTAATTGTAAAAGCACTATTAGGGGACAATTCAGACAACCTAGCAGGAATAAAAGGACTTGGGGATAAAACAATCTTCAAAGAGTTCTCAGACATAAAGCAGGATCCAACATTCTGTTTACAAAATGTTTATGATATTTGTGAACAAAAGTTGCAAACTAAAAAAATATTCGCTAATATTATATATAACTGGGACAGGGTACAACTCAACTACGATATGATGAACATACAGCAACCTAGAGTTACTGATGAAGAAATCGAAGGAGTAAGAGAGAAGTTATCTCAACCAGCACAAACCTTACAGTCAGGACCATTCTTGCACATGCTTGAGATGGATAAAATTGAAGGATTGAATAAAAACGTAGAAGGATGGTTAGAAGTTTTCAGACCACTTACGACGTACAAAAAATAAGAGTTATTAATTAAAAAGTTATAGAAAATTGACAAGCCTAGCAAAATTATCACAGTACGGAAAAGGATTTCAACTAAAGGTGTTAGGAGCACTTTTAACAGATAAGAAGTTCTTACTTAACACCCGAGATTTACTTAGAACAGATTACTTTGATTCAGATGCACATAAGTGGATATTAGAAGCAACAGTAAAGTACTTTGACAAGTACCATACAACGATCTCAATGGAGGCTTTGAAAATAGAGATTCAAAAAGTAGAGAATGACATTTTACAGACAGCAGTTAAGTCTGAACTAAGAGGATGTTACGAATCTACTCAAGAAGATTTAGCATACGTAGTAGAAGAGTTTACAACATTTGCAAAAAACCAAGAACTAAAAACAGCATTACTAAACTCAGCAGACTTATTAAACCAAGGAGACTTTGACGGTATCAGAGGGTTGATCGAAAGAGCAATGAGAGCTGGTATGGATAAAAGTATTGGACACGAGTATAACAAAGATATTGAAAGTAGATACAGAACAGATTACAGACCAACCATTCCAACACCTTGGCCATTACTGAATGAAGGAATTCAAGGAGGATGGGGACCTGGAGATTTGGTAATTGTGTTTGGTAATCCTGGAGGAGGAAAGTCTTGGACAATGGTTGCAGCAGCAGGTCATGCAGTGCAGTTAGGATTTAATGTCAACTACTACACATTAGAATTAGGAGAAGATTATGTAGGGAAGAGATTTGACTGCTACTTCACAGGATACGGAATTGAAGAGGTAAACAAACATCGAGTTGAAGTAGAGAAAATCGTAAACAACCTACCAGGAAAACTAATTGTTAAAGAATACCCACCAAAAGGAGCATCAGTAAACTCAATCAAGTCTCACATACAGAAGTGTATCGACATGGATCATAAACCTGATTTAGTTATTATCGATTACGTTGATTATTTGAAACCACCTTCTAAATCTCGTTTTACAGAAAGAAAAGATGAAATCGACGATGTGTTCATTGCAACAAAAGGATTAGCCAAAGAACTTCAAATACCAATCCTAACACCATCTCAGGTAAACAGAATGGGAGCAAAGGATGATGTTATTGAAGGAGATAAAGCAGCAGGTTCGTACGATAAGATGATGGTAGCTGATATTTGTATATCGTTATCAAGAAAGAAAGAAGACAAAGTTTTAGGTACAGGACGTTTCCATATAATGAAAAATAGATACGGAATGGATGGTATGACCTACGATGCTAAAGTTGATACAAACAACGGACACATTGAACTTTTAGGTAATATGATTCTTGATGATCCTAATGATAAGCCAAGAGGAGGATACAAAGATGTTGCCAATAAGTTCTTTAATTTAGAGAATCCAAAATAGCAATATATAATCTATTTATTTCTACATTGCAAAAATTTTTATAACCATTTTAAAAAAGCGAATATGAGTCTGAAAGACGAACGCATAGTTTACAAGCCCTTTGAGTATCCACAAGCCCACGATTATTGGCTTAAAGCTCACCAAGCACACTGGTTGCACACAGAGGTTCCAATGTCACAAGACGTAACAGATTGGAACTCAAATCTCAAACCACACGAAAAGAATCTTATAGGAGGAATCCTAAAAGGATTTGCACAAACAGAAACAGTAGTGAACGATTACTGGACATCCCTAGTAACAAAATGGTTTAGAAAACCTGAAGTTATTATGATGGCTACCACCTTTGGAGCTTTCGAAACAATCCATGCTGAGGCGTATGCTCTATTAAATGAGCAGTTAGGTTTGGATAATTTTGCAGAATTCTTAGAAGATGAATCAACTGCAGCTAAAATTCAATCTTTAATGGATGTTAGAGATGGTCATGGTAAGGAAACAGACTGGCACGAAGCAGCTAGATCACTTGCTATATTCTCAGCATTTACTGAAGGAGTAAACCTATTTTCTTCTTTTGCGGTATTGTTATCGTTTAAAATGAGAAACAAATTAAAAGGAGTAGGACAAATTGTAGAATGGTCTGTGAGAGATGAATCACTTCACTCAGAAGCAGGATGTTGGTTATTCAGAACTTTAATGGAAGAATATCCAGAATTAAAAACAGAAAAACTTATTAACGATATTAGAGAAGCAGCAACGCTTGCTTTAGAGTTAGAGTTTAATTTTATTGATAAAGTATTTGAAATGGGAGATTTAGAGAACTTATCTAAAGAAGATCTTAAAAACTTTATCAAACACAGAGTAAACACTAAGATGGGAGATTTAGGATTAAAACCATTAATACCTTCAGATCAAATCGATAAAGGAGCTTTGAAACAAATGTTGTGGTTTGATGCTGTAGTAGCAGGTAAACAGCATACAGATTTCTTTGCAAATAGAGTAACAAATTATGCTAAAGGGCATATGGATTGGGACAACGCATTTTAATTTAATTTTATGGGAGTAGATTACAGTACCTGGAAACCAGGTGTAGATTATCCGGAATGGATGAATGAAGTATCTTTGGCTACAATCTCAAACGGGTATTTATTGCCTGATGAGAATCCAAAGAAAGCTTACAAAAGAGTTGCAGATGCAGTAGCAAAAAGATTAGATCGTCCAGATCTAGCAAATAAGTTTTTTAAGTATATGTGGAAAGGTTGGTTAAACTTAGCCTCTCCAGTATTATCAAATACAGGAACTGATAAAGGATTACCAATTTCATGTTTCGGTATAGATACTCCTGATTCAATCAGAGGTATAGGATTAACCAATGCAGAGCTAATGAGACTTACCTCTTTAGGAGGAGGAGTAGGAATTGGACTTGGAAGAGTAAGAGGAAGAGGAGTTAAGATTGGAAACGGAGAAACAGGTCAATCAGAAGGAGTTATTCCTTGGGCTAAGATCTTTGACTCAACTATCATTGCTACAAATCAAGGATCAGTTCGTAGAGGAGCAGCATCTGTAAATTTAGATATTAACCACTTAGACATAAAAGAGTTTTTACGTATTAGAAGACCTCAAGGAGATCCAAACCGTCAATGTTTAAATTTACACCAATGTGTTTCTATTGATGACAAATTCATGCAAAGACTGGAGCACAGAGATCCAGAAGCAATGGAACTATGGGTTGAGATTTTAAAATCAAGAGTTGAGACAGGAGAACCTTATATTATGTTTAAGGATAATGTCAACAACGCTAATCCACCAGCATACGTTAAGAACAATTTAGATGTTACAATGACAAACATCTGTTCAGAGATTGCATTACATACTGACGAAGAGCATTCATTTGTTTGTTGTTTATCTTCTTTGAATTTGACAAGATACGAAGAGTGGAAAGATACTGACTTAGTTGAGACAGCAATCTATTTCTTAGATGGAGTATTAGAAGAATTCCTGATTAAAACAAATGGAAAAGAGTCTATGATTAGATCTCACCGTTCAGCTAAAAAAGGAAGAGCATTAGGATTGGGAGTATTGGGATGGCATTCATTCTTACAAGCAAAAGGAATTCCTTTTACATCTATTGCAGCAACATCTTGGACAAATAAAATCTTTTCTCAGATTAAGAACCAAGCAGAAGATGCTTCTAGAAAATTAGCTGAGGAATATGGAGAACCAGTTTGGTGTAAAGGAACAGGAATGAGAAACACTCACCTTATTGCAATAGCACCTACAGTTTCCAACTCTACAATCTCAGGAGGAGTATCAGCAGGTATTGAACCAATTCCAGCTAACGTTTATACTTTCAATTCATCAAAAGGAACCTTCATTAGAAAGAATCCAGTATTAGAAAGTTACTTAGAAGAAAAAGGACATAACTCAGAAGAAGTATGGCAACAGATTCTTAAAGATAGAGGATCGATTGCAAACCTACCTGAAGATGTAATGCCAGTAGCAGATAAAGAAGTGTTCTTAACATTTGCAGAAATAAACCAATTGGCTTTAGTTGAACAAGCTTCAGTAAGACAGAAGTATGTTGACCAAGCTCAATCATTGAATTTAGCATTCGATCCAAGTGATAGTCCTAAGTTCATAAACCTAGTTCACCAGACAGCTTGGAAACTTGGATTAAAAACGTTATATTATCTAAGAACCGATTCTGTCATAAACGGAGATATTGGAAGTAGAACTTCTGAAGACTGTTTAAGCTGTGATGGATAAAAATTAAAAATATGACACTATTAATTATTTCACTATTTTTAGCAAGTGTAATCTTTCTTCTAACTGTAAAACTAAAAGAGTATGTAGAGGAAGTAGCACAGCTAAAAAAACAAATCGAGGAAACTGCAGCTGCTCATATAATTGAGAAAGCAAAAGTAAAGAAAGATTCAACATTCAGATCCTCAGCAGTTAACTGGGGTAAGACAATTGAACATTTCGTTCCTTTCATGACAAAGTTCCCAGTACCACCGGAAGATGTAGTGTTTCTAGGAATGCCAATTGATTATGTAGGATTTACTCACACAGACAGTAAAACAAAGTGTGAGGTACATTTCATAGAAGTAAAGTCGGGTAATTCGATTTTAATGGGAAAACAGAGAAACATAAAAAAAGCTATCGAAGAAGGAAGAGTACAGTGGCATGAAATCTCAGTTGATTCAAATCGAGCTGAGATAGTAGAAGATTAGCTATTTATAGTAAATGAATATATCAGCCAAAATAATTAAATTAATATACCCTCTACTAATACTAGGGGGTATTTTGTCTTCATACAGTCAGACCTTCAACTATTCAGGGTACATATATGGTACTAAAGAAGTAGGAGTACAAGGAATAGCTGTAAAACTGTATGCTAGGACATCAGGCAATTCAGCTGTAACAGCAGGATCAGAACAATTTGGAGTTACTAATGGATCAACATTTTTAGCTCGAAATGTATTTAATGCTTCTCCAAATAACAGCACAACCTACAACTACATTACCACAAACGCTTTTACAGTAACTACCGCTGCAGGATCAGCAACAATAGCTCCATTTTCATCAAACATACCTGCTAATAGAAATAGAGGAACATCTATACTATATTCTTCTCAAGCGGATGAAGCTTCTGTAGTTATAACATTCCCATCAGGATTTGTTCCTTCATTTTTAGGAAACAATTATACAAGTGGACATATAAACGCGAATTCCTGGTTCACTTTCGGAACAACAAGTAGTAATGGGTATCAAGGAAATGCTACCAATCCCTCAGCACCTACAATTCATATAGGGTCAGTTGATAATAGTTTCTCAGATAATAACATGACTTATGCTTCAACAGAAACCTACACCGATCCTTATTGGGGAGAGGTTTTTAGAATAAGATATGAAGGTAATTCAAAATACTCTCAATCAGGAATTGATACTGTTTGGGATTTGTATTTCATAAAAAATCAACCTACAAAACAATTAGTAGTTTGGAGACAATTTGTAACAGACGGATCCAGTACAAGTATCTCAGGAACACCTGCAGGACCTTGGACTTTAAATACAACTTCAACTACAAATTCTTCAGGGTATTATAATTTCAATACTTCACTAAGTAACACATCGTATGAATTCTACATTCAAATAGATACACCAACATTAACAAATGCTCTAGCTACTACCGATGCTGCTGATGGAAATGTCAAAGTATTAAATGGAGGATTAACATCTTTAGATTATTACAGGTACGATGTTAACAATGCAAACAACATAACTGTATCGGACATCTATTCAGTATTTATGAAAAGGAATGGAGTAATGCCTTCTTATAGTGGAACTTTACCGGTATTAAGAATATTTACTCCAACAGAATTTAATACATTAAAAAACTCAAGTACCGATTTAAGATCCACCTATCCAGGAGTACAGTCTATAACAATAAACAGTCCAACATCAGGAGGCACATCTAACTATTATATAACACGATTAGGATACAGTAATTAGAATATGAAACTAAGTACTTACTATATTAAAAATTTACTGTACATACTCATGCTTATTGTAGGAGGTATTTCCACATCCTATAGTCAAACCTTTACACATTCAGGATATATTTACGGTTCAAACGCTGCGGGAATACCAGGAGCCCAAGTTTATTTATATAGTAGAACAACTCCAACCCTAACAGGATTTACTTCACAAAACAATTACAACGGGCATTCATATTATAGAAGTACGGGTTTAATGACTTGGACAGCTGCAAAAACAGCTTGTGAAAATATGGGAGGGCATTTAGTAACTGTAACAACAGCTGCTGAGAATACATTTATATTTAACTTATGGCCTTCAGGGTGGATAGGATTAACAGATGAAGCTGTAGAAGGAACCTGGAGATGGGTAACAGGAGAAACCTATTCATGGAGTAACTGGAATCCAGGTGAACCTAATAATGCCGGAAATGAAGATTATATTCAATTTGTAGGAGGAGGTAAATGGAATGATTTACCTAACAACTCACTTCCTTATGTATTAGAATTTGAATATATTGTAGGGTATACTTCTTGGACTTTGGCAGCAACAGCAACAACAGATATTACAGGAAGATATTCTTTTTCAACACCAACAAATCCTTCCATAGAATATTACATAACGTTTACTCCACCTACACTACCTACGTTAACAAATACTGATGCTCAAGTTTCAAATAACGTAGTATTAGGATCATTAGCTTTAAAGAGTAGAGACTATTTTAGATTTGATACAAATAGTGATGGAAGACTAACAATATCAGATACTTATTCAATATTTGCAAAAAAGAACGGATTACTAAACTCATTCTCAGCAACACCTCCAGACAGTAGAATATTTACAACATCTCAGTGGAGCACAATTAATACTGGAACAACAAATCTAAAAGCATCCTATCCAGGGGTTCAGTCAATAACCATCAATACACCTGTATCAGGTGGAGTTTCTTCCTTCTATATTACAAGAGTGGGTTATGTTAATTAAAAAGTTTTAATATTTATAATAAGGTATGAGAGTGCATAAGCACCAGGTTTTTGAAAAAAATAATAACTTAAAACAAAAAAAAATGAAAAAATTCTTTTTAGCTTTAGGTTTGGTTCTAGTATCATTAACAGGATTTGCACAAACTACCGCACCTGATGCTACTAAACCTTACTTAATCTTTGACGCAACATACGAGTTGCAACCAGTAGGAGCAGCAACACCAACAGATGTTGCAATTTACTACGACAATGCAGGATCAACAGCAATCAAAGCAGTTCAGTACAGATTCTGGTACGACAAGAACGTATTTGATGCACCTACAGTAACTTATGTAGGATCAGAAACAAACAACTATTTCCAAAACAAAGTAGATGCTACTGAAGGAAATGTAACAGTTACATGGGTTTATACAGGAGCTGATGCTAACTTTAACATTGCAGATGGTCAAATGTTTAACGTAGCATTACCATTCAAATCTTCTTATCAAAATGGAGCAGTTACAGCAATGGCATTCACAGGTACAACTTCTTACCCAGCTTACGGTACTTTAGCAAATGGAACTGATACTACATTAGGATTACATAACTACGGAGGTGCATTCACAGAACCAGTATTTGAATATGCAGCTACATTTAAAAACTCACCAACTAACCCAGCACAAAACATCCCAGTTATATTACAAAAATCATCTGACGGTAATACTTGGGTAGATGTAGCAACTGTTAATACAGATGCAAACGGTGTAGCAAACTTTGATGAATTCTTAGATCAAACATATTGGGATCTTAGAGTAAAAGTAGCTCCAGGATTAGATGCTTCTTCAGCTTTATCAACAGCAGATGCTGATATGATGGCTCAAATAGCAACAGGAGTTCAATCTGCATCAGGAACTAAATTCTATACAGGTAACCCTAACCAAGCAAACGGAATTACAATCTCAGATTCATATACTGTATTCTCTAGACTTGCTCAAGGATTAGCAGCTTATCCAAATAACCCTGACGTATTATTCTTTACAGAAGCTGAATATACTCAAATTGCAGCATCATCTACAGATTTATCAGGAACTATTCCAGGTGTAGCAACATTCTTATCAGCAAATATCAACAATACAACAGCAGCAAATTACTACTTGCTTGTATTAGGAGATGTTAACGGAACAGGATTAAATTAAAATGTTACGCTATATAATCATAGCACTGTTATCAATAAATTCACTTTACTCCCAGGTACAATTTCAAGTGCCTGGGATTACAGTGTCTCCGGCTAATACCATAGATCTACCTGTAGTTATTTTAACAAATGGAAATGGAGTAGGGAGTTTGGAATTTGCTTTAAATTACGATCAAAGCATTTTACAATTCTCAGAAATAATGCTATCGACAAAAGCACAAACCTGGCTAACATATACAATGGATGCAGGTAACGGAAAAGTGAGATGGGGAGGATATGATAAAACACATGGACAGTATACCATAACAAATCCAACCGAATTATTCATATTAAAATTTACAGTATTAGATCCTAACTGGACTCAAACTCCTATAACAATAGGAAGAAAGACAGCTGGAGATGTACAGGGATGGGATATCGCTGTAGCAAGTACAGACGGATATATTAACATGAACAGAAATGCTGCTCCTATAGATGAGGACGGAATACACGGAAGAGCATACCCAGTACCTACAGATGGAATTGTAACAATGGAAATGTCTTTACCAGCAAGTGGTGATTACGAAATTATAGTTTATGATATGGGAGGTAATCTGTTAAGTATAAGAAAAGAACGTTTCGTAAAAGGACCAAATACTACTTACGGAGATTTAACTGCTTACCCAAGCGGTAACTATTTATTAAATATAAGAAGTAACAACTTCGCAAAAACATTTAAAGTAATAAAAAAATAAGCTATGTCAGAAGAAACACAAAACGACGGAACATTTTCAGGATTGAAAAAAACAATCATTGGAACATTAACTACAGTAATTGGTGGAGCAGGTATTTGGGTATCAACAACTTTATTTGGAGGTCACTCTGAAGATAAAGAAGAACCTAAAACAGAACAAGTAGCTCAACCAGCTGCCGCTCCAATTGTGGTAAATGTTTCAAACAACAACACCAACCAACAAAAGCAACAATCAAACAATTCAAATTCTAACAACGTTAAGCAACAAGCACCTCCTGCTCAAGCAGCACCTGCTCCTGCTAAACCAAAAACAGAAGAAGAACCTTGGTAAGATTATTCACAATATTATTTCTAGCTTTCAGTATAGTAGGTTGTGCCCAAAAGGTAGGATCTACTAAAACTGAAGAGTATAAGGCTGATTTCGAAAAGAAGCAGTCTTTAGAAGTTGTATCTGATTATACTGATACCATTCAAATACCAATTCAAATATTAAAGATTGGTATCAATGAAGAGTTGTATGAAATGTATCCTGAACTAAAAGATAAAAGAGTTGGTTTAGGGGTTTCAAATATTGTATTAGAATATTTAGAATCAACAAATAGATTTGTATTTACAGAAGAAAGAAATGAGATAAAACAAAACATGATTGCTCAAGACAAAGCATCAGCAAAAGGAATCTCATCAAATAAAATAGTTGTCAAAGGAAATGTTGTCTTAGCCAGATATTTTGTATATATTGAAGTATATGATTTCTCAGTTGGAGAAGATGAAGAAATAGGAGGCAACGGAATAGAAATAAAACAAAAAACAATAATAGGGTTACAAATAAGATTTGTGGATGCACAAACTGGTGAAATAATTACTGGATCAGGATCCGGTGAAGCAGTTACAGTGAAGAAAGCAAATCTACTAGACGGACTCGACGATACAAAATTCAATCAATCAACAATCGGAGTATCTACCAAAAAGTCATTAGAAACTGCTTCTTCAAGAGTAGTAAGTAAAATGATTAAAAAGGGGATATTTCGTAGTTAATGAAAAAATGGATATTATTATTTTCACTATTTTCAACCCTGACTTCTTGGAGTCAGTACACCTATACCTATACAGACCCTTGTACTCTAACATCAAGGAGTGTATACGTACCAGCTGGTGGAGGAGTGGTAGTAAACTACTTCGACAGTCATAGCACTTTTACAGCCAATGACTTCTCCTCAGGAGTCTTCGATAACTGGATAGCTCAAGTATCTCAGCAAAATTCAAACTCACCATGTGAATCTGTAACTACAGCAATTGTGAATAGCATAACTAATGTAACAGTTGCTAATACACTAACTGTAGTCACAAACGTAATATCAGTAACAAATGTAGCTCAGTCCATAGCAACCATAGGAGGTTCTATGGGAAGTTCAATGACAGCTACAGCAGGAGGCGTAACAAACTCCTCACAAAGTGAAGGAGGTAGTACTAACCAAAACTCAAAAGATGACCAAAAACCAAATTCAAATACATCTACAGGAACGAATACAGGAACTACTGGAACAGGCTCAACAGGTAACCAAAATCAAGGAGGCCAAACCAATCCTAGCTCTACTGGAGGAACACCTTCACAACCTTCATCAGGAACACCTCAACAAGGAGGAGAAACTACAAATCCAGATCAACCAACTTCAACAGGAAGTCCAACGTCTGAGTCATCTGTAGAAGGATCAAGTGGTAGCGGAAATAACTTAGCTAACTCTTTATCAAACTCAGTAGACGGAGGATCAGCTGATGGAGGAAGTACATCAGGAGGTGGAGGAGGAACATCAGGTGGTGGTAAAAAATCAAATACAGCTGCTAAAAGTGTAGGAAGTTTAATTGCTTCCGGAGATGTAGTAGCTATTGCTAATACTGACCAAACTCAAAACTTTAGATTTGTAGGAAGTATAACTCATGCTAATACTAGAGGAACTAGAATTAAAGGAGTATTATTTAACTTCACCTCAGGAGTTAACAATCTTAACGTCACCTTTTATAAATCTTGGATTAACAAATCTAAAAAATTAAACACAGTAGGTGCTCAATCCATTATGATGGATTTTGATAAAAACTTCTTCAGTACAACTACCGTATTAGAATCATATAAAGTAAGTAACAAACTAACAGGAATGTTCGGTATAAACTTCACAGCAGGTAAAATGGGTGAGAGAGCTTTACTAAATATGTCTGCCGTAGGAGGAGCGCATACTACATTTAAAGTAAATGATAGAGTTAGTACAAGTCTACTGGTACTAGGAGTATATTCTCCATTCACTCAATTCTACGAAGGTAAATGGTGGGATGCAGGAATAATAGTAGTACCGTTTAATTCATGGGATTTAAAAATAACTAAAACCTTTAAGTTTAATGTAAGTTTTACAGGAGTATATGAAGCAGGTAAAGAGTTTTTAAATTACCAAATATTAACAGGAGGTAAATTAACATTTTAATTATGAAAAAATTAAATCAATTATTTGAAAGGTTTTACGATAAAGTATCAAATTTCCTTTTTGGAAAATAAAACAGTTTAGTATTATGAAAAAATTATTTTTATTATTAGCATTAGTATTTCTAGTATCAGCTGATACAGCTACTAAAGAATGTTATAAAGTAACAAAAGTATCTTCACAAGTTGAAGCACCGGAAATGAAAAAAGAAAGAGTTGTATTCGGAATTAAACAAATGACTGAAGAAATTTTATCTGAAAAATATGATATATGTGAAGACGGAACTCCGGTTGAAGTAGAAGTACTATCAGTTGAGGCACCTTCCACAAACACATCTTTAGGTCCATTCTCTAAAACTAAAAAAATTACTATTGTAAAATTAAGACTGCTGATAAAAGGAGAAGAGTATTGGGGTCAAGGAGAAGCAAACACTACAGTTCAATCGACTTTCTTAGATTTGAACGACGATAATCTACCATTTAATAAAACATCATTCTCAGGAGCAGTTAAGAAAGCTTTAGTAGAAGCTGTTGGAGAAATGTAAGAAATTTCGTATCTTACAGTATGAAAGATAAACAATACATTCTTACATACAAAAAACACAAATACGAATTAGATCCACAGTATTGGGATGAGACCGACGTTAATAGCAGCAGAGAGTTTCAACTAATGCAGCTCAACTATTGTATACAAGTGGGAGACTTTATCACTTTAGAAAATAGAATAAACAATATGTTGAAGTGGGGAGGTATAAAAAAAGTAGAGAAATAGTTGTATTTCTCAAATAAAATAGTTATATTATATTATAATCAAAAATAAAGGATATGTCTAAAAATTCAGCAAAGAGTACTTATACTCAATTAATGGAATGGATTCCAACCTTAGGAAGAACTACAGTACCTAAGAAAGAACAATCACAAAGTAAATTCAGCAAAGCTGATCACTACAAAAAGCAAGGAGCATATGGCAAAGCAGGTAATTAAGTTCTATGCAAATTGGTGTGGACCATGTAAAGTATATGGACCTACATTTACAAAAGTAAGAAAAGAGTTAGAAGGAGACATTGAGTTCTACGAGATCAATGTAGAAGAAGATACAGAAAACCTATCAGGTCAGTATAAGGTAAGAGGAATTCCTCACACAGTAGTATTGCAGGATGGAGAAATCTTAAAAGCAGAATCAGGAAGACTTTCTGAAGAGCAATTAAAAGCACTAATCTTAAACTAAAATAAATCAAAGTTATGTTAAGAAGACCAGATTCAATCTCACCAACAGACACAATTATTGAAGATACATTAATTGAACCATTCTTTATTGTGAAATCTACAACAGGAGGATATGTTGTGTACGAAAAGGTAACCAAAGGAGAAAATGATAACAAATATTTAAAAACTCACGGATACCCAAGTAACTTCAACAATGCTCTAAGAATGGTGTCAAAGCACCTATTGGACCAATCAAATGACAGACACTACACGTCTATTAAGCAGTACATTGAAACTTTTGAGCAATTACAGCTTAAGATGAGAACCATAACAGCAATTGACTAACCATGGCAGAGACATTACGACATGCACTGGGATTGTGTGGAGATCACTGGCATCCCAGCTTACTTAACGTTTCGGCATTTATAGTAGCAGTAGGAGGAACAATCACATATACTGCAAGCACGGTAAAATTTTACATAAAATCTAAAATTACAAAGTTATGGAAAACAAAGAACTAATTTCATTGTATGATTATTTAGGACATGCTGCAGGAGCTGAATTGGGAAAAAAAGTAGCAGAAGCAGCCGTGAGAGCAAAGCAGCCTATAGGTCAAAGACAAATCTCAAATACGAGATACAAAGGAGTGGTACACTTGTATAGCAAACAATTCTTACAGGAGTACTTTGAAACAGTAAAACAATCACAATGACTGACAAGTAAAACTATGAACGAAGCAAAAAACAGTTTAGTAGCAACAACAGGAACATCCACCATAAATGGAAATTGCGGAACAACAACAACCGGATACCACCAGTCTGTGTTGACTACACCTCTTACAGGGACAGTAGGAATGGGTAATATTAATCCATCAACAAAATTAGAAGTATCATCTGGATTAACCTTATCGGGAAATACAACAATCAATTATTCACATTCAAATCTAATATCAAACAATATGAGACCAACTCAAGCAAAAGTAGCAGTATTCACAATCACAAGAGATGCGGATACAAATGAAATCAATTCAACAACATTCGTAAAAGAATTATGGGTTGAACAAAAAAATGGAACATCAATTGATTTACTAGTTGCAAAACAATTGGACAAAGACTTTGATCCAGAAACTACAGTTATTAAAGTTCTTTCTACAGTATCTTTCTAATGGCACAATACAGAAAGAAACCAGTAGTAATTGAAGCAATTCAATACACCGCACCAATTTACTCTAACATTAGAGATTTTATTGAATCTTTTGGAGATGATCCAAGTGAAATTTTTTTAAAAATTTGGGATGACCCAAACGAACATCGTAATATTTCAAGCATAAGTGGTACATCTCATTTAGCTATCAAAACACTCGAAGGTAACATGAAAATCTCTCATGGAGATTGGATCATTAGAGGAGTACAAGGAGAATATTATCCATGCAAACCAGATATTTTTGAAAAAACTTACGAAAAAGTTGTAGAATAGAAAAACAATTCGTATCTTTAAGTATTATTAACAACAAAAGAAAATAAAAATGAAAAAAGTATTTTTAGCATTAGCTTTAGTAGCAACAGTATTAGTATCTTGTAACAAAGTAAACACAGCTGAAACATCAACAGTAGACTCAACAGCAGTAGCAGTTGACTCAGTTTGTTGTGATTCAACATCAGTGGATACAGCAGTAGATACTACAGTTACAAAGTAATTTACCAATGCTCGCTGTTAATTGAGAAGTAGAGTGTATTAATTTCCGAACAAGGGTTTATAGTAGGAAGACGTCACTTATTGCACTCAATCAGAAACCCTGAAAGACCAAGGTTGGTAAAAATTAAAAACTACTTGAGTAAGCGGGAGTGGTCAATCAACAACCCGAAGAAGGTACAGGTAAATTTATATGAGAAATGGATAGGGGAGCCAAAATATAGTAAGTACCAAGTTAGTGTGTTTTTTCAAGGATTGAATAGTTTTTAACACTAGCGAAATAGTCAAGACTATAAGGATGGACTGCTCAGCAGCATCGGGACTTATGTCTGTGGGTTCGAGTCCCACCTTGACTACGATTGCCAACACGTATGGTCAATGTGTTAAAATTGTCGTGTAACAAGACCCGTAAAAAAATGAGGCAACGACTGGAAGGAAAGTCCACAACTAAACCTACTTTTGTACTTTTGTAAGGAAAAGTTAATCTTTTTTTAGGCGAGATTCCTTGGTTTTTAGATTTAAACTAACAAACTTAAAACTAAAACCAGTCAGGTGGTGGAATTGGTTAGACGCTAAAAAAGATAATGTTATAGAGCATACAAGGTTGAGGTATTCAGATACCAATATGGACTAGGAAAATATAACTATAACGTACAGGTTCGAGTCCTGTCCTGACTACAAAATTAAACTACTGTTCTTTGAAATAAAAATTATAAATTATGGAACAAATTTTAGCATTTGTTTTAGGGGTTGGTATAGCTCTCCTTGGATGGGGAGTTGTGGTAGCGTTTAGAACAGCAAGCAAAGTAACAAAGCAAGAAAAAGAGTTAACTGAAATACAAAACTGGATTTCAAGAAACGATGAATTAGTAAATCGTAGAATTGATCAAGAAGTTGATCGAGTAAACAAACTATACTCAGACTGTATTTCATATACAGACTCCAGAGTAGATAAGTTAGAACAAAAACTAACAAGCACACCAAAAGAAATTTTAAAAGGATAAATTAATCCAAAGAACAGTAGTTGTTTTTTAAAATAAAAGTTCGTATATTTATAATATATAAAAACACAAATAAAAATAATTTAAAATAAATTCAATAGACTGTTGTCTTGGAATTAAAAAAGTAGTATATTTATATATACAATAACAGCAAATATGAAAGCAGTTCAAAACATACAACAATTAAATCACACAGCGCAGAGAGCCATTAGTATATGGTCGGATTCGTTATGTGGAGATGTTGTTCTTGGCTTTACGTATAATAACGAACCGAAACAAGGAGGTACCGAGGTATGATATAAATTATTTATACATATAAATTCTAATAAGAAGCTCGGATCAAATAAAAAAGATTCGAGTTTTTTTTTAAAATAAATTAAAAAAAAGTTGCACCGTAAGAGAAAAAGGAGTATCTTTAGGTATAGAAATAAAGGGGCGGTGGTAAATGGTAAAGCACCGGAGGCATTCGGGATGGGGTTCGAGTCCTCAAAGTAGCCGGCAGGTGAAAAAGTATGGTACTATTGTAGGTTCGAGTCCTACCTGCTCCACAAAAGAGTTCATTGACATATTGGATAAAGCATAGGGAAGGCATCCGGCTGGATCAGGAGCCACTCTTGAAAAGTGGTAGCAGGTAGTACTGTTGTGGGTTCGAGTCCCACGTCTTCCTCAATATTGGCTTATAGTGTAACGGTTAGCACAAAACACTTTGACTGTTTTAGTCTAGGTTCGAATCCTAGTAAGCCAACAAATAATTGTAAGTAATGAAAGCCCATCCCAACACCTGATCAGTTAGTAGGACGGTTAGTAAAGAAAGCATTATCAGTAAGTAGTGGAGAAATCCATATGGAGAAAACGATGCAAGACATGAGTACAGGGAATCAGCCCGATGGCTTTGCTTACGAATATTATAGTAGTTTTGAGATGGGCGAATTCTACTTTAAAAAAATAATCCCTTCACCACTGGTAGTAGAGGAGTCCGGTTTATCTCGCTGGCCTTGGACGCTAGAGCACGCAGGTTCGAATCCTGCCTACCAGACTGCGAGAGATTGTTACTAATTCATAGACCTGCGCTCAGGAGCATAGAATTAGATTTTTGCCTTCGAAGCTCATGTGGACGGGCACTCCGCTTTTAACGGAGGGGTAGATGGTTCGAGGCCATCCGGGGGTACAAAAGAGATACACGGACCATTCCTAACTCTATAAAATGGGTCCATCTTTGCCTCGTTGGCGTAATGGTAGCGTATTTGTTTTACATGCAAAGGGCGATAGTTCGATTCTATCACGAGGTACAAAAATGGGGATGATAGGCGATATCTAGCGGCAATTGGATATCCAGGTTCATAGCCATACTGTGAAATTTAGGTTTTGCCGAACTTATTAAGTAATAGTTTCGTTAATAGTGTAGTGGAAGCACGGCTGGCGCGAAGCTGGCAGGGTAGGGTTCGAAACCCGTTAATGAGCAAATTGGGATGCTTCAGTCACTGGTGTGATAAGCGGTCTGTAAAATCGTTGCTGTAAGAAGCGTGTGGTTCGATTCCACAGTATCCCACTGAGAGGGGAGGTATGGGTTCGAGTCCCATCCGGGTCATTCGTGGCGCGGTAGTATAATTGGCAGTAACGCTCACTGGGGCCTTTTGTATAGCTGGTGCGTACGCTAGTCTGAAGAACTAGAGGAACAGGTTCGATTCCTGTAGGGCCCACAGAATGTGGAATAACATCGGTCCCGTATGCCATGGCTTGTATACGAGTAACGGGACGCATAAGGATCTTTAGCTCAGAGGCAGAGCGGCAGGTTGTTAGTCTGCGGGTCGGGATTTCGAAATTCCCAGGGTCCTCAAATTGCTCTATCGTATAAAGGTTATTACGGATGACTGTTAATCATCTTATCTAGGTTCGAGTCCTAGTGGGGCAGCAAAGCTACTGAGATTGAATGATACGAGCCTTGAAAGTTCGAAAGGAGTCAGGCGGTAGTTTAAACAGGTACTTAGCTCAATAGGTTAGAGCACTCGCCTGATACGTGAGAGGTTATAGGTTCGATTCCTATAGTACCTACAAAATGATTGTA